GCATCTACTATGATGTATTCGTGGTCTACATCACCATGAACTAATGTCTCTGCTGCAAAGGTAGGTGAATTAGAGTCATCGTTAGAATAAAGCATTCTTGTAGCAACAGTTCCCGCCACTCTAAATGCAGTTTTGTTAATCTGAGTGGTAGTAGACGCAAGTGCAACTCGTAGGCTATCACTTTCTCTTGGTGGGTTCATGGTAATTTGATTATCCATCCACGAACCGCCGGGGTGATTACCGTTATCCATGTGCCAACACAAGTCTGCATTCTTTACCATACCACCACCATAGAACATGGCATGGCGACTTGGTTGTGTAACAGCATAGGCTTTAGCAACATCATCTGAAAAATTACTTGCTGTAGTGTAGAAATTAAATGCTTGGTGTGTAAATGAGTTACCATAGTTTCGCCCAGTTTCAGGTCGCTCTCTCAAAAATACAGTGTCGGGTATACCGACTGGTGCTTCCCAGTTTAGCACTTGACGATAGTGGAAACGGTGTTTAGCCAATTGCGTAGCAGCACGCTCAGGCATATACTCACCTGTGCTATTTTGAATGTGATTTGGTAAGAACGGTCTACTACTCGTCATGTTAGGAACTTTTGACCATGTATTACCAGTGCTTATGGCGTGACCCGGATGCGGCTCAAAGGTGTTAATTGGAGACGCTACCTCTCGTGTGAGTGGGAATGCTTGCCCCGGCCCGAAGATAATGTAGGTTGTCTTGTTTTCTATACCATCACGATGGTCGTTATACCGAGCAGTAGGATGTGCGAACCGCACTACCATAGGAGATGGCACTTGCATGTGAACTCCAGCAGTATATGGAGCAGCATCAGGATGTATGTTGCTTGGAGTATGTGCTCCACGCTTGATGTCAGAAGACAATATGTTATCCTTGTTGTAAACTGGTGGATTGATACTACCACGATGCTGGTTTAAGAGAGCAGTAGCGGGGAAAAAGGCCATGATAGCGTTACAGTCTAAGGTAGAGAATGACGACAGAATCTCATTAGCATTTTGAATACCTGCTGAACCTGTTGGCCCATTAGCGTATGGGTGAGTGTTATGCTCAGAGTAATCGTTTTTAGTTCCGTCATTGATGTCTATTGTAGCACCACTAAAGCCACCACCAAAGTAAAGTGGCACATAATTGTCAGGGCTATCACGAGCGCCTGTAAAGTGTATGATTGGTTGAGAATGAACGCTACCCAAAGAGCGCTTACCCGCAAACAAATACGCTTTTTTATCAGCGTATTTTTGGATAATAAGTGTCTCGCTTGGGTTTGATGAAGGCCAGTCTTCACTTCTTAAGTTTGCATCGGTAAGTTGTTTGAATGTTCTTTCCGAAACATAGCCACCGGAGTTTAGATTTTGACTTTCTACAATCGCCGTTTCCATACCGTAAGTGATAGGTGTTCTGTTTCCGAAAGAGTCTATTCGTGTGTAGTCGTAACTTTGTCCGTTTTCGTTGTGAACAACTGTAGTCTCATAGCCAGCGGGTTTACAAAAATGCCATATTTCTTTAGTGGTATGAGTAAACATCATAGAAGAAGAATGAATGTTACTCATGTGAAGTGTAGGATTGTCAAGATTTGGTAGAATTAAGTCACCGCTATTTTCAGTAAAGTTTTCACCAATTAAGTTCTTACGCCATGTCTCGGTATCAATTGGGTTATTTTCAGAATCTACAATGTTAGGTGTAGCGCTGTTAGCGTTGAACCCTTTTCCTTTAGTAGCAATTTGTAAAACAGTAGAAGGGATGTAACCACAGGCTACACTTCTACCATCTTCAATCAAATCATCACTTACTGGTCGTGTGCCATCTCCACTTATCACTACGCCATTGTTTGTGTATGCTACGCTTTGGACTTCTCCATATTCAATGTGACTTGCTTTGATTCCCATATCTTGAGATAATGAGGCGGAGAAGAAATCCGATATTGGTTGAATGTTGTTTTTAGTGTTGTAAGCACGAACTTTAATTGACTCTTCTGTAAGACCCCATTCTCCAAATGTTTTACCGTCTGAGGCATACATCTCAGTGCAATCAAAGAAATGGCCTTCGGGCTTGTTAGGGTCTGATAAATTGATAGCAAACTCAGTAACAGCGGCCATCAACTCGTCTGTTACGAGAGTAGTCCAGTTAGCAACAGGGGTGATGAGCGCCGATGTAGCCTCAGTTGTTTCACCTACTATGAAAGTTCCACGCTCAATTTTTGGTGCAGTGTTGCTGTGAGTGTGAATACGATGTTTTGAAATGTATGTATCTCCAGTTACTCCATGAAATACATGAGTCCCGGTAATGTCATTTTTTGTTCGGTGGGTGTAACTAAGCATGTTACCCCAGTTACCCATGAGAGGAGTATCAAGTGTAAACTCAGCATTTACACCACCCGCACTTGTTACTGACAAGGTTTCACCATGGAGGTAACCTCCTTCACCAAGAGATGTGATTGTAACCGCTGTTACAATAGCGTTAGAAGCATGAGTAGTTACTAACAAAGTCATCCCGCTACCACTACCACCCACAGCAGTTCCCGCAACATTTGTTTGATTGGGTGTGTAACCAGTCCCACCTGCTGTGACAGTAGCAGTTCCCATATCGTTGTAAGGGTCGGAAAGATGAATGACACCGTTCTCAGCGGGGAAACCCATGTAACCCAAAACATCGTGATGAGGACATGCATCGTAAGGAGCATACGGGGTAACAGTCAGTGTCTGAGCACTTCGGTCATAGACTACATCCGTGTTGTAAGAAGCGTTAGGAGCAGGTGCGCCTCTCCATAGGTTACCTTGCCAGTTAGCCAATGCTGCGTTATCAGGTATACCGGGGAATCTACCTGTAGGGTCGCTGATACCATGCATGTGTTTTCCTATGGTGAATCCGCCCTGAGTGCAGTCTTTGTGATTAAAGAAAATTGCTATTTCATTGTCAAGAGTTTGAGGTAAGTTGGTGTTGTCTAAAGTGAAATCTTCACCCATATTTTTGTAAATATACCTGATACCATGTGCCTCTCCTCTGTGGTCTTTGAGTTGTAGACCATAAATTGAAGATTCTCCTATGTTATCGGGGAATGTGTCTTTTGTAGGCACATGACCAGTGTATGTAGACGGTGGTTCTGTGTATGAAATCTTAGTCAGTTTTCCATAATCACTTGTAAAGCGAGTATCTCCTTTTCTACCAAAGCCCCAGTTACCAGCATCGGGGGCAAAACCCGGAATACCTGCTGAAACTATTCCACCAAAGTTCATTCTCGCTATAGCGTGTGTTCCTGTTCGTAGACCTTGAGTAAAAGAACTATTGTGACCTTTAATCTCTAAAGATTCTGTGTTTAGGGTATTGTGTGATTGACCTGCACCACTCATAGCCGATACTGCTCTTAGTTTTGGTGTGATTGAATTGCTATCATTATTCGCAAAATCGGCAACTGACACCACTCTTTGAGTAGATTCGTCGGGGAATGTATACTGGTTAAGAGATGTAATAGGTGCAAAAGGTCTACCGTGTTTATTCAACGGCATAGGTGCAGGGTGCATGTTTTCTCCGCTAAGTTCGTTAGGCATACACCAAAATGTTCTGAAGCGCCCACCGTGACCAATAAGGAACTCAGGTTTGTAAGGCACTTGTCCCTTACTGTTGTCTAACCAAACAGCGAAGTTACGACCAGTAGCACCCGGAACTGTGCTGTGAATAATAATTGAGAACCCTTCTTCGTTACCATCAGCGTCTTGAACAACTCTACCTATGTGAGCACGAACATATCCCATGTGTGTTCCTTTGTCATGTGAAGCGAAGGCTTTGTCTTCATCCCACCATACAGCAGGGTCATGCGTTGAACCAGTTGCTGCAAAATCAGATTCACCAACTACTCTTACTGGGTATTGCTTATTGTTTCTCGCAGAGTGTGTGCGCCCTTTCTTTGCACCCGCTTGGTTAATCATTCTCACTACTTCATTAGCAGCCGCTTCTACATTTGTAATACCATCTTTTACAGCAACTTCACCGAGGTCAATAGTTAATCTACGAGTAAAGTCCATCTGATTCCAATGAGGTAGATGTTTTAATCTTGTTTCATCATGTGATGATAAGTCAAGAGTCTCAGAGCGTATACCCTTTAACGCAAGGAAAGCGGGTATTACACGAGTTCCATCAGGAGTATCAAACAATGTAGATATTTCTTCATTGGTGTTGTTAATGGCTAAAGCAAAACTACCAAGCCCGTCACCACCTACTGTTGCGGTAGCAGTAGGTAAAACATTGATACCTCTGTCACCGATAAAGATTGTATCTCCGTTTTTATACAGACTGTCTCCCTGACGATTTACTGTGGCACTCGCAACTGCGTTACCGCTTATTGTTACATTTACGGTCATACCGCTACCTTTACCGTCAGTAGTTGTTCTTACATTCCTGAAATCACCGTTATTGTATGTAGCCCCACCTGCTTTAAGAGTCAGAACCTTTGGTAATTTTACACGATGCTGCATTAAAGCCTTAACCAATTCGTTGTTAGAAGAAAACAACTTTCTTGTTTGCTGATGAACTTTGTTAGCATAGTAAGGAATCACTGTAGCGTTGTTTGTTCTTGAAAGAAGGCTGTCACCTATGCTTCTTTTCTTAGCCAAAGGCCCACCAGTGTGATAACCAGTATGAATAAAATGTCCGTGTGCTTTACCATATATCATGCTTTGACTCATAGCAGTGAGTGTGTTGATTAGAGATGTATCAGTGGTAAATACCTGCATTACACAATCATTGTTACCACCGCCAATACGAACTAAAGATGGCGCATTTGTTCTTGAGTTTTTGTAACCACTACCACCCGCAGTAACTGTTACTGTGTGTATTTGGCCTTGAGTAGTGCTGATAGTTACTACAAGACCACTTGCGCCGGGACTTGAGATACTTGTAGTAGCGACCCCCGTAGTTGTGCCTGATGGGTAACCAGTTCCTTGTTGTCGCAGCATTATGTTGTTACCACCTAATGGTTCAATTCTTGTTACTATTCCTTTGACTGGCTCTAACATTTCATTTGCCATACTGTTGGCTAAGTTGTGTGCGTAAGCACTCTCCATGAAGTTAGAGTGTTGATTACTTCTGATGTATTTGTTCTGCGAAGGGAAACCGTTTGCTACATCTATTTGAGTAATGTATGGGTTTTGAGCACCACCGTTGTATTTGATTGAATAATTACCCAAATCAATTTCATCGCTACCATCTGCTATATTTTGAGAAGTAGACAATCTTTCAAATCCAAGTTCAGCAACTTTAGCAGAAGTTTGAACTTGCATGTGAATATCTTGGAATGCAATAAACTCACGGTCATGTGCCACATCATAGAGAAGCACACGAGCGTGTCCCTCTGTGGCGAGATACGGGTCAAGGTAGGCGACTTTAGGTGGAGAAGAAATACCAAGGTTTGTGTAATTCAGTTCAATTGTTTTATTGACATGTTGAACAAAGTTGCGAGCAGTCTCTATACATGAATCTCCAATCAAGAAGTTTTCAAGTGGTATTGAGTCACGAGGATTGTCATTTAACAAACCTTTACCACCGTTAAATCCACGCCACACTAAAGCCTCGTTAAACACACCTCTACTCTTAGCGAATAATCCCTGAACAGCGTGTGGGTTGTTGTAAGTCATGTTTGACCAAACTGTGTCACCACTTCGTAAACCACCTTGAGCAAATGGATATACCCAAGTTCTGTTTAATAAAGCAGCATCGTCATTCTTCATAATGTCTTGACAACCGACTCTTAGGAAAACATTGATGTCAGCACTACCTGCTGCATTTGAAAGAGCGTCATCAAACGCTGTTTGATTATCGGCTGGAATGGCTGATTCAAGATAAATCCAAGAATCCGCTGTCGCATCGGCTGGATTGAAATGAACTGCGTTCTCTTGAATATCGGTTACTTGACCTAACAAAATAGAGCGAATAGAGTCACTTGTCCCACGACACTCTTCGGCGTAAACATAATCTCCAACTTGAAGATTCAAATGAAGAGTGTTTGCTTGAACAAGTTCACTTCTTGTAGTAGTTGTTATTGTGAACGCTGTTGTGTTTTGTCTTTGGGTAATTTTCCAAGAAGCAGAGTAGTGAAGAGGTCTTGCTGAGTTTGACAAATTAAGATTGTCATTCAAGGCTATGTTGTATTTATCTGATGCAAAATGAGTATCAAAACCCTTTGACACTAATACAGCCTGTTCCCCCTTCAATGTAGCGTTTTTAAGGTATGATGGGGTGGTTGAACTTTCTTTAGTCCTAACAATAATACTTGATAAACTGTCATCAGCAGCGATACCCCCTCCGACTTTAACTCTGTTACCTTCTCCGAAGAAGACAAAGGTATTACCCGCTGCTTCTAAAGTGTAATGAGCATGACCTATCTCCCAAGTATACAAGGCAGCATTAACAAACGAAGGTGGATTATCTACATTTGGGAACAATTCTACATCTTCTTGACTCATGATTAAGTGAGCGTAACCTGTGTAAACAGAACCATTCATAATAGGTTCAACATTGAGAATAGTCCCACTGGCTCTGCGGGTTTGTGTTTTTGCTGCGTGAGGATTAGAAAGAGGCCCAGCCTTGAACTCTACAGCACTCACATATTGTCGTAGTCCGTAGTCAATGTTACCACCTTGCGTTTTCACACTCGCTTGGTCATAGTAATACTCGCTTCTGTCTTCAAAGTCAGCAGCGGAGTTAAGAGCGTCACCCTTTAGAGGAACTAAAACTTCTGAGTCGTATGCATTACCAATTAAAAGTGGTAGACCAATACCGTTATCTGTAATTTCACTAACAAAGTTTTCAGAAACAAAAGATGTTTGTTTTACTACATTCAGATACCCGTCTACAGTTGGGTCGTTAGAGTAAATACACCACTCTCCCGAAGGTAAGAATGCCCTACGATACAACACTACATTATCTACATTGAAGTAAACAGCCCCAGTAGTTACACCAGCGGGGAAAACTTTTGGATTGCTTACATAAACTTTGTAAGCAGCATTGGTAGTTTCAAAATTGACAATGTTAGATTGATTGTTTTTGTTATCAGTAAGGATGCTCTTAGCATAAGCACCAAATGCACTTCTATCTGCTGGAGGCAGGTCTTGGTATCTACGACCAACTGGAGAAGGATTCCATGTATGAGCCGTCATAGTAGGGTCAATGTGTAGTTTCAAAGAATTGTCGGGGCTGGGGTAACTGTTCTCAAACTTGTTAGCAAAGAACTGTCCTTTGAAGAGAGGGATTTCAACTAACGCACGAGTAGAAGCAAACTGAGTGCCAAGTTGATAATCATGTGATACATTGTCCATTGATTGAAACATTCTGTCATTCACAGTGCTGCCATCTAATTGTAGGTTTTCTACAAAGAAGTGACCGTCTCCCATGATTACTTCACCAAGAGGAAAGTCTTGATTTTGTGTCCCAGTGAGAGCGTTAGCATTGGTGCAAAGACCACTACCAACAACCCACTCTTGGAATGTAGTCACTACTGTGTTGTTTGGTAGTATGTATCTTCTTGTTGAAAGGTTAGAATCTACAAAATTAAAGCAAACACCAGTTTTACTATTGTATTCTGCGTTTGCTCCATTTTTAAGATATATACGCCCGATTTCAGGGAATGGATATGTCCCCCAACTTTTCAAATCTTCAGACTCGTTGTTTAGAGGCGATACTTCAATAAATTGAGTATTGTTAATTGAGTTCCTATCTACTCTTATCTTGGTAGCAAGACATGAGAATCCTCTACGAGTGCTATATGGTAGGTGTGCCAGTGTGCTGCGGTCAAAAGAAGGTTTAGTGTCAAATGCTCCTTGGCCCACGCCACCGAGCGTTACACTCACCACAGGGGCGTTAGGGTCTATTTCTTTGACTACATGCGAGTCAGGGCTACCTGAGCCTAATTCATTGATGCTACGGGTTGCTGCTACATCAGAAAGTCCTACGCAGTTTACTGCTGTAAAACGACCTTCATCGCTTTCAACTTCTTCTACGCCACGCAATTTTGTGCGACCCATCAAGAACATTACACAGGCGATATTGCTCTCTTCTCTGTCTTTGGTAGAGTAAACATATTGCAGTTGGTTTGTTCTTCTTCTGTCAGAGGGTTGAACATAGAAACGGTGATTAGAACTTAGTTGATTTGAAACTTCAACATTGTCAATGATGTCAAAGAACTCATGTATAGCAGAGGCTGAAGAAGTGATACCCTCGTCAAATTGCCCCGCACTTGGGCTACCCTGAACTTTATGCGGAACTCTACGAGCAAACTCTTCTGTGATGTTAGCCCCGCCCTTAACCTCTACTCTCTCCATAAAGAGGCGATGAAATACTGAGTCGTGGTCGGCTTTTGATGTATGAGAAGCATTGACATTCTGTGGTGTGTTATTACCAATATCACCAGTGGCTGTAAAGTTTTGAGGCGTGAGTCGCTCATCTAATTCAACATCAGCCTCAAATCCTTCGCTGTTGTCACCGACGAGGGAGTGACTGAAATTAACTGAGCCTAAGTTTCCTTCTTTTGATTTACCAACATCTATGTAACCACCAGCGGCGTAAAGTGTTGCGTTACCAGCAGCAACATCAGTTGCTATGTCATCGTAAACATACCCACCGCCTGAAACAGAAACATTACTCGCTGGGACTGTTTTTTCCACCATAAGCATAGGTGAAGTTTTACTCATTGAAGCACCTGTAAAATCTATAGCGTTGTAGTGAACTTCAACATAAGGAGCAAGCCCACGAGTAGCGAGAGTAGGGACATGTAACAACGCTACTCTACTCTTACTGGATGGGTGTAGGTGAAACTTGCGAAGGTTAGAATCAATAGCATCTAATGTCAAAGGTGCTGGCCCTTTGAGAAGGAATGGGAATGGGTCAAAATCAGCAGCACTTGTGCTCACCCCACCAATGGATATGAGTTTTCTACTCGCACCACTAAGTCCGTTGTTTACAACTTCATGAACAGCGCTTGAGTTCACCACATCAGTGATTTCAAATTGTGCCACATCACGGTAGTAATCTACTCTTGAGTTAATTGGGAATAAATCTTTGATTCCTCTTGTTCTTTCGTCATACATTAAGGTTAGAATATCCGAGTTACCAGCCTGTTGGTCAAGTCCTTCTTCATTAGCACGAGGCATGTTTCTCAAGTAATGGTGACCATCAACATGGTTCAGTATGTGACGACCCGAATGACCTACTTGAAACGACTCATCTAAGTCTGTAGGCCACACTACAGCGAATGGGTTTTCTGTATCAACAGTGGTTGTAGCCATGCGACTGGAATACACCATAGCATGTTGCTCAAACTTACCTTCGTCAATTAACATTTGACCTGCTCTATCAATCAGTTGTGTAGCAAGATGAGGAGGTTGGTAAGGCCGACCTGTGCCGTTTTCAATTAAAGAGTCAGCCGAGATAACTACAAACGAGTTTGCCCCGTTCCCTGCGATGTGAGTTGAATGAAGAATAGGGCGCAGTCCGTTTACATTGGTAGTTGTTTTGAAATCTAAGTGGACACTTGACACCAATAATTTACCATTGTTGATGTCTATGCTATGAAGCCTCACACGCTCAGGTGGTTTTTGATTAGGCTTCTTAGTGGTCTGATTGATTGAGCCGGGGTTAATGAGGAGATTGTAAGGAACATGAGGAACGAGATGGTTTTGTGTAGTGCCGGGGTTTGTGTATCGGTCAATAACTGAATACACACCAGTGGAGTAAGGAGAGACTGTAAAATCAACAGAACTGTCTGTGACCGTTTTCCCAGTCAAAGAGTTAGCCAAAGCCTGTGCGTTAGTAGACCCAATAACAAGGGCAGTGAGATTGCTCTCTGCTGAGGTGCTGGTAATAGTGTAGACATCTTTCAACGGAGTCACTGGTTCTTCAAACCTAAACAGAGAGATTGTATTATCTCCCGCTAACGCAGGGTTACGAGACTTCATTTCATTATTGAACTGAGCAGTAACATGAATGCATTCAATGATACCTCTAAAGTCGCCACCTTTACCTCCAATGAAAACATGTGAGTTATTTTTAGTCAGTTTAGCATCAGAGGGAATCATTTGCTGTGCAACTAAATCCCCGTTTACATAGATTTGAACACTACCTTTGTTTAGACCAACAACAATGTGATACAAGGGTCTTTGACTAAGTGATAACGATGTTGCTTTATCTTTACCAGCATCAAAGCGGTTATACGAATCATCTAACCCACCAAATGTGTTCACTGGATATACATGACCATCGTAGTTGTTTGTCTCAGGTAGGGCTGTTCGTAGCAATACTTTCATCTTACCAACAGAGGAGTCTATGTTTGCTTCAAACTCAATTGGGCCGGGAGTGTCTACAGTCCCCATGCTCAGTTTGAATTGACCCTCTTTCATGAGAATCACGCCACCACAGTCAGGGACTACCCATGCTTCTATTCCGAGGCCACCACCCAAAGCGTCAGCGATAACACCGTCACCGTAGTTTGTAGATATAACATCAGAAGAACTCTTGTGAGTATCATCGTAGTCTTGTCCAATTCTACTGAAACTACCTTGGGGGATAATTACACCATCGCTTACACCATCAAACAGCAAAGCGTGGTTGGATTGTAACATGATAGGCATTTTTTCACCTCAAATAATCATGTCAATTGGTGCAAAGACCATTTGGTATGTGTAGTGCTGCTCTCCAGCGTTGTAGCCAATGTCCAACTTTTGAATAGTGCCTTGAATACCCGTTGTGTCGTCACCAGTGTCAAACTCTACATTAGCATCGCGCTCGTTAAAATCAGATATTTTATCATTTGTTGATTTGAAAATACCTGTGCGTATCAAAAAGTTACGAATAGCATACTTTTTACCATTGTCAGCAGTAATCATTGAGTTATAGGGAATCTGTATTCCAATAGGATAATCACCGTTGAACATGCTCTTCATACCTAAAAGTAATCCAGCACCACCACCCGCACCAGCACCTGCTGCTAAAGCACCAGCAGCAGCACCACCTGTTGCAGCGGTGACAGCAACAGCAGCAGCACCCATTATTGCTCCTACTATTATAGCAGCAGTGCCTCGGTCTGTGTTGTGTAGAATCCCATACAAGTCTTGCACTTTGTCTCCACCCGACTTTGGACTGCTGGTAGAGGCACTTGAGCCTCCTGTGAAAGACAGATGATAAGGGTTGTAAGACGAACTGTTAGTAAAAAATACAGTGTCAAGCCTTGTCATTTTACCAGTGGTGGTTTGTGTGAGTGTGAGTTTTGAAGAGCCAGCAGCGGGGACAAACTCTGATGTAGACGCTACGGCTGAGATAGAAGAATTAAGATGACTTGCACCTAACGCTGTAACAACAGACGCTGCCATTTGAGCAGGGGTAAGGTAGTTAGTAGGATGTATGAAAATTGTTGTAGTCCCACTATCTGTGTTTACATTTGAAACACCCGGATTTGAGTAATCTAAAGATGCCGATGATGAAAGGTCATTGGTAGCAAAATAGATTATTTTGTTTGAGTTATCATGTTTATCAAGTAATGTGAGTTTTGAAGCACCAGTGGCGAGGTTTTCAAATATAGAGTTTGGCACTTGAGTAAACTTTCCAACTGATGATAAGTCAGAGTGATTGACAGCAAAATCTATTTGTGCGTTTGCACCAGTAGCCGCTGTGTTTCTTCTATTCACATCATCATCGGTAAAGATACCTTCAATGACAATAGTAGAATTAACCATGTTCAAATCAATCCCCATTCTTTTTCCACCCATAATAGGTAAAGGCATACCACCCACTTTACGCTCTACACTGAGAGCAATAGAAAGAGCCTGAAGTTCCATCGGAGGGAAAACATCAGCACCAAGACCGAATATCCCATTAAGATGACCAGCATCAAAGTGAAGGCGAATAGGTGTTCCGTAGCCGTCACTCATCTACCCGACCTCATTGTTGAGCCACCGCTTGCACGAGCAATCTCTTGCTGAATGGCGCTACTCATTTTTCTTGCGAACTCACGCTTGTCAGTTCGGTCTGTCATACCTGAAGGATTGATGGTAATGTTGTAAGTGTTTCCGCCTCCACCACCGCCACCGCCTTCAAGTTCTACAGGAATAGAGCGACCACCCGATAGAGGCACAACGGCTTCTGTTCCGTGAAGCATAACTGGGTAACCCGATTCAGGGCCACTCACTACACCACCTTCTGCGAATCCGAGCATGTCTAATCCAGCACCAATGAGTTCACCACCAGCGCTTACCAAGTCCATGATAGCATCAACAACTGGTTCTAAGACTCCCCATATTAAGTCAAGAACATATTCAAAGGCATCAAAAATTGGTTTGAGAATGTTTGACCATACCCAGTCAAAAGCATCTCCGAGTTCATCCCATACGAGTTTGATTGCGCCTATCCCGGCCTCCATACCCGGCCCTACTTTATCCCATAGAGCGCCAATGGTGTTATCCCAAACTGTTTCCATTCCACCAACGAGTAAGTCCCATGCGCTTTTTATAGCGCTTATACCAGTTTCAATTGGTGGGCCTACAGTGTCCCAAAGAGGTTTAACGACACTGTTCCAAATCACTTCCATACCATCCATGAGGCCATCCCATGCAGTTCCTATGAGTCCTATACCAGCCTCAATTGGTGGGCCGACTAAATCCCAAAGTGGTTTAATGACATTGTTCCAAATCAACTCCATACCATACATGAGTCCATCCCATGCTAAACCAATAGCGGATATACCAATTTCAACAACTGGGCCGACTAAATCCCAAAGAGGAACGATGATATTGTCCCATGCTAATTTCATAGCATCCATTAGCAAACCCCATGTTACCCCTAACAGGTCTAAACCTACTTGGATAACTGGGCCTACCAAATCCCATAGAGGAACTATGACTTCATTCCAAGCCAAATCTAAGCCTGTCATTAACAAGTCCCATGCAATTTTTAGACCATCAAACGCTAAACCCAATGTGTCTGATACAAAATCAGCGATTGTCTGTATGATTGGCTCAGCGACAGCCCATAATTCGTCAAAAACTGGCTTGATATTTTCATCAAACCAGTCTTTCACTACCTGAAACTTCTCTTTGATAAATGCGATTGCAGAACCAAAAGCACCAGTAACTGCTGATATAGCAGCACCGAAAATACCACCAAGAGCACCAAAGATACCTGAGACTGCACCTGCTCCGCTTGACAACCCACTAAGGGCTACGGTCAGGCCAGCCAGTGCTACCATCAGAAATCCTCCGTGTTTAAGAAATCGTAGTCAAGAGAAACCGTTTCTCGGCTACCACTTTTTGAAGACTGATTGGCTCTTTTGTTTGCCTTCTCTTCTTCTTTGCGACCCACAATAGCCCATGTGTAAGATTGGTAGAACTGTTGTGGAGTCATTTCTTGCACCTCTTTGATTGATATACTGTAATGTTTTGCTACTATGTATGCTTTCATTTCAAGAGAGAGTTCTAATTCGGCAGGGGTGTTGATAACTTTGCGACTGAGAAAACTCTCAATCACTTGTTCCCGCCTTTGGTAAACCCCCCTGACATCATCTCTCCAAGTTCGTTTGGACTTGGCAATAATGCAGAGATTTGCTCACCAACATAGCCTTTGAGTTTCATGAGTTCATCAGTAGAAAGATTAGGATTAGTTCGCACTACCCAGTTTGTGAATGCGTATTTGTAATAGCCTTCAAGATTTAGAGACATTTCACCAGTTTTTGAGATATTGAACATTTCTTGAGCCGCTTTTTGAATGTCAAAGAAAGAAACATCACGAATCCAAACCTCCATGACCACATCAGGGTCATCGGGGTCTACACCGATTTCGTGTTTCTGTTCGTCATTCCGTCTCATTAGTAGGTTCTTGTTTTGTATCACTGTTGTCATCTGTCTCACCATTGGTCATAGCCGCTTCGTCAGCGGGGATGTCCGACTCTTCTTCAGCAGCCGCTTCTTCAGCAGGGGCTTCAGTTTCTGTCGGGGACTCGGATATACCCTCGTCATCACGCTTCAAGCGTAGTGCGAGTTCTGCCTTTGTGCCGTAGACTGGTAGCCCACGCTCTTTACAAAGTGCCTTTAATTCTTTGACGGTCATAGCGTCATAAGTAAGTTCTGTTGGAAAATCTTCACTGTCACCAATGTCTTCAGGTGTAACAAGTTCTGATGCTGCTTCAAATACCTCTTCAGGTAGCACATCAATGACCTCTTCTACGACCACTGGCTGCAAAAGTGCATCAACTGCCTTTTCAATGAGATGCAGTGAACCCTTTTTACCAGCGCTAACAATGTCTCCCTCAGTAACACCCACTTGCGATGCATACCAATGAGCATACTCGTCGTGAGATAATTTGTTGTAATGATTGGCTCTGATGGATGGTGTAAGCATGATAGTCGCCTCAAGAGTGTAGTAGCGTGTCTGTTGCGACCACACGCATGGCCTTTGGTAGAATCTTCAATGGTGCTTTGATAACACCTTTGTCTTCAGGGATTGGTAGCGGCGCTTCTGTGATGTAGAAGTCATCTAACAAGATGTCAATGCTCTCACGACTACCCGCTGTTCCCGGCTTGGTAAAAGACAAACGAATCTGATTAGCAGTAGAAGCCTCGTGGTCTACTGCTCTACGAACCTTGTGATAGAACACTGGGTCATCAACAATAATTTCACAGTCCATTGTATACTCTGTCTTACCTTCTACAGCAAGAGAAGCGTTACGAGCACCACCGAATGGGATTTGGTCTGTTTCGTTGTCAGTAATAGCAGCACCATTGATAGTGTAGAATTGTTGAACTCCAGTGTTACCAGTGATGGTAAAGGAAACAACTTGTCCGAGTGTAACACCAGCAATAGTTACAGTTCCGTTGTAGAACATGTATGGCTTCTGTGTGCCTTTTTCAATACCAGTTGCTTTTCTTTCAGCGTCTGTATTGTTTTCTTCAAACATACGATGAGCCATGTATCGGTCACCTTTTGTTCCACTTGAATAATTAGTTGCAGACCCGCTGGTTTCAAGACGACCAGTATCTGTGTAGCATAGCGCTGAATCAAAGTTTACGCTCATACGAAGAGCAGCATCTGTATCGGCTGTCAAGGAGAAGTCCTTGACTTTACATCCCTTGTAGACACGAGTGAGTTGCTTCGGGTCAGAAACTCCGCCGTCAGTGACATCAGCAACAGAGCCTTCAACATCTCGGCGGCGAATACTTACTTCTACCGCAAACGAAGGAACGCTACTGCGAGAATACAAACATCGTGTAACACCACGAGTAAGTGCTCCTGTTGCAGCACGATGAGGGCTACCAGTTGAAGCAGTTCCATCATCGTCAAAACGAATGAATCTCAAAGGAGTGCTTGTGGCGTGAGGGAAACAAAGAGCATCGTCAAGCCAAATGTTTGTTCCATTGATAGCGGCGATACGACGAATCTCTTGTTTTTGAGTTTGGTCAAAGTAATCTTCACCACCGATACCACTTACACCGAAGGCTTTGTCAGCACCTAAAGTGCCAGCGTTACTGTAAGTAATGATGTCTTCTAAGTTAGCATCTTTGAACAAAACATAGTCACCAGCACGAACATTTGAAGCAGCATCTGTGTTAGTGACAGTTACAGTAGCGTCTCCACCACCAACCGCAGCGAGTGTAATTACATCTCCGATTTTATACCCAGTTCCACCTGCGGTGATAGTAGCAGAATCAAGGATTCCACCACTACCTGTGCTCTCAACTGCGTTAAATGTAGCACCCGACCCAGTTCCACCTGTAGGGTTAGGGACAGCGGTTGTAGCACCGTTAGGATAACCTGTTCCAGCGTTTGTTAGTGAAATACCAGTAATTACACCGGGGAAGTTAAACTGAACAGAAGAATTATCCAAAGTCACTAAAGTCTCACCGATTGAAGTTGCTGCTGCGAGTGTTCTATCAGTAGCGATTAAACTATCAAATTGGTCACCAACTGAAACAGACTCCATACCAAGAGCGTAATACAACCAACGAGGATTGTGTAGATTGACCTCAAATGAACCACCTTCATTTAGGAAACGACCCGGCACTTGAATTGCCGTATCACGGCCAAGTCCCACGATATGGTATCGCTTGAGGTCTACCTTTGTTTCAGGTAGTGTAAGAGTGGCTGCAAGACCGAGGAATTGGTCAGTAAGCACACGCTCACTACTGCTCGCTGCTGTGACATTCCACCCACCCATGTTTGCGTCAAAAGTAGGAGTTCCAAAAGAAGAAATAATCAAAGTATCATTAGTGTTTGAATCAACAAGTCCTGTTTTCAAAGCAGGTGTAACGGTGAGTTCAGTTTTATTAGTGCTGTGATTTTTATGCTCCATAATTGTGTATGTGCGCCCAGTATCGTGAGAATCATCAGCGCCAAAATCACCCTTACCAATAATAGAAAGCCTACATCCAACCAGCATACCGACTGGGTAGAGTAAAAGACCACCAACACAAGGAGTAGAAGCATCGCCTCCTGTGAACTTAATTACACTGGTATTTGCTGAATCACTTTTACTTGCGTGAGTAAACTTGAACGACCCCGCATACCCATGTGGTAGTTTCAATCCTGTCTCGTGACCGAAGGCAACCTCGGTCAAATCTCCTTTGTATACTGTAGATGGCATGTCCGTTCAACTCAAGGCACTAACTCCGCAAAGATAACTACTTCTATCTGAAAGGTCATCCGAAATAAAACCTTTGACCTATCGGAGAGGTCAGTGCGAGTCTTGTATACCATACGGTCAAAGTTCACACCATCCCCTTTTCTTACAGAGTGAATGAGGCGGCGTATCTCGTTTTCCATAGCCTGAAGATGTTTTCTCCCCTTGGCTGTGCGAGCGTCTACCGTGATATTTAGACGAGTTGTGACAAAATCATAGAATAATTCAGGGGCTTCTTCGTTATGCGCCGTCTCATAACATAAGATGTAATCATGGCGGGATAAATCAATCCTTTTTCCTCGCTCAGCACCTACTGTGGCGATGTCAGCGATGACTGGTTTGATGTTTCCAGTGTTACCACGATTCCAGTTCTCCAATGTGGAGACAACCATATCAAGAGATTCAGTAAATGTAGCAACCATGTTATCACTCCGCCTTCATTTTCTTGTATTTTGTCATGTCGGGGACTAACATCCCGCCTGAAAACTTGAGTTTTTTCTCTTGAAGTAATGGTGATTCACGAAGCATACGCTCATCAGCACGCTTTAAGGCAGCATCAATTGCTCCTTGAGGCGCTGGTTTGTTGTTTTGTCGGTAGCCTTCTTCAGTTTTCATGATGTTTTCCATCCCTAATTCCTGTGCTTCTACCTTGTTTCTGTAGTTTTCAGGTCTTTGGGTGATAACCATTCGGAGTTCCTCTTGATATTTTGGGTCTGATAACTCAGCGGTCAGCATCTCCAAAAACTCATCTTGAGGCCCACTTACCATAACGCATCACTCAAAGACAATAATTTCAATATAACGGGCTAAGATAGAATCAACTTCAGACTTCAATAATTGAATCTTAGAAGTCAAGTCTACATTTTGTGTGCCTTCAGGAATTAGAACGCTTCTGTCATCCGACATCAAGACATCACAAGCCACCATCTTTGTAGCAGCCTCTTCTATAGCCTTCTCAAGATAACGCTCACCATAGATGTAAGAGCACTTAATTGCATTCCATTCAAAGAAAGGATAAGAGTTGTTGAAGTAAATGACACCCATTTCATGGTCAAGCCACCAGTCACGCAATCGTGCGTTGTCGCCTAAGTTACTACCACCTTGAAGGTCAATCCTCATGGTGTTTTGAGTAATTGTTCCTGTAATATCACTTAATGTAGAACTTGTTCCTGTATCTACGATGGTGCATCCTGTAAACGATGTAAGAGTTTTATTTGTATACTGGAATACATCACCACTTGCGTCTACTGCTACACCAGCGTGAGTAAAACCGCCAGTATTTACAACATTGATTACAGTAGGTGCTGCGCTACCATCGTAACTGACAAAGGCGGTGCTATGTGTAGAAACTTGAGAGAACTGAATGTTGTCATCAGTAGACACAATAGAACAAGATTCACCACCTTTACCTGCACGCATGGATGTCATCTTTACTTGTCCAGTTCCGTAATCGGAGTTAGCGGTAGCGAGGAACTCGTTATTGAGTGCCACATTTTCTGTAGAACCCTCCAGTGTGTATGGTGGAGTAAAAGCCAATGCTGCTTTAGATACTCTGTCTTCTTTGTTAATGAGGTCAGCAAGATTCTGTGCGGTAGTAGCAGCGTCAAAGTCAGCACGCCACTGTGTAGAACCAGTTCCTATTGTTAGTGTAGCAGCAGCACCGTTACCCGATGACACCACGATAGAGCCTGAGAGTGCTCTGACATCTTCAGGCATTTTGATACGAGCCTCAGAGGTAGCAATCTCTCTGTAATCGTCACCCTGCCATAGTTCAAGGCGAAGGATTTGCTGGATATTCCTGAAAAGGAGGGGTGCTGTGCCGACATAATCCGTATAGTATCGTCGGCGGTATGGTTTGTAAGTATCAAAATTGATGTATTCAGCACTCACGAGATAAGGTCGCCAAGCGTTGTGTGTTAGATTGTCAATCTTATCTTGAGCCTCTTTGATACGAGCCTCAACAACTGAGCGCTTCATACCACGAGTTTTGCCGTTGGTAAACGATGCTGTGTTTTGAACATAGGCGTTATCGGCTGCTTGATAATCAGCAGCAGTGATAACATCAGCAAAATTGAGTTGAACCCCACTGGCGCTGCTACCAATTGATGTTATGACTCTCTCTGTTCCCAATGGGTCAGCGTCGGAGTAAATTAGAATGGTGTCATCTTTTTGAAATCCCACAGTTCTGTAATCAGCACCAGTAACAAATACTGCGTTAGCAGTGCTGTCAGCACTGACTAAAACGGCTTCCTGTGGGCCTATTGAGAGGAAATCTGCAACTTTCTGTGCAGTGGTATAGACAATAGCCGAAGGGTCAAGTGGGCGTGTTTCAGCCTCACCGGGATTGAATACTATTGGCACTTCTTTTCATCCCCCGTTACAAAACACTTCTTGGTTTCTTTTTCATCCTCATCAACTTTTTTTGACTCAACATCAAACCAAGTATCAAGGAATGTGCAACGGGTCATGCTCTCGCCTCCTCGTCTATAGAAGCAAGGTTGTATTCCATTGGTTTATCACAACTACCACATGTTTCTCGCCACATAAAATGAAGCATACCACAATGTTGGCAACGAGTGCCTGAGCCGATGTTCAAAACATCGCTGGCCTCAAGATTACGCTTACGCTGTTGTGAAGTAATACCCTTGAGTGGGTTTTCTTCGTCAATAACTTTACCGAGTAGAGTCTGTGCGTCGGAACGAATGCCTTGTTTTTGAAAACGCTCAATATCGCTCAGGTCAATTGATTGCTCGGCTAACGACATACATACTCCTCACACTCAACTGGTAGTGACAAATATGTAAATGTTACCAAGAATAAGATGTGGGTCGCACGATACACAAGTGTTACCACCTATAGCGGTGCTGATAGCAGTTGCTACAGCAGTAGTTGTGGTTGAATCATTGAAATCCTTCGGCGGAAAAGGCCCAAGAATTGATACAGTCGTTGTCATCTCTCGTCACCTCAAGAGCGACGACCAATTGCGACAAAAGTTCCACCAGTGGTTTGATGTCCAACCAAGAATGGTGCAACTGAGATAGTAGAGCCGGAAAAGGTTGCGATGTCAGGGAAAGTTCCATCAACTGCGGCGTAAGTAGTGCCACCAGCAATATCAATCTCCTTAATCTTACCAAGATTCCCTGCTGTCGGGTTTACAATAACACCATCAATTTCAGCAAGTAGACCTGTGAGGACTATACTCGTATCTGTTGCGGCGTATGAGCCTGTTACAATCATTCGGTCACCAAAGTAGGTTGGTCGTGGGTCAATAGTTACTGCCATTATTCTTCATCTCCTGTTGTTTCTTCTTCTGCAAGACTCTCTTCAACAAGAGCCTCAGTTTCTTCTACACCATCGGGACTCATTACAGTCTCCACGAGTGAAAGAAGAGTGGTTTTTGTTGCGTAGCCTTTTGGCTTGATGTCGTAGTTTGAAAGCCACTTTGCGATGTCAGCACGACCCCATGTTGAATCGGGGACACCACTCAAGTCAGATTTAGAGTCAGCAATTTTAGAGGCTTTGTAACCTTCAATTGTGTAGTCTGCACCAAGTCTAAACGCATACTTATCCAACCAAGCGGTTGTAACTTCACGAGGCTGATGCCTAATGAAATCAGGGTGCGTAGGGTCAATGTTTCCTGTAGACCAAGAGCGACCAGTGTATGTTACTGTAGGCACTTAAAGCACCTCAGTTGTAAAGTATCATTACAGATGTGACATTCGCTGCGCCACTCAAGTATTGAAGAGTTGCAGTCACTCCAGTAAAGGATGCTCCGACTGCTACTGCTCCTGCACCAGCGTCTGTTGCCATAACGCTTAGAATTGCTGTTGCTCCTCCAAGAATGATTGTTTCGCCGTCACCGCCACCAGTGACATTAAACAATGCCATCTTAGGTGCTGGGTCGTAGCCGTTTGCTCCATCGCTGTTAGAAGCGTTGAAAGTTCCCGGCCCACCGCCGGGGTATGAAACATCTGCTGCGCCGTCAAGCCACTCGGAAGTGTCTGCTGACCCTGCTCGTAGTTCCCAGTTACCCACAAGGGTTGCTGTTGCTGTTCCTGTAATCGTTAGTTCTGTTGCCATATCAAATCATCTCCATATTTTTTTTGTTTTTGTGTCCTCACTTCAAGTCACGAATGCTCGCTTGTGCTCCAAAGAAAGTTGTCCATACTTCACCCATTGTTCGGTAAAGTCCCTCTTGACCGAGGCGGTTGATTGCGAATGGGTCACCAGTTTCAATACCGGATTCAAAGTATTGTGTAGGAATCGCAGTGCTGAAATACATGTAGTCAGTATCAAGGAGATACATACGGCTTAGACCGTCTTTCTTCATGTCCTTGGTAGGAATGATTGGCACACCGTTGTAGGTAGCGACAATGAAACCTGCTTCAATGCCCGGAACACCCTTAACACCGTTGTAGGTAGGGGTCACACGCTTTTCCTCCATGAAACGCTGTTGCGCTTGTAGAAGTTGTTGAAGACGCATCAAAGTGTCATATCCAGTTAGAATGACCTTTGGATTACCACCACGCTCCCAAACTTGCTGGAAAATGGTGTCCAAGTGGTCAAGAGAAAGAACACGCTGGTTTGCAGCCTGAGCATCAGCAGCACAGTTCACTTCAGCGTTAGCCCAAGCGTTGGTTGCACGAGCGATGCTGTAGATGTCCAACTTAGAAGCAGCGTCTACATGCTCGTTTCCGCCAGCAGTCCTTAGACCAGTAACACCTGCGCCAGCGCCGTCACCAGCAGTGATTCGGTCAAGTGATTCAAAGTTGTTACCAGCAGCGGTATCAGAATCAATGAGAAGCATCTTGTTTACCATTTCTGCGTGGTGCTTACCCATTTCTTCTTTGAGAACTGAGCGCATGTCACCCATACCGTCATCCTTGTCAGCAAGGAAAACAGCGACTTCGCTGACATCAAAAGAGTGAGCGATTGTCTTAGGCTTTGCAGCAACATGTTGGAAAACAGGTTTAACAGTTTCAGGCAGTGTGCCGTTCTCTGCAATACCACCGTGAACAACACCAGCGTTTGGCTTGTCGGTAATGACTCGCCATCCACTGCGTTCCCATGGTTTCTTAGGTAGAATTGAGAATGCGTTGAACTCTTGGTTCAATTGTGACCATACCTTGCGCCCGTAGATTGCTTGGTATGTTCCAGCAGTTGTGCTGAGCATTGGTGAATCCGATTTTAGAAGTTCGCTACCAGTGTAGGTGTAACCCATTGAGTTACCTGCTCCGTAGTAGTATCGCTCCATGTCGCTGACTGTTCTTACATAATTTCGTGCCATTTCATTTCATCTCCATATTTTTTTTTGTTGTTTTGTGAGTTTTCACTCGCTGCGGTATAGCCCTCCAGCCAGTTGGTGAACTTCTTCCCAACTCATGTTAGCCAAGTCTTGTGTGCTTGGCACTTCAAGAGCAGGTGTTGAAACGGATTTAGCAATCATTTCGCCGTTACCGTTTGAAAAGTTGTCAATTCGGTCATTGAGTGCTCCAAGAGCCTTCATGACTTCATCAAGAGGAGCACGAGCATCAAAGTTTTGTGCTTGTGCTTTTGAGATTTCTTCGTGAGTTTCTTGTGCAAAGCGACCCTCAAAGTTGTGTTCAAGAGACTTACGGAACTCTTCTTCTTGCTTTGCAGCCTTGAAAACTCCGTATGCTTCTTCAATTCGGTGTGAATCAATGCCGTGTCCTGTAATGAAGTCAGACTTTGCGACATCTTTCTTGCCACCGCCGCCAGTTGTGCGAGCGATTGCGTTAGTAGATGGGTTGCCTCCTTCTTGAGCACGACCCTTAACTTGTCCAGCAAAGTAATCAGCACCATCGCCAATTGATTCAGGCGTAGAACCGAGGTTTGCTTTTGCGACACCATCAAAGTGTTGTCGTGCAGCACCAGTGTTCACACCAGCGGATTTGAGAGTGTTTTCCATCCAGTCAAGATATTCAGATGTAATGACATCAGAGAACTCAGACTTTTCTTTGTCGTCTTTGTCATCATCTTTCATTTCTTTCTTGTCATCTTTGGATTCTTTGTCGTCGCCCTTGCCCTTTTTCTTGTCCATAGCGGCTTGTAGCGCAGGGGGTAGTTCTCCTTTCTCCATAGAGTCCAGTCGGCCTTCTAAGCGGCTCAATACATCGTTCATTTGTTCCATTACTTCATCAGTCATTTTGTTCACCTTGTTTTTGTCTTGTTTTAGTATGTTGAATGTTGCTTCGGGGTTAATTCCTTTTTCACAGATTGTTATTTCGTGTAGTTCTAATTTTGAGATTTCTTGATATGAGCCGTGTGTGGTGTCGCTTTTGTTTACTCTTTTGAATGCTTGTCCACCTATACTAAATCCAGCCAAATTGCCTTTTCGTATTTCGGATGCTACTTCTCGTGCCTTTTCAATGTCATTTCGTAATTTTACTACTACAAACATTCCGGCATCGTCTACTTCGCTTTTCCACATCCTCCCTTGGTTATCTGTATAATTTGTTATTACTTCTCCGACTTGTATATTTGAGTGTGCTAATTGAACATTTCTATATTTTGGGTCGCTCATGTATTTTTTGAATGCGTCTTTTAGTGCTGTGCGTGTAATTAAGTCCCCTTGCTTATCAACTAATTCTACTGATGCATAACCTGCAACAATGAGGTCGCTCCCTGCTTTGAGGAGCGAGATGTTTCTGCGCTGAGTTCGTAACACACTAATTCCCTTTCTGTCTGTTCACCTATATGAATAAAACTCTAAGCCTCATAATCCGATTCTGCTTCATAAGTAGGGGACTGCTTAGCATTTTTCTGTTTTAAGCGCCTTTGCGTAACTGAGTCGTATTCTGCTTCGGGGTCTTCGGTTGGGCGCTCAATCATGTCCCAATCAGGGACACTTTCTTCGCTGGTAAGGCTGGTTGGCCCTCTTGGGGATTCAATAGCACTACCAACATCAATTCCTAAGCCACCTCTACCCGGCCCACCAGTCATTTTTTCTTTAGCCAAACTATCAAGGCGCTCTGTTAGGTCAGCAATACGAGTAATTGTTTTGAGCATAGCCTTTGTATTTGGCTTCAAGATATTGTCTTCGCTTTCAGCCTCAATGACACCAGCGGATTCTTTCTCACTTCGCTTTCTATCTTTTGGCTTGTCCATTGAATGGTCAGGTTCTACTCCTTTTATCATCAAAGAAACAGCCTGATTCCATAGCGGTCTAACGCTTTCGGCTAACTGTAAAGTGTAATCGGACTGGCTCAACTCGCCCATAACAGACTTAGGTGAGTGCGCCCAATTTCCAGTATGACTGGATTCTGACTTGTAAATTACTTCGTCTAACCCTTCAAAATTGATGGATATTTGATTTTCTTTGAGGGTTATATCATAAGGAACATGAATAACAGGGTGAGATTTAGCCAAAAGAGATAGTGTCTCAAGACTTGCTGGACTTTCCGAATCAGCCTCTCCTACAATTTTTGAAGAAGTTACATCGTAGATTGTTTTACCATCACGATTCCGCTTTTTAACCCCTGAAACAGAAATTGAAACAGTATCTCCTTCTTTGAATGGCTTTGGACTTTTTACAGTCCCAACATCAAGATACTGTTTACCTTCGTATTCTACACCTCGGTTACCAAATCCTTCTGAATCAAGTGGCCCTGCTCCTAATCGGTATGTGTATGGCCCTTTACCTCGGACATCTAAGATAATAAAACTGACATTCTTATTCCCACGGAGTAAGAACCACTTGGGGTGTCTACGCTCACCACGCATGTATGTAGACTTAGCATCACGCAACAATAGTTGCTTATGTGTTTCTTGTAAACTCTTAACGGTAGATTCTAACCCACCTTCTTCTGTCATACGAGTATCGTATGGGCCGGGGACAAAGACATGCTCGTGACTGTCAAACTGGCCTCTCAATACTTTGAGTCTTTCACGAACAGTCATGTCAGCGACATCAGTATCGTCATAATCAATAATGTCAATGATATGTAAGTCATTATCCATTCGCACTACATCAATAGTGTAATTCTTATCATTGACCGCTTTGAGTTGTTTTTTGTCATCTTCATTTAGAGGCACTGCTTCATTGTTTTCATCATAAGCAGTAAAGCGACTACCTTTACGAATAACCATCATACGCTGTCCGTCATAGAAAGCAGATACTACCCAGTCACCGCTAAACCCTCTAAGTGCTTCAAAATCTTTCAAAGAAAAGATACGATGCATAGGGAGAATGGGTGGAGGTCTACCTTTATCGCCTTTTAACAAAGCATCAGGATTCATTAAAGCCATTAGAGTTTCAGTAGGGTCGTTCTTTGAAATTGCTTGAGCACTAAGGTTAGAAGGTAAACCAGTAGCATCAACTCTGTTCATATTTGTAGTAGCAACAGGAACTTGATAACCCGATGATAGAACCTGATTAACAGATTCTTCTCCATGAAGTTGGGTCATAGTTTCTTGAGGAATAGAATGTAAAAATTGTGATTCTGTATTTGTTCCAGCCATAGCGGTTTTGTTACCGGGGAACTCCATACCAACGCTCGGTGTCATCTCATAACCGCTATCCATACCACCTGAAATAAACATGTCTTGAACGGATGCCCCCTGACTATTGGCGGGGTGAATCGGTTGCTGAGTCCATTGTGCTTTTTTCGCTCTTGTAGAAGGTGCGACTACCTTTTCCATTGTCTTAGCCTTAGTTGGGTCAAACATGTAAAGGTCATGAACTCTACTTTTTGCGTCATTAACTGGGGCGTTCATGTTACCCTTTAGACTACCAATGGCGTTCATTTTTTTACCGTAATTGCCTTTGCGGTGAGATAATTGAAGACGAGATAAACCATGTGTGTCAAGTTGTGATTGTTGAGTAGGTCGGAACAATTGTTCTAATTGACCGAGAGATTTACCGTATTTTTCACGGAAAACTCCTCCAAACTTTCTATCCGCTATTGCTCGCTTTGTAGGGTCTTCTTTAGCGGAGGGGCGAGTGTTTATGTGTCCACGAAGAATAGATTCAATTGCTTCATGGTGGTCATCAGTTGTGAATATAGAGTTTGCTTCTTCTCCAGCATAACTTACACCAGCACCCAATAAATCTCCATGTCGGAGAACTTTAACAGGTGCATCCATTCCTTCAAGTAATCTATCAATCATGTTATTGTGAGCGTCGTCATCAGGTAAGTTAAGAAGTGAGCGAACCTTTGCTTGAGAGTGAGTTGGTAAGATTTCTTTACCAGCAGAACCTAAGACGCTGGCAATTGTGTGATGAGGAGATACTACATTTTCACCATCGGATAACAACTCACTGGCACTTTTGTGTTCCTCCATAACTTCACCATATCCATGAGTATGTAGACCGTGAGCCGAGTGTGGTAGTCTTAACAAAGCCATGTTAGCGTCACGCATCAAACGAGAAGTGTTGGCTAAGAACTTGTCAGGGAACTCAGGATTAAAAGCATCAGGGTCTGCTTTTTCAAACGCAGGTTTCATTTTTTGAGCCATTTTTAAGATAGCAGCATGGTCATGTTGGTCTTTGATTTCAGCGTTATTAGTAACTTGGTCAAATGTATTTTTTTCGTCAGGTTGCGACTTTGCTTCAATTTCTTCTTCTTGGCTTGCTATTTCGTGCAAGCGAAGATTCAATCTCGCATACTCATCGCTACTTTCTTCAAAGTCCATCATTTGATTACTGATTTCATCATACTCATGCTCTAAAGCCTCAAGTTCATCTTCGGCTTCAGCGGATAACGGTATATCTTTCTTTTTCTTTTTCTTATGCCCCTGAAAGATACTAAACAATTCCTTGTTGTTATTATTGTGACTCAGTATGGTATTAGCACCAAGTTCTTTTTTGCTAAGCCAACTTTTCTTTTCCATTGGGGCATGTGGTGGATGAAGTCTACCACCAGCGGTAGCCAAACGATGAGAATGCTTTGCATTGTTTAGTGATTGAGTTGCTTTAAGTCCGATACCACCAAGAGCGTTAATTGGGTTTGCGTTAAAATAATTGTCTGCACTAATGGCACTTCTATTGGCTGGGCCGTTGAAATACGCTTTACGCTCATCGTCATTCATGTATCTAACTTTATTTGAGTAACCACCAATAAGCGATGTTTTTTGACGGAATGGCATGTTCTTTGTGTTTCTCACTTTTGTCATTCCACGATGGTTAGCCGCATCCCAAAGAGAAGAAATACCGTGATGACCTGCGTGTTCTCTTGTCTCTTTAGAATACAAAGAAGGAATATAACGACCCCAAAGACCTACTGTTTTTGGATTAGGGATGAATCTGTCTCCTTCGGTTTTACCCATTATTGAAAAGCCATCTTCATCTTTAGGTAGACTTTCATGCATCATCTCTAATTTATGCAACACATTTCTACCCATACCACCTTGATGGTGAAAGTCTTCAGCAAATGGAGCACCAAGACCCATGACATTGTTATCTTCATCAGTCAGCCAATGTTCCTTTTCATCTTCAGGAATATCAGCGAGGTCAGGCCCGTTCTTTCCTACATGATGAAAGGAGTCATGCATACGAATTGGCTTTTGTTGCCTTTCAACCTCTGACATTTCCTTTGCCTTTTTTATGACTTGACGAACTTTTTCTTGGCTCACAAGTGGGCCTTCATATCCATGAAGTAGTGGGTGTGACTCCATTTCTGTCAAATCAGCATTATATCCCATTAAGCCCAACATTGTTTCTAAATCAACATGCTCGTATGGTTTTTCGTCAAGGATTTTTAGTTCACCCAAAACGCTTTCCGGGTTATCATGACCCTTTGCTATTTTGCGCCCCTGCATCATTCCCTTTATCGGTAGATGTTGTAAAGCGCTTTCATCATTATCTTCGTAAGTTCCTTGCTCCATACTGTCACGGTGTTCATGTAATAACTCGTTATACTCCTCAAGAAGATTTTGATAGACTGAAGTAGTTCCTTCGTTTTTAGCATCAAATGGTGTTTCTTGCATAGCCTTTAGCAAAGATGATTTCATGTATCTACTTTCACCATCAGGAATATCGTCTACAGTTTCATAGTGCTTTTTGACATTAGCACCATGTAGGTGTTGAGGTCGCATGTAGTGGTCAAACTCACCAGTAAATCTTTGAGCAAGATTTCTTTTGATGCGACCAGCGCTAATTACACCATTATTACCCAACTCTATATTTTGAGCGTTAGCATGGTCACTGCCTTTTTCGTGTAGATGTTGGATGACATTATGCCTATCAAGTGGATTCAAAAACTCTAAACCATACAAGTAACCTTCGTGACCTAAACTTTCTTTGAGATTTAATGGTTCAAGTTCGCTCTCAGGTTTACCCGAATAAATATGGTCTTGAATCTCTTGCTCACTCATCTTAGCCTTTGGGTCAAGCGCTTCACTATGATATTGGTCGCTCTCCCAACCATCGGCTGCGTCTTCAAAGTGCTTTAGTCTCAAAGCATGTTCATGTTCCGCTGGTTTTGGAAACTTGTCAATCATTTCTTTTTCAAGGTCACGATTTTGAGTCATCCACTGTTGAAAATTATTTTCATAAATGTCGTGTTGATAGTGGTCATTCAAAGGGCCAAGAAAATTATGATGCCTCACTTCTTTACCCAATTCTGTATCATAACGAAGTTTTCCAACTACCGCTGGGTTATTCTTTTTTTCTTCAAGACGCTCTTTACCTATTTCAGCCATTTTATGCCGAAGAGACATACTTTCACCACCGGGTTTTGATGGTAAGTAGAACCGTCTTAACTTTTCAGTCATAGCCGACCTTTGAGTTATGGTATTTTTTTGACGGAGAACATGGTGTTTCTTATGATGAGGATGTGACTCAGGGTAATGTTGTCCTTGAGCGAACTCAGCATGAGGGAATGAAGAGGCTACTTCGTGTAAAGGTCTTTCTTTCATTCTATTTTGCCATGGGTGGTCACCGAGTTTCATCTCAGCGCCTCTTACGAAAGTAGCACCTGTTGTTTTTTTATCAAAACGATGCTTTCTTTGTTTTTCTTTTAGGATTGAATAACACACATCATCCAGCGGAGTCTGTGGTATAGTTTCGTTGTGATTTTCTAAGTTCATCTTAGCAAAATAGAAATTACCAAGACTGTTATCCAAGTCAAGACCATCAAAAATTGACTTAAGAAGGTCATTACGACTTCTGTAATACCAATCCGATGGTGATTCTCTCATTCAAAACACCCCTTAATTGGGGTTGTTTTTCAGAACCCCGCCGTCATCAAGACGACTTGCCCCACCACCTTCATGTGGATTCAGCATAGATGCAAGTTTTTCAAGACTGACTGAAACAGAGGTTGCACCTTTGTTAGCCACATCATCTGAATCAAGCAAATGTTGATTGGTAGTGTAGTAAGCGTTTCGTGTTTGACCACCGCTTTCTGAGACAAATGCGATGTCTTGAGGCTTAGTGTCAAATGAAGTATTGAATCCCGGCTGTGCTCCACTTTCGGATTTAGCCACTCGCCTTGCTTGCCTATGCCCAAAGATACTCTTTTTATTACTGGCATTCCGTTCATCTTTTCTACGACTTCTTTCAGCATTCACTTCTTCAGGTCTTCCTGATGCTGATTCATCGCTCAAAGGCATAGGTTCATCACTACGGAATCCCGGCTTTTTAACCGCAACCCCACGACCTTGCTCTCCACGCTTTTGCTCACGAGATGGGCCTTCGCTAAGAGGTAAAGTTCTCGCTGTAGTAGTATCTTCACGCATTGACATTGGTTTTTCATTAGCCTCTGCTTCATCATATTCACGCATTGTCCTATCATAATCTTCGCCGGGTGCTCGTGAGTAGTCTGTTTCTTCTCTATCTTCAGGAGACTGACCAGCGTTTCTTTTCTGTGCATCTCCAATGGTGAATGTCCCGCCATCGCTACCTTTAGCCATTTTGTTGCCACCACAGCCCATTTTACAACCCATCTTGTTCATTTTAGAACCACATTCAGGACAGTCTTTGCAGTTGCACTTACCATCACCGCAGTCTTTGCACTTCTTTGCTTTAGAAAGAACATCAATACGCTCAATCATGGTTTGTGCCTTGTTCATTATATCAATAACTGATTTTCCTATTGGGGATGGTATGGGTCTCATTGTATCACCTCTGTTCCTTTGGCTTGTTCAGCCATTTCATGTATCTCATCCCAAGACATCAAATGAATATCATTGTTTGAGTATTCATTTTGACTCTTAAGTAATGCTGAGTCCATTTGATTTTCAACTCCAATATCACCTCTAAATGCATCTGTAGATACATCTTGGCTTAGTGGAGTAGAAGTGGGAACAAAACCTGCTTTGCGTAGCATAGAAATGGGGTCACTTACTGCATTACGAAGTTGTTGATTCTCCGCTTTAAGTATCTGTAAGTCACCATCCATTGTTTCCATTTTAGAAATTAGAGTGTTCATTAAACGCTCTGCAACAGATTCATCAGTCATGTAAGACACCTTCACTTAGGGGAGTAGCGACCAAAAGTTCCGAAATGTTTACGCATACCATTACCAGTGCGTGCAGACATAATTGTGCCGGGTAGGACATCGCTTCGCTGAGAGACATCAAACTTCGCTCCTGTCTTGCTCATTTTGAGAATGGTTGCTTCTCCGGGTTGAACTACAGTAGTAAGTTCTGATTCTGCTTTAACAACAGCGGAATGAATATCTTCATTCAAATATCCAGCAAACTTCATAATTTCATTTAGATGTTGCTGTGCTGCAAACGGGTCACTGCTCTCTAATGCTTTGTTAAAAGCATCTGTATGAACAGTTAATTTTCGTGCCATTGGATTCATCTTGAGTAAGTCCATAGTATCGCCTCTATTGCAGTCGTAGTAATACCACCCTAAATAGCCTTACGCACCACGAGGCCGTCTACTATCTTGGATTCTTTGTGAGTTTTGTTGTTGTATGTTGGGCGCTGCTCCTCTTTGCTGAACGCTACTCATTGGTGAACCCGAACCCATACTACTTCTTTGTTCAGGTCTTGCTGGTGAGCGTGGAGTCCGAATACCCATTCCTTCTCCACCGGGTTGTGACGGAGGCATCATCTGAGGAGGCATTCTACCACCTTGCATCATTTGAGGGGGCATACCGCCTCCCGCTTGTGGAGGAGGCATGGCTTGTCTTGGAGGCATACCGCCTCCCGCTTGTGGAGGAGGCATAGCACCCGGCTTCTGTTGCTGAGGCGGTTGTCCTTCGGGTTGAGGTGGTTGAGGTGGTTTCTTGCGGTAACTGAAACGAACATCTCTGTCACCTTCTTCAAGTAACTCAGGTTCATACCCAAGCATTTGCATTCTTTGTGCAAGATTGACCTCCATTTCATCACGGCGAAGTCTTGTAATCTCGTCTTCTTCTTCGTTAGGATAGAGAGTAAGTTTCCAATCGGTAACATCAAACTCACGAAGCATACGAGGAAACAAAACATCTGTATACACTTTCTGTCCGTATTCAACTGCACGATTTGTAACAAGAATCTGTAACCCTTCATTGTTTAACCCTCCCGATTTACCGTTATCAATCATAAAAATAGAAGAAACACCATAGAAAGCGGCAATACGATTTCGTATTTCATCACGAACCGCTATGTATTGCATTTCTTCAAGTGTGTCCATGAACTTAACCCAGTTTACACCACCACGACCTGAAGCGGATTCAATACCAACTTTAGGAATGTAGTGAGGGTCACGCTCCATCTTTTCATCAACGCCTTTCCAAAAAGACTTCATTGACTCAAGATTATCTGTAGTCACGCTGACTATACCCTTGGGAATCCTACGCTTTTGATAGGCTGTGTAAATGTAATTATCCATAGCAGTGAGTGTCATGGCTTGTCGCCATAGAGTATTTACTGGAGCACGCCCGTAGAGTTTACCCGGATTGTATTTTGAAAGGTGAATGACTTCTCCTTTCATGAAGTATTGATTTTTACCTGAGCCAGCCATATTGACATAATGAGCATCAACTAAACGAGCGCCGCATATCTTACATTTTGGCTCTTGCCCCGGATATGCAATTTCGCTACGATGAATACGACAAATCTTGTATCGCCCACCACGGACTCCACGCTTGTCAGCAATAATTCGCATAAAAATAGGGTCACCACGAATGAGTTCTTTAACTCTGTAAAACTGAACTTCACCAGTCTTTTCATCAACATAGTATTCTTTAATCATTAACATAAACGCATCGTCTACGATGTTCAAGTCACGCTCAATTTCATGAAGGATTTGCATGAAACTTTGTTCCATAGAGTTTTCTTGTTGTAGTAACCACTTACCGTATAGTATTTGGTCAGGGTCGGGTTTACGAACATCTCCGCCGCAAGTAGGACATTCATCAACTTCGTGTTGAAACTCTTCTTCACATTCAAGACATTTCATACGAAACTTCTTTTCCCAGTAGTAACCCCTACGGAATACTTCTTGACCGAGTTTTGTAATAACGGTTCTAAGAATAAGATTCTCATTTGACACAGCATAAAGTGCTGGTAGAGTGATACCTTGTGCTAAAACTGGCTCTTGTATACCAGTAGTATACAGAGGCATTTGCGGTTGAGGTGTAGTCCTTCGCCTGAACGGGCTGCTCAGTGTAGAGAGAAAACGACTGACAATACTTTGATTTTCCTCAGCCATCATAGCCCCTCCCTGTATTTTCCAATAGTGTCCATATCAATTCCCCAACCATCTAACAAAGCACGAGATTTTCTTTTGTCATCTTTCCAATTCTCGTATCGCACTAAGCGCTTAAGTTCTTGCTTACGAGTTTTATCTTTCTCATCAATGAAAGCCAAAACTGCCTTTGCTTGAACAGACTTCATTTTCAGGTGAGGTGACACCCCTCCAAGTAACTTTCGTAAATCAGCCTTAGAGTAAAATTGTAAACGATGTTGGCTTCTTTGGGTGTCTTTGTAGACTTTATTATCTGTAGACAACACACCGCATTCCAGCGTTTTGAACAAATCTTCACAGTGAACTTTACCTCTGTCCCCAGTAGCAATCATACCAGCACGAGGTTCACCACGCTCTGTAATAGTAATGTAACCATCAGCGTCAATGAAGCCAGCGCTGTAAGACCACACATCTTTCAACACCAAGCCGTCACTTGAAATACGAACATAAGTTCCTCTCACTGCCCCTTTGACAATATCCATGTCTTCGCCATACATATTCATAAGAGTTGTAAGTTTTCTATCTGTTTGAGATTTTCTTAATAGACCAGCATCAGAAAAATTACTGCGTATTGTAGTCACTTTCATTGGGCCTTTTTCTAAGAGTTCTTTTGCAGCATACTCTAAGAAAGACAGTTCCGCCTTTGTGAGTTTTTCAATTGGATGTAAAGCATTTGACCACATCTTACGAGCCGAACTTCGGTCACCCATAGCCATAGCCCACGCTTGTTGCTCTTCAACACCCCAAACATCCTCATGCTCGTCAAGCATTTTTAGCGTCTGTTCGGCCTTATCCCATAGCATACATGCTCTCTCAAGATTTACGCTGCGGGATTCACCAAACTTACGCAAACTCTTGAGTTTGCGGTCATTGAGTCCGAGTTGCTTCATAGTATTATCATAAGGCTCTCCCCATGACAAGGCTTTGATTGTCATATCTGTTTCAAGAGATTTAATTTTCCTAACATCTTTGATAAAACTGTCAATTTCTTCACGATTGTCTTTATTGTTTCTTCGTGCTTTTCTCAAGCGTTTTACAAGAGTTTCAGCGTTACAACCAAGAGACGCTTCAAACCAACCATCTCCGTTTGGAGCAAAATGATGTTGCTTTTTAATTGATTGAACTTCTCCATCGGAAACAGGGGTAACAGAATGAACTTCTCCAAAATCGTCTTCTATCAATGCTGACCCCCACATAGTTTGACCTCCTGATTGACCTATTTACCACTTGCTGCTAATTGCCTTACTTTGTAAGATTTTTTCAACTCTATTTCTAACACGCAAACGAAAAGGAGTGTAAGGAGTAAAATGTTCAGTAGCATAAGCATCAGCAATAACATCTAAGTCAGAGACGACCAATCCAGTTTCGTAATCATTGTTGTCTAAGAACCTCACCATGTCATTAGTAGAAAGATTACTCCCACTACCTGCTACAAAGGGGCATCCTCCTAATCCACCAATACTTGCATCAAACTGAGTAACGCCCCAGTCTAACGCTGTTTGAATGTTTGGAAACATGTTGTCTCTTTTGTTTTTTCTATGATGTAGATGTAAAGCAATATCAGCATCAATGTGTCTTGTTAATTCAAGAGTTCTATGAACTGAAGAAGGATGGGCTATACCTATTGTGTCACATAAGACCACTGAATCAGCCATGTGGTCTGCTGCTTGAATAGCCTCTAACAATTTACGCTCATTCACTTTTTCATTCGGAGCACCAAATGCACAAGAGATGTAAGCCCTGACATTTTTTGTGTCTGTTTCTTGTAACATAGAATCTAATTCAGCCACAATGTCATCCATGTTTTTACCTAAGTTGGCTTGATTAAACATTTCAGATGCTGAAAAGAAAACATTGAGTTTTTCAGCACCCACTGCCTTTGCTCTGTCAAATCCTTTTTGATTAGGGATTAACACACTAAAGTTACCAATGTCTTTTGTTGCTGTAAATACTTCTTCAGCATCAGCCATGTTAGGAACAAGTTTAGGATGGACAAATGATGTAACCTCAATATCTTGAAGTCCAGCGTTACGCAATTTACGGATTAAATCAATCTTATCAGTCGTAGGGGTTTGTTCTTGGATATTCTGTAATCCATCACGAGGCCCGACTTCATAGATTGAAACATCGCTCATTTCTTGTCACCTTTCTTAGTATCGGGGTCGGCAACACGAGTTGGGTCTTTGTCTCCTTTTCTACCTACTGAGATAACCAAAACCATTCCGTGTTTCTTTCCGCCTATTTTTGTTTCTTTCATGGTATCATCCACCCGCCGTTTCCTTTGCCTGTGATAATGTTATCAAGGCCGGGGAGAATGTCGTCAAGCATGACGATAGAACCTCTGAACTCTTTCGTAGCCCAGTTAGCCAAAGCAAGAGACATAGCCAAGTCATCATGCACACCCACGCTTTCCAGTCTCCCGTTTTTCTGCATACCAAATCTGTTCAACTCCTCTTCTAACTTGTGAGTAAATATCCTACTCTGTTCGTTACCATAAGGTGTTTTGATATGCCCCTGTTCAAAAGCCATGAGTAAAGACATGAAGATACTTTCCTTTCTTGTGCGAGTTGTCATGAATGTTCTAATGGGAATATCTTCACGCATTTCATTCAACTCCATAGCAAACATACGCTGAAAGTTGTTACCTTCAAGTTCAATTAAGTCAGGTTGAAATCTTTGATTCAAAAGAATAATTTGTCTTTTCTGTGCAACAGAACTCATTCCACGCTCATGCACGACCCCAACAATTTGTTTTACATTATCATCGGGTGGTTGTCGTAGAACAGTCATAGCAGTAAAGTCAGCATTCTTATCTGACGCAATTGCAGTGTCCCATCCAATGAAGTGATGTCCGAAGATTCCAGTAGAGTCTCCGTTATCGTCGTATTCGTTTTCAGCATGGTCAAGAAGCACGAGTTCTCTGTCACGAGCCTTCTCAAGAATAGTCATCGGGAACATACTCGCAACATCGTGGATTGGTTCACAAAGATACTCACGAGTAAATTGAATTGCTGGCATAGATAATCGTCTGTCGTTCAAAGCCTCTAAACTCCAACGGTCAGGCCAAAGAGGTTTACCTTCTTTGTTGATAGCGGGATATGTCTCCACTTGAAATGTTTCTTTTCTCTCTAACTCAGCATACAAATCGTTGTAACTAAACGGAGTCCCCACCATCATGAGTTTTCCTTCGTGGTGGAGAACAGGTAGAAGAACACCATAGAACCAATCGGCTGCACGCTGAAGTTCACTACCAGTTGTTCCTGATAAAATGTCATCACATACAACAACATCAGGGTGGAAACCACGAGTTGCTCCACCGACAGACTTAGCCATGATACGGCTACCGTTAGTGAACTCAAAGTAGGTTTTACGCCAAGGTATACCACCGGGTTTGAGATGTTGTAGACAAGCAGCACCGTCTATGTTGTTACGAATAAAACGCATGTGTTCCAGCGTTTGTTCAAGAGAGTGAGAGAAAATCATAATGTGTGTATTTGGTTTGAAAGCCGCTAACCAAAGAGCGTAGGACATAAAGAAAACAGACTTACCGTGGTCACGACTTGCTTTAACACAGTAGTAGCGGTTATCTTCTAATCCTACATTCCAAGATTCGTGATGCCCTGCGTAATCAAAACCCAACACTGTTTCAAAGAAATACTTGAAAGAGCGCTTGGACATCTTCGTGTCCATTTCAACGATGAGTTCTTTCATCTGTGCTTCATCTTCACGCTTAGCCATCAAATCACCCCGATGAATCGCATAGGATTGAAAGATTGATTGACTATAGAATGGTCTGTTGAACTGGGCTTTTTACCACTCATAGCCTCAGCAGCAGTTGTGTTTGCAGCAATCACATCAGCCGCAGCGGAATTAGCATTGGGGTCGGGTGCTCCGGGTAACTGTCCTTGACCAGTTTCAGCAGCGATTGCAGCGGCGCTTTGCGACACTGTTTGTTGAGAAGTGTTGGTAGTTGCTGGAGCGACTTGAACTTTATTAGCCGCTGCTTGTGCTTGTTCATCCCCTTGTTGAGAACCAGTCGGCCATGTAGATTGGTCACCACCACCAGTTACCATACCTGTCTCTTCAACTCCTACTGCCGTAGGCATACCCATGTGGTCTACTGGTGACTGGTTTGTATCGGGGTCTACATTCCTACCTATGTTTAGGTCACTTCTATGCTTAGCACCTCTTCGTGCGGCCTCGCTGGTAAACGGAACTGGATTCCCATGCCTGTCTGTAGACATTGTGACTTCTTTTCCTGACCGCATGTTTGTCATTTCATCTTCAGTATGAGTGTTAGTAGGAGGTGCTACAGCAACTGGGTTCGGTGAAGCAACTTCAGGTTTAGTTACACCAACACTACGAGCACCAACTTGTGCTCCAACTTCACCCCCTGCTTCGGCTAATGGTTTCTTACCTTGTTGGTAAGCCATACTACCCATTTGAGCAGCACCTAATCCACCAGTAATAGCATCTTGACCTTGAGCACCAGCGTTTGCGAGATTCACAGCACCTGCTAAAACACCAATACCAGCAGCAAGTCCTCTCCCGACATTAGCACCTGTTTGACCATACCTTGCACTTCGGTCAAACACTCTTTGTTGAGCCTCGTGTATAGGTGCTTGTTCAGCAGTTACTGGGCCAAAAGAGAGATTTTGATTGAACTTTGGGTTAATGTTTAGACCTCTTGCGCCGTATATGTCACCTGCACGATGACCGAGTTCGGTCTGTCTACCTTTATCATCAGGTTCACTCATAATTGGTGCTGCTTCGTATTGATTAGTTACTGGGTGTCGTTGTAAGTTACCGATACCACCAGTAACACCAGCGAATCGTTGAGGTTCGTTTGATTGACCCGGCATCCATATTTGCTGAATACCACCGGGCGATAACGCTACACCAGCCTCTTTACGGATAACATAGACTTGACCCATCAGACACCACCCACGCTTACTTTGACGACCTTGACAACATCTGTAGAAACATTGAGTCGTTTTGCGATGCGCTCCCAGTCTCCTGTAGCGTATGCGATTGAGCGAACATCAACAGGTGTGAGTTCAATACTCTTTGCGAGATGATTGATTCCGTGAAGGTCAGCGATATTGACTTGGCGAGGTAGAGCGTGCTTCATGATTTTTGAATCGCTACGAGCGTCATCCATTTGCATTTGCTCCATCGCTTTCATGACTCTATCCATAGGGGACAATTCTTGGGCTTGTCCTTTCATGTATTGAGTGAGAAGTTGTTGTCGTGGGTCACCCATGGTTTGTTGATACTGTTGTTCTTGAGGACTGAGTTGCATACCTTGTCCTTGAGGGACTCTTGCACCAGCGGCATCCATGATTTGACGCAAAGATGCTGGGTCAGCACGACCAACATGTTGTCTTGCTGCAACTAACTCAGGGCTTTGTGGTCTGAAAGAAGGTGCTCCCCTTTGGGGTGTAGGCGGAGGTAGTGCCTCAGTTGCTGGGGGAGCGACAGCAACTGGTAGTGGGGGTTGTGGAGGTTGTGGGGGTCTTTCTGTAGAAGGAGTGACGGTTGGTTTAGGGGCAGTGATACCTGCTCTTTCAACTGGTGCTAATCCTAAATCATCGTAGAATGGGATATGTTCAGGTAAACGCTCAATAATTTGCTCAGGATAACCTATGACATTACGAGACGCTAATCCTGAAGTTGGCAATTTTTCAGGTAACTGACGGCGAGTTTGATGACCAAATGCCTCACTAATTAAATCAGCAATAGCCTGAGTGCCTTGTCTTCGCTGTTCTACTGTATCGTAACTTGGGAGATTTAACCCCATATTTTTGATAACATCAGCATCAATGTTACCTTCAGCATCTTTTGGCATGTAGGCTCGTAATGCGCTATCATGCTCATCGTGAGCACCGCTTAGCATAGCCTTTGCATAAAACTCAGCAGCGCTTTTGTGAGTCCCATGACCTTCTGTGGTTTTCATACCATCTTCTGTTCTTAAATGGTCACCTGCTACTGTATGACTTGTTAAATCACTGAAAGAAGTTCCACCTTCTTTTCCACCGAAGGCATCAAGAATATGTTGAAACGCTCTCTTACCAACACCGGGTTTTGCGGCACTCCCACTGTTACTACGACCAAAAAGCATATTGAACGCTGGGGTTTTTGCTAATTCGTTAATCATGTTACCCCTCATGCCTTCGCTTCTCAACACTGTTCTAAGATTCATCATTGTATACTGAGGTTTACCAGTAGTTCCCGGTGTTGTGTTAATTGGGACTTCAACATCAGGTATCTTGTTAGGGTCAATAACTTTCAAAGCCTCTGTAATATGCACCGCAGCGTTATTTTTTGCTACACTATTACCAGTTTGCTGACGAGTAAGCATCATGTGCATAAAATCAGGAGTATGATTCATGACCTCCCAAGACTGGATTCCAGTATGGGCTGCGTCGTGACCTACTCCTTTTGGAGCACCCTTAATATGACTGTCAGGTAGAGTATACTCGCCTCTACTATTCATACCGATAACATCTCCACCTCTACCTCTGATACGGCGACCACGAGGATGAAGGTCTGCGATGTCTATGTGTGGATTGTCAAGGAACTCAGCACCCACCATATCGCTAAGTCCGAGTCCTTCAAGGAGAATCTTTTGTAAATTATGGTTGTAAGGAACTCCATAGGATTCAATCATAGCACCAACTTTTTCTTTACGATTAGGTCGGTTTGTGTATGCTGTGATGTATTCACCATCGTGAGTATTATGAGCACGAGAAGTGGGTTTACGACCACCATATCCAGCGACACGAATCTTACGATGCTTCATTGAATCTACATCAGGAATGTCTTGAGCACCACTTTTGTCTTGATGCTCAGCGTTTGTCATTTCAATAGCACGCTGAACTAAGTTTTGTGGAGTAAGTTCACCGAACTGTGGGTGGTTTTGTCCAAGCATTCCCTTTCGCTCAAGTGCTTCACCAATAGAATGGAGAACCCCGTCAATACCGTGATGATGAGTCTCACCATTTTCGTCAAGGTAAACATGTTCACCGTGTTTACCTTTTGTAAAATTACCGGGAATCAACTCTCCCATACCGGGATGACCCGAAGGATGAGGTTTCGCAGCACCATAATGAGCGAATGCTGGGACATCAGGAACATTAGGGTCAGGATGAAATGCTTCGGGTGGAGGAGATGTTTTTAGAAAAGGCTGAAGTTGTCCTGTTTCGTGATGGTTGTAGTAACCATATACACCGTCACCTTTGAGAATAATTGACTTACGAACTAAGATATTCAAATCCGCCCACTCCCCGCAATATCGCCGGGGGCTAATCCCCAAAGGCGTGAGTCGTTTTCATCTTCAGTGCCACCTTCGGGGCGAGTTGCTGTCTTAGGATTATTTGCTTCGTAATTTGGTAGACTACTCGCAGCACCAGCAACATCAGGATTCCCCTTTCCCTTTGTTTTCTTATCCTTGTCTTTCTTTTCACGCATCAATTCACGAATCTCTTTGAGAGCAATTCGCATCAATGCTGCTTGATATGCATTACCTGCTTTGAGAATATCACTGTGTTGAGGAATATCTTCACTCATTGTCACCATACCCGGCATCTTAGGTCGTGCTAAGTGGGGCATCTTCATTTTAGGTGGTTGAATACTTGGAGCACGAACTGCGTGTAGTCGTGGTCTTGGGACACGAGGGTATTGTAGAGTGTTTGTCAAACGACCACCACCAGTTTGACCTGATATGAATGAGCGTTGGCTGTGTCTCATGTGTGGTGTCGTAGTGCTTCTTACACCACCTTGTAGTTTACGAGCCTCTTGAGATGCAAGATAAGCACCGTATTTTTGTGGGTCTTTACTCATTGGTTGTTTACTCGCAAGACCTCGGTGAGAAAACTCAACTGAAAGATGCGGCCTCATGAGTCCAGTCTTTCTACCTAACGGGAGATTACGACTGATGTTCTTTGCACGCCTTGATGTGGCGTTACGAGGGTCACCGCCTCCTTTTGGGCGTTCAAATTGTCCTGTAGATGGTCGCCACTTTGAATACCCTTCTTCTTTTCTGCGTTTAGCAGTCGTTTTTTTTGATTTCAATAGTTGCCAAGCGATGTCCATTGGTTCACCTTTTTGGATAATTGGTGGATTTAACTTTAGTGAACTACTACTATAATTATCCACAGAAGAATCATCGTAAATATCACAAGTCCTACAATAGAGTTCAACCAATGGGTCGTTAGTATGAAGTTCTCTATATGTTCCTTCAAGTTTATCCCCACAATGAGGACATGAAACATCCTCTAAAGGTGCAACTCCATGAGGAAATGGCGACTCGTTGTAAGGAGTAACTTCTTTCAACAACTGATTAGCCATTTGCATAGGCTCAGACATCTGAATCATTTCACCACGAGCAGCACCCGGCCCTTTAGCACCCATAGCGAGGCTCGTCATGAATCCACCAGTGCCGCTTGGCATAGTTTGGTCAGATGGGTTATCAACTGAACCACGAGGTTTGAACTTCTCTTCTTCTTCATCTACCTCGTCTTTATCCTCAATAGATTTTTCACTGTCAAGGCCAAGGTGATGTGAACGGACTTTGATGTGACGGATTTTTTTATCCTCTTTTTCCTCAGCCTCTTTCTTGGCTTGACGCTTATCTTTGCGTGCTTCTTTGTCTCGGCCATCCTCCATACCGCTTGGTGGCCTTTCATCTTCATGATTAGCCCTGAACATTTCAGAGGACTCGGAGCGAGGATTGTATATCCTCGTGTCGGAGGTTCGCCCCATCATACCACCCGTCATGTGTTATCCCCCTGTATATGATGTTCAAAACACTGTCGCAGTTTTTGACTTATTTTTCTATAGAACAACATAATTCTCGGACTATCTTCAAATGCAGATGTCATATTTTTTATGGTGTGCTCAAACTCTTCAAGTAAACGAGGTATAAGATGATATGCTGGGAAAAATGTAACGGGGTCATCATCTTCAAAAACAGTTTCAAAAGACTTTGTGAGTAATTTGAAAAGGTCAGGTGGAGTAATCTCTAACTCACCGTAGTGCTCAAATCTCATTGTAATACAACGACAAAAATCAAGATAGATTGGAACATTATACGCTGATACAGGCGAGTCACGCTCTACCAGCGCATAACCCGGATGGGTCATTTGTAGCAAATCAGGAACAGGAACTGGCATCAATTTATGTCACCCGCATGTTCTAACAAAGAGTTACGAATCCTCGCCCAAGAGTCAGGGCTTTCTTTACCAAGTTCAACCTTGAGGATGTTAATTGTATTATTGACTTGACTGTTTTCAGATGTAGGACTCCACTGTTCGTTCATCTTTAACAAGTCCTTTATTGATTCTCTGACTTCTTTGTGCAGTGACACCGCATCTCTAACAAACCCATCTTCATGGACACTACCCTCATTGAGCAATTCAGACAATTTAACATTGAGGAGTTCAACATTTGACCTGAGCGCATTAACCTCTTCTCCTACGACTAATGTAATCTCAGCAGCCGCACTTCTTTGAACTAACGGTTGAAAGTGATGTTTCATGTGATGATAAACAGATGACTCAGCAATACCAAGTTCTTCAGCAATTGTTTCTGACTGAGAGCCATCTTCAAAATAACGACGCTCAAAATCAGCCCTACCTACATCAGCACAAACTTTGCACTGAGGATTAGAAGCCATGTGGAACTGACCCATGTGATTACGAAAATGACGGTCTGTTGTGTTCAGCCTCCAGCCCATGTCTTTGTCTAATTGTTTAGAAGAGATTTCACCATCAAGGAGTCCCTTCTCTAAGTCTTCACGACTTGGGTGCTGACACAAAGGGCAAGACCGTTTTGATACTGGGTTACCCTCCGCCATGATTGGCTTAAAGCAGCATTACCCATAATCCTTTTTCATGAAAACCTACTCGGAGGAACATGCTCCCACCTTACGAGAGAGTTCCAAAGCAACCTCTCAAAGAGCGTGGTAAAGATTTAATCAAAGCATCAAAAGATGCACTGAAAGGCAACAGAGTCTCTAAAAAACTATACATGGCGAGACTTGATGAGTGTTATCAATGTCCTTACATGCAAAAAAGAATGGGGACTTGCCGACTGTGTAGTTGCGTCATGAAAATTAAGGCTCTTGCGCCATCAGTTTCATGCCCGATAAACAAGTGGTCAGCGAGTGATTCTTGAGTAAAGAGTGGTTAAGAAAATAAACGCTCCAAAAATACCTACAACAAAGACGCTTACATCCCCGCTGCTCATTTCGTCACCTTTGAAAATTAGAATACCTGTGCAAGCCATAATTACTGCAATAAACTGAACCATAATCATTTCAGTAATGATGTTTCTACTTGGAGCAAAAATACTACTACTCGCTTCACTTACTCTCATTCCGTAATCTTTCATACTACCCGATTGCACCATTATATCGCCTCAGTTTCTTGGTAGTCCTATAAGCCCACGAGCAACGCTACCAATTCCGCCGCCCATTTTGTTCATCATACCTTCATCTTGTAAAGCAGCACTTAACGCCCCACCCATCATTGATTGTTGAGACATAGCAATAATCTGTTGTCTTTGCATTTCAGCCTCTTGGAACTTTTGATTGCTTTGAGCAACCATGTTATTCAAGACCATACTCACATTTTCAATGCTTAGGGTTTGTAAGTCAGAAGATAATGTTGCAGGGTCAAGTTTCATACCACCCTCGTCTTCATCAATAACGAATGTGGCGTTTTTAAGAATGTTTAGCATACTTAGGCTGGTTGTCGCTGCAATCAAATCTATCAAACTACCAAGCCCTCCGTCTTTGATAAAACGATGAATAGGATTTTGAGATTGTAATAGAGCATTCATAAGTTCCATTTCTGATGGAGGAGTGACTTGTCCGTTCTGCATCATCATTTGTTGCTGAGGTGTCATCCCCGCACTACCCATCATACCAGCCATAAATCCTTGATTCTGCTGCTGCATTTGTTGTTGCATCGGTTGTGCTCCAAGACTAAATCCGCTTTGCGGTTGCTGCATACCGTAACCCATTCCTCCCCCAGTTGCTGAGAGATTTAATCCGTTTGGTTGTTGTTGTTGTGCGCCAAGATTGAACATCGTATCATGCCTCCCCAACCGCTACTGCACCATCAAGGTTCTGTTGCATTTTGGTATTCTCAACATTAAGTAATTCTTGAAACGCTTGCGTTGGCATGTTCATTTGTTGAAGTTCTAATTGAAATATACGAAGGTCAAATACAACCATGGTAATATCGTTTTGACCAGTGGCTGGGTTAGCATAATGGATTAGATTGATTCCCTTTGTTCTACCAGCATCTCTTTCAAGTTCAGCAAAGAACGGTTCGTATTTTGTTAGCATAGCAGGTGTAGGGTCTTTCTTTTTTACAGAAGATACAGGGACAGTAACAATTGAGACTCCTCTTTTCACTTTATCACGGAGACGACTTGGGTTCATTTCATTCTGTTTGTCTTCTTCGGCCTCCCATTTACAGAGTAGATGATACAAATGAAGATGTTCAGGGCAGTATGTCCCTCGCATTTTCTTACCACTGGTCACTTTGTCAAGAGCAATAAACGCTTCAGGCTGACCAGTAACTGGGTTTTGCCAATACATTTCCCAAAGAGAGCGACCTGTTTCATCGTCACAGATACGCATATAGAGATTATCATGTTTCATCAATTCAGCAACATTTGCTCCGTCTACAACGCAAGTTCCTGTATCTTTGTTGTAACGATACTTACGACCAAATACCCATCTCATAGGATTGAATATAGAACGCTTTGCTGGTTGAAGTAATTTGTATGCTTGCTTGATGTCTTTTTTACGAGCCTTTCGTGGGTCAGCATGGCGACTTGGGTAAAAATTAACTTTAGGAACTTCTATGTTACCAGCCTGTGCTGCTTCTTGCATTCCTTGTTGAGCCATCAACATTTCTTGAAGTGCAGCCTGAGTAAGTTGTTCATTACCTTGCATAGCCAAAGTAGACAATTGAGCCTCATTTAGATTTTGTTGGGGTTGTCTGTTAAACATCATCATTCTACCACGACCTGCTCAGCCGTAGGTGTCATGACTACTACAATCTGTCCCTCTTGAACAGTAAATCTCCAATTAACATCATCTCCAGCAGTAAGACCAAAATGTTCTACAATAAACATAGGAACAGTTGTTCTTAGGCTACGACTCCCACCACCAGTGGACACCAAAGTAGTAGACGATTTCTTGCTTGACATATTTACACCGAAAGAGTTGTTATTCAAAAGGCTACCTATGGGGTCACTTTTTTGGTCAAGATGTTAAAAGGCTCACCATTGTCTTTTCTACATTCCATCCAATCCTTGTAGCCATGAATGACCTACGAGTAGGAATACCTGCTTTTTGTAGCCTGATTAAGTCATCTCTAAATGGGTCAAAAATCTTATGTTCACCTATACGACCCTCATGCCAAAGTTTAGATGCGGTTTCATCAAAGAATCTATCTGCTTTATTCGCTACAAGCATAACCACTCTTGGGTGATACTTTCTACCTTTGAATCTCGCCCATACTGAACGATAGCGATAATTTCTTTGTATTAAACAATCTACAAGATAACGAAAACCAGCAATTTGTTTTATGCTTTCATCTCCACCTTTGAAAGCCCTATCGTCAAAAATGTAAACTACGGCTTCTACTCCACGAGTTACCATGTCTTCAATCCAAAGATTCCAAAACCTCTCTTGTCCACCTATGTCTGATGAATATACGACTCTCTTCTCACCATTCCAACCAATTCTTTTTCTTGTTGGTTTAGGCATTCTGTAATTACCTAATTTCAGTATACGACTATGAGTAGTTCTATCTTCTTCTTCTATCTCTTCCATTTCACCCGGAGTAGTAAGATAGCGGTCAAGAGTTGTTTTACCAACGAGAGGTGCTCCGTAGATACCGACTCTTCTTGGTTTATATGAATTGTAAATATGCTGACCCCACATCGCTGCACCTACCAATGCAGTGCCACCGGGGTCTACCATGAATCAATCCCACCACTTTAACCAATTGATTAAGTCTTCAAGTTTTTCAACGGCCCAGTCTACTGTATTTTCGTATATACTGAACTCAGGATTGTAAAACTCAATACCACTTACTACTACACATGTAATACCGGAGGCAAGGATAGTCTTTACCCAACCCCAAGTTCTTTCGTATGCATTATCAACGGTATTTGCTATGTGAATAGCACGCAGCGTGCTTTCAGTAGCATCATCAGAAGGAGTGCGAAAGATTCGGCCCATGAGTAAACCTCACTCAAGATTTCTTTTCAAATCTTTTATCAGGCGTGCCATCTTTCTTCAATGGTATGTCTTCTTCTACTCCAAGAGTAAGTGGTTGTAAAATCTTAGCCTCATGAGTAGGAATCCTACTACCGTCAAAAGAAGCAGCAGCCCCACCTTGTTGGTCGTAAAAACCTACCATAGATTGAGCACCACCCTGAACACCCCAACTTGGCGGCATCTTACCGGGGTTATTTTCCATCCAGCGTAATTCACGCTCAAGTTGTGCTTCTTGCATACGCATTTCCATGTCGGCTCTACGATTATCAAATTGAGTTTGCATACTCCTGTATTGATTATTCCTTTGCTTTTCCATGTTACCATGTCTTACCTTTTCTTGTAGGTTTTGCTCAAAGAACATCTTAAAGAAGTAGTATGCTATACCTTGAACAAAGAATGCACCCATCGCATAAGTGAAACCATTTATCCAAACACTGTCTTGTGTTAGCCAAACCCTTGCGTCAAAGATTCCAACCGCTACTCCAACCAGTGTGCTTTGAGCCAAAATTAGTCCCATGAGGCGTATTTCTGCATCGTGATGGTCTTGATTATCCATAATGTCCACTGGTCTGTCCACTGCGGGGGTCATCATAAAGGTTACTGGGGGTGTTGTCCTTGTTGTCCGTTGTATAGTCTATACATTTAGAAGAATAGTAAATACAGTATATTGTGTAAACAATACATCGGACAAGTTAGACAAGTTAGAATGGATAAGGATGCATCAATTCTTTTCTACTTTCTACATTTTCTTCTTGATGGTAGTCGTCTAAAGAAGTCAGTAAAGCCTGTGCTATTGATTTATCTTGCTCATCCATAGGCCCAGCCATTAAGTTTCTAAGCAATTCAAGGTCTTGCTTGATTCCTTTTGTGATAGGTCGTAGTGTCCCTTTGTCTTTGAAATGTCTTGCTCTGTTCTTATGCTCGTCTTCTACTGTCAATTTACCACCTTCGGTGTGTGAAATGTCACGGTGAGAGTGGTCGCCATACATACCACGCTTGTGTCGCTCTCTATTCAAATCCTCTCTATACTTGACTCTATCAGGAGAAGCCTCGTATTTGGTATCGTATTCTTTCTTACGACGCATGGCTTCAGGTGATTTACGCTCCTTCAATAGCAAGTCTGTAATTCTTTCAAAACGAGCCTTTTGTATCTCCATAAGAGCAGCACTGTATGCATCATCGTCAGCGACATTCCATTTTTTACGATTAAATTGACCTGTTAAATCTTGCATGTTTAAGTGTCCACTTTCTATAGAATGTTGTAAGAGAAAGGTCAAAAGAGTTTTTTTATCTTCATCACTAATCATTTCAGCATCATGTGCATCATTTATGTTTGCGATTCTACGAGGTAAACTGTTTGGATTACCCTCATTAGCCCACTTAGCCGGAATCTTGCCTTTTACTCCAACGCTATTCTTACCAGTTTTGAAATGAGTCTTTAGTGAAATAGGTAAATCCCCACTCAGTCTCTTTCCTTCTTCTAACTCTACTGGCTCTGCTGGCTCTACTTCTTCACGAACTTCAGGTTTCTTATGAGAATGTCTCAAAACTTGTGCTTGTATAGGCATTGTCATTCCGGGTTTGAAACCATTCGCTGTGTTATGTCTATTATGGCGGTCATAGATTTCCAGTTCGTGATGTTTTGGCATTGAGTTTTGTTCAACTCCTAATGGTCTTGCTGTAAGATGTTTTGACTTTGCACCAGCAAGCCACATAGGAGTGGGTGTAGAGGTAACTGGTGAAAATCTATTGTCACGGCCTCGCTCGTAAACCATTCCTATATCGTGTGGTTTTACTACCAGTGGGTGTCGTCGTTCAGGTATATTTCTTTGACTGTGAAAATCATAAGTTCCAGTTTTAGTATTACGAACACGCTTTTTGTCTTCAAATGGTAATGACATAGCAGGGTTACTATTCCAACCTTGAGGTATTACACCTGTTTGTAAAAACATTCTTTGGTTTACTCCTATATCACTAAACATGTGCGGAGCAGTTCTCATTAGATGTTCTAATTGATAATGAGAGTTCATTTCAAATTGTTTTTTCTCATCTGCATCGTGTTGAAGAGAGAGGTTATCAAAAACAGGTATATTCCCAGTAACACCTGCGTTAATTCTACTGCTAATTTGTTGATTCAAATAAGTTCTATCACCACCATTGGGGTTTACATGCTCAAAACTATCGTGTCCTTGGTTGATTGCCTGACCAAGCGGTGCAATATATTGATTGAAGTTATCCAACCCAAAGGCTGGGTATACTGGGCCTTTACGAATGACACCAATGTTAGGCATATTTCTTCACCGCTACTTTTGTTTTCCCAGTTTGCTTGTCTAAAAGTTTGTAACAAGGACACTTGGGGGCTTTAGCCGAGCACTGAATATCTTTCTTCATACACTCACAAGGAGTGCTTTTTGTAGCCCCACAGCAGCATTTATCTTTCAACAGTTCCACCTCTTTAATGATGCACCTTTAGGAGTGAGTTTGCCCTTTTTAGAAGTTGCACCTTTCATTCCACTCATACGAGCACAAAATGATTTACGACGCTTTGCCGACTTACTACCGGGTTTGAGTGAACTTGGTTTTTTAGTAACAGGGGGTTTGAGGTTTGCACCTGTTTCACGCTTAGCAGTAGCACGACCTTTGGCATTTAGTCCACCTTTTTTACTATGCTTGTTTGGATTGTAACCGTGGAATGGTTTGGACTTTTTTTTGCCCTTTTCAATAACATCCCATGCTGTCTCAAATGCCGTCATCGTATCACTCCAACCATTTTGACTATAGTAGGCTTTCCACCTACGCCTTGTTTCTTTGAGCGCTTGCGTTTTGTAGCAGCGGATTTTTGTCCTTCTGACATTGAGCCTGAAGTTTTTGGAGTTTTATTGCTGACCTTTACACTTGGTCTGCATTTTGGATAACCCTTACTGGATTTCTTTGCTTTGTTCCTACCGCATGGTGGGTGTTTACCGTCTTTGTCTTTACGACTGACATCAACCCACTTTTCATCAAACCACCTTTTCAGGTCTTTGACAATGAGAACATCATGACAAGTGCAGCGTGTCATTTCTTTTTCCCCTTCTTTTTCTTACCTACGCCAATTTTACCTTGACAAACTTGCACAGCATATCCATTTGCATACGCTGATGGGTAAACATCAAACTTACGCTTTGCTGCTGCTTTACCTTTCGGGCATAGTTTCTTTTCAAGGTAATCCCAAGCGTTGTCAAATGCTGTCATTGTGTAGTCCCCTCCCAGTTTTTCAACAACTGATAGGCGATGTCCATTGGTTCGCCTGTATATTTCATTTGAAAATTAGATTCGTTTTCAGGAGTGGTGGTAAACGGAGGTGACAACTTATTGTTATACACTACTCCTTCGGGATAAGGATAAGCGTCAAATACAGTTTCGTCATTCGGCATGATGTTACGCATGTCACCTGTCATTCTTTCACGACTTTCTATGAAGTCGTTTGCATCACCTTGGTTACTTATTCCGTAGTTATCCAACTGACCCATAGTTGCGGCATTACCTCCATACTTTGCACGAGCGTCTTTGTATTGTTGAACATAGTTTTGCGCCGCTTCTTGACCTGCATTTTCTAAAATATACTGATACAACTCATTAGAGTCTATGTCTTCACCGAAATAATCCGAATGGTCTTGGTCGCCTATATCGTCATACGCTTCTTCAACTTCATCTCCGTAATCAAACGGTGTGACATTTTGACGAGCAAACTCTGCCATTCTGTCCATAGCCCTTGTTCTTTCTTCACTTTGAAGTTCCGGATTATCATTAGCGAACCTTGCTCGGTCTATTTCATAATCTGTCATCTCGGACAAATCACGCTTCAACAACCGCCAAGCAATATCCATCGCCTCACCAGTTTGCACTGATGCACCACGGCGAGCCATATCAGCCGCCCTTTGCTCTTGCGCTTGTTTTCTTTGAGCAGCACCTGCTTGCATTTGTTGAGCCAATTGCATACCGACTTTTTTGTAATCGTTCTTCTTACCAGCACTCCCACTTGGTTCTGTAGGTTCAGGAGTTTCAACTGCTGGTTCAGCAGCAGGTGGTTCAGGAGTAGAAACCTCAGCAGTTGGCATCTTTGTTCCCAAGTCAGGTTTAGGGGCAGCAGACGCTACTGCTTCATTCGCAGCACTGGCCGCTGTTTTAGTAGCACTGGCCGCACCCTCAGTAGCAATTGTTGCTGCGCCACCACCTTTGATACCAACTTTACTGGCGACATCGCCTATTTTCTTTTTTGCGCCTTGTAAAAAACCACCAGTTGCTGTTTTCATACCACCAAGTTTACCTGCTATTTTTGGTGCTAACGCTCTTGCTCCCGCTAAAAGAGCCGGAACAAACTTCTCAATGTCGTCGGGAGAATCCCACGGCACAAAGTCATAGTTCTCACTCGGCATTAACTAACGCCAAGTCATACCTAAACAAAAGCATATCGCTTAAGAAGCGACATCAAAACTGTCGGTTTGGGTTAAACTGGTCGCCATACGAACCATCGGGTGTATCTTGACTACTCATCCATCTTGGCGCTTGCCCAACGGGTAGGTCAAAGTCGTCATTCCCCATCCGTGACATGTTTTTTCTGTCATATACATTGTCAGTTACCGCTTCGCCCTGTTCGTTAGTGTAGTAGCCTTGTCCTGAAAGACTTGTTTGAAAAGATGGGCCTTCATGTCCCATCGGGTCACTGCTGGTGGGTTTGAAAGGGCCGGGGCGTGGAGCACGAGTTACTTCTGCGCCCGGTGCTTGTCCTATATTTGTCCCTCCCATTGGGTGAGGTGCATTTGGTTGAACTGGGCCTTCTCTTTGACCGAGAGACATTTGACCAGTTGGGATTTCAGCCGTGTTAGTTACTGGTTGTTTGAAACGACCAAACATACCCGGAGCAGGTGTTTGTGTAGTTTGAGTCATCGTCTCAGGCACTTGTTGGCGTTGAGCCATTGATGAGATAGGGTCAGGCATATTGTATTCTTGACCATCTTGATGACCAACTACATTCTTTTTCAAGAATCCCCAAGCCTTCTCTAATGGACTGGCTTGAGACATTGGTGGTTGAGACATTTGGCCCATAGCAGCGCCTTCACCGACTGGCCCTTCAGGGCCACCCATTGGTTGTTGTCCCCTTCTCGCACTCATTTCTTGCATGAGTTTCTGATATTCGTCTTCAGCCGCTTGACGCATAGCAGGGTCAGGTGAGTTTTCATTATCAAGAACAAATTGTCTTCGCTGTTGAAGTTGAATAAACTCCTCTGCTTTACCTTTTTCAACTAAATCGTTGTATGCAATATCAAAAAAGTGCTCATTTTTCAAGATGTAAAAGGCATCGGAGAAAGCGGTCATCGTTCATCCCACGATGTTGCTTGATAAAAGAGTAGCGGTCAGTAATTCAAAGATGCCAACATGTTACGGTATCTTCGTGCGTGAGTGTCATCACCAAACTCAAACAAGCGCTTTTGCTCAGGAGGGGTGTTCATCCAATCTAACGCAGCGCCTACATTTTTGTAGTTTGCATTATCTTTATCCATGTGTTGAGTTAATTGTTGCATTTGATTAGAATTAGGAGCGTATTGACCAAATGATTGAGGGTCACTAAACAGTTTTTCTTCAACAGCATCCCACGGTTTGAATTGTTCTTTGTCATGATAGAGTTGATTAAAAGAATTAAACTGCATCGGGTCTACATTTTGAAATCCTTGATACAATTTATTGTTCTTGTATTCTCGTCGCTCTGTGCCACCGTAATTTGAGTGTCTACTCGGCATTTGTCTGTTTTGATAAATTGTATTTTTAGAAGAAATTGGCCCAGTCATTTGACTCAAATCTTGTCCAAACCTGTTTAGGTCATGTAAGTGACCTATATATGGGTCAATCGCCATGAGTTTACCATCTTTGTAGCCAACATTGTCTTCATTTTCGTAAATGTCCCCTACATCTAACGCCTGTCCGAGTGGAGATTCTTGAGCAACTTCAAAATCAAGGTCAAGTAGGTCTTGGTCAAACTTACCTTTTATTCTGTTAAACTCATCTATATCATCAGGTTCAACAAGATGATTTGGTATTAGATTATCACTCCTGTCTACTTTGGCTTGCTCAGTCGGGAAAAAGCGAGGGTTGTCTGTGCCGATTGGTGTCTCAGGAATAATAGGATAACCGAGTGAAGCAAGAGCGTTTATCATAGCCAACGAAGATTTGTCCTGTCCTCTACCAAAGGTGTTAGGAATCTTTTCTACAGTTTTGTCACCAACTAATGCATATCGGTTAGCACCGTGACCTATTTTGCCCTCTCTATCTCCTTTCCAGTTTTGCACTGAACTGCTGTCCCTGTCTAAGAAATCGTATGGGACATCTCCTAAACCCATATTGCGTGCTCGCCGCTTCCAAACATCCATTGTCCTATCATCTTTAGCAATCATTTGAGGTTTGTATGGTTTCTTTGATTCGTGGTTGTAGGGGTGGGTAAAATGCTCATCACCGTCAGGAGTTTTTCGCACCCATGATGTTTCGTGCGCCCCGTCAATTACGCCTCTGTCTACCATTTTTTCCCAAAATCCTACGGCTGATGGTTCTACATGAGTCACATGAAAATCGTAAGGGTGCTCATGAATCTCAGGCTCTTCGTCGGGTCTAAGTGTAGATTTTAATTCTTGAAGATACTGAGTTCCTCTACCATGTCCCTGTGCAGACTCATTATCTTTGATTTCGTAATGAGAGATAAGCCAGTTACCTTCGTTATGGTCAGGTTTGACAATAGCACGAGCGTTTCCGTCTTCGGATTCCCACGCTTGCTGCCATGAGTTTGGGTCTAATCCCCACGACATGTGCTCAAGCATGTCATAACGAGGATTAGCAGGTGGTTTTTCTTCATCGTCTCCATACCACATGGGTGCTTTAATCAAAAACCACGCAGTATCAAACGCTGACACATCAAATCAGCCTCTTATTTCTTCTTGAGTAGGGTTTAACATAGTCCAAGCCTTTGCGAATGGTATACCAAACTCGTCAGCGAGTCGTTGTAGTTCCGACTCTTTGATTCTCCCGTATGGGTTGGATTCGCTAAGAGGTCTTGCTTGCTGTTCAATGTTTCTCGGCATCTCTTGAGTGTTCGGAGAACCAGCCATTGGATGCTGTGGCGGTGGGTTAGGAGGGAAAGTTCCCGTTGTGTTAGAGTTTCGCTGACCACTACTTTGAGGCATCATAGGTGCTGGTGGTAATGTTTCCATACCGTGAGCAAAAGAAGGACTGCCGCTAAAGCGTTGCTTCATTCCCTGCATGTTTCCGAAGTGACGCATCTGCTTTTCATCAAGCCCTTCATCCATGTGATGAGGCGATGGCTGCAAAGCCTTCAAAGCCAAGTCAAATGCAGACTTGTCTACTGTGTCTAAGGCATCGTGATGAAAAGGGTTGTCGCTTTCTCTGCGGCGCTCTTCGGTAGGTCGCATGTCATACCCGGTGTCTTCGTCTTCACCAATTGGTTTCTTTGACCCGTCTTCGGTGTCGTATTGAAACTCGTCATCAGGGTCTTCAGTAGGCCCAGTTTGCATACGACGCTGAGCGTGTTCACGCTTTCCCGCTTGCATATCAGCCAATACTTTTTTCTTGTAAGGAGTGGCCTTCAGAAGAGAGAAAGCATCTGAAAAAGCATCCGACATATCCCATCTGATGCGTAACTACTCTATGAATTATGCGGAAAATCAAAGGACTACGGCGAGGTCAATTTTTATTTTCAATTTTTTTTTGCTGGAACTCTGCGTGTGACCAAAGAAGCGTAACTACAGGGCGTAACTACTATGCCTCCGCCTAAGGGGGGCGTAACTAAGGGGCGTAACAAGGCACTGCGGCGCTGTTTGCTGCTGGCCTCGCAAGCGTGGCGCTCGGCTGAGTAGCCTTGCCGTAACAAGGGAGCAGCACAACGCTGCGTAGCAGCGTGGCGCTGCGAGCAGGGCTTGCATCACGCACCACGAGTAGGGGCTTCAGGCTTCAACTTCTATAGACCGCTACACTGCTAAGCCTTATGCTGCTCAGTGCAGCGTTTAGGTTACGCCACCTGCCGATTCGTAGGGCAGCGTAACGCTTCGCCTCTCAGTCCAGCGTTAAGCCTCAAGCCACGCCCCTTGACCCCCACCCGTATGGGTGGCAACTAAGCCACCCTCCTTGCGCCGTAGCATACGCCCCGTAACAAGTGGCAAGAACGCATCACTGCTTGGAGTTGATATATAAAGCGGCATTATACTACACCGTGAAGGAGAGAGAAAGATGTCTAACAACATGAACCCGACCCCAGCCCGACCTGTGACCGCCACTGCTACTTGGGGTGAGCAAGCAACCGCCGTTGTGCCACTCATCGCCACCTACCTACGGGGCAAGTCCACGAAGGACTTCACCTGCATGTTCGTTCTCGCTGACGGCATGAACCTCAGCCCAACACCGCTGACCTACACTCGTGCTCAAGTCACCGCTTTCGCCGTTGATGTGCTTGACCTTGCCGCTGCTCGCAAGGACTGCAAGGACATGCCTGAGCCATCCAGCATGGGCAAGGTTGCCCTCGCCAAGTTCTTTGAGGCCAAGTCCACCCACGACAAGGTGAGCAAGCACATCGTCATCAAGACGCTCAACGCTTACCGCCGTGAACTCAAGATTGCTCGCAAGGCAACTCGCTTGAACGCTGCTGTCGCTGCTGGCACGAACTGGTTCGCTGATGGCGTTGTCTATGCCGACACCCACGAACTTGCAGGGCAACCTCGCCCTCTTGTGTCTCGTCGCAAGGCTGTTTCCGCTTACCTGCAACTGACCGTTGGTGCTGACTGGAGCACACGAGCCAACAAGGGTGCTCTCAAGGACAGCGCTCTTGCCTTTGTCCGTCAAGGTGCAACTGATGCACCAACTGCACAGGATGGCCGTGATGCTGCTGCTGCACTCCGACCTGCACCAGTTGCACCTGCACCAGTTGCAGCGGTCAAGTCCACACCTGCGAAGGTCAGCAAGGCCGACCTCGTGAAGCAAGCAGTCGCTCTCGGCATGACCAAGACCAAGGCACAGAAGATGAACATGTCTCGCCTTGAGGCAACCATCGCAGTGCTTGCGAACCTCTGAGTAGGCCACTGAGCCACTCAGCGCACCCCCACCAGTGACTCACTCACTGGGTAGCCGCCCCTCACACCGCTTCGGCGGCGTGGGGGGCTTTTTTTTTGGCTTTTTGGCCTTGTTACGCACGCCAGCGGAGCGACTGCTTCGCAGGGACTGCTAAGCGCAGTCCTTCCCCGCCTTCGGCGGGGGATGCGTTGCCCCTGTTCGTTCCATCTTCCATCCATACGGTTGGGGATAACCCCACGAGTGACCTCGCTCGTTGAAAATAAATCACCTTCACTCCGAGCGAGAGCCAGCACCAGTGCTGCTTGATATATACCCCTCGCCTGTCATTCGGATGCCCTGATTCAGCCATGCTTTTCAGCACGCCCCTATAGTATACGCATAGAACGCATAGTTTGCATAGACATCTATCGTGTAGATGCGGTAGCGAAAGGGTAGAGTGTTGTCTAAGTAGTCCGTTGTATTATCAAGACAATATACAATACAATATCATACAATACATAGTCTAAACAAGACATCGGATTAGTCGGACAAGTTGGACTGGTTCACGAGCACGCTATCCTAAACGCATGACTGCGAAGAACACTCAGTAGGTTTAAGTCTCGTATGTAGATGGGTAGATATGGTAGACGATGATGGTAAACCCGATGACTACGAGCCTGTAAAGATAGAACTGATGGACAAGGGTGAGGCTTACGATATTGTAGCAGCGTATGCAAACGAACAAGAGGGTGAGTTAGCAGAGGCTATGCTCTCGGTCTTGTGGAACTCACAGATGGACTACGAATACATTGAAGGTTTACTCATACACTTCTGTAAGTGTGGCTGCGCTGCTAATGGATTGTGGGATGAAGGAACATACATGCACTCCTATGTCAAGAACAATGACATACAATTCAACGAAGCGCATACAGAATCGTGCAAGTTCTGTGGGCTTGAGTAAGCCAGTGCTTACTAACTCTACTGCGTGACATCAGCGTGCGGTATTGCTGAGAACTAATCGGTGAACTGAACTTCATTGATATATGAAGCAGCATTAAAGAGCATCAACATGGAAACCGACACCATGAACTTGCAGCCTGACTATGACCACCACTGTGCCTCCTGTGGTATAGACATCAGTGATGGTGTTGATGTGGTAGACACCGTGGAGATGACAGCCCACTTGGTCTGTTCACTTGAGTGTGCTTCTGTCTACCCTGACTTGCAGCCTATCATTCCCCCAAGCATGACACCGATTGAACCTGATGTCCCTGAGTGGGCTTACACATCCTCACCTCAGCCTGAGCCTGTGGCTATGGTTGATGAGGCCAAGGTCATACAGATTCGTGCTCCTTGGGACTCACCTGCTGACTTGCTCATGTATGAGTTCAACGATGGTGATGAAGGAGTTGATGCTTGATGTGGAGGCTTGAAGCAGTCATTAACTTCGGCGCACAACTGGGTGAGCCTACAGTCTCATGGGAGTTCCCCACTGAAGAGGAGTTGGATGAGCAACTCAACTACCTCACTGATGCACTCAACCCACTGAACATATCGTGGTGCTATACTCGCAACTGGGTGGTGGCTTGATGTCTGAACGCAAGTTCATCTACCTCGTCATGTCCTTACCCAAGGACTCGGCCTACCTGTTCTCCAACATGGCTGAGGATGCAGTGCCGACACACATCTACGGAGTCTACTCCAACATGCAGTCGGCAGTCTACTGCCTGTATGATTTGTGGTCTACCCCACGAGTCTACAGTGGTGATACCGAGTATCATATCATCAAGCGTGAGGTTCGGACTGGTTTCGCAAAGGTGGTGAGTGAATGAACACACACATGTTCTCCGATGGTAGCGATGGCTACTGTGTCACTACCGAACTTGAGGGTAAGGAGTTCATTCTCTCACAAGCCATGCAAGAAGGCACTACTGGTGTCGGTGTTGCAGTGCGTAAGATTGTTGAGGAGTTCCGCACCATACCCACTATCGGTATCAGGTTCGGTATGCTTCAGCGTGGTATCACCCTTGAGCAGCAGGGGATTCGCTTGACTGCTAAGCAGCCACCAGCCTCAGCGATTGTCAAGCGAGAGTATGGTGTTCGTAAGGGCATGAGCAAGGCGAAGACTGGGATGGCCCTGTCTCTCCTACTCACCCTTGCTAACATGCTCATGAAAGAACAAGACATTGAGGCTGGGCAAGCGGCCTTTGATGCGGAGTGTGAGCAAGAATGAGTTTCACGATTGAAGAGTTGTGCTTGATGGCACACGATGGATTGTGTAGCCGAAGAGACTGCACTAACTGCACAGATGTAGAAGAGGATGACTGTTGATATATAAAGCAGCATAATAAGAGAAGGTGATTGAGATGAAGAGCAAGAAGTTAGTGACAAGAGAAGTGATGAGGCAACTCATTGACAAGTTCTGTGAAGTGCATGTTGATGGAGAGAAGGATTACATCGGCCCGAATGCTGGTGATGCTCCGTTCTTCAAGAGACTGGAGGGCCACGCAGAGATACCTGAGACTATGTATCAAGAAGCAGCGGAGCGCTTCTACAAGTATAGTCAGACACAGATTCCTACACTGATGAAGTGGTGTGGTATTCCTGAGCATGTTGATGTCCAGTCTTTCCTCAAGGACATGACTGAGATTGGTGTCAAGGCTAAGGCCAAGGCAGCATACCAATCCAAGTTAGCAAGCCGCCTTCGTAAGTTCTTCAAGGAGACTGGTAAGAAGCCAGCGTCTCTACGAGATGTCATGTCCTTTGATGAAGAAGTCATGGCTATGTGCATGGAGTTCATGACTGAGCATGGAGATACTATCAACCAACCCAACGAACTCAAGCAGTTGTATGAGGAGACACTTGCTTCTTACATTGTCACTGAGACTGAGGCTCGCTTGAGGAACACTGTCAAGGCTGAGGTCTACGAGGATGTATGGTATGGTAAGAACGATTCAGCACGACGCTGGCCGAAGAAGTCTCGCCGTGTCTCACTTAGATTCCCTCGCCACACTGCGGTCAAGGATGAACTCAAGTCGGGTTGTCCTTTCCCTGCACTCAAGTGGAACGGAGAGTTTTGGTCACTCACATACACTGCTGACCTACTCACTAAGGCTGCTGCTATCTTTGAGAAGCATGGCTTCTTCGCTGACCAACTCACTGCTCTCGTAGTGAAAGCCCCAACTCCTGACACCAGCACTGCTGTCACTGACAAGAATGTATCAGCCACCATTGAGGCTGATGTCCTTGTGCTCAAGTGGCCTTGGCTTCAAGACGCTGACCTACGAACCAAGGTCATGAGCATTGTCAAGGGAGTCATGGGTCGTAAGTGGGATGGTAGTCGCAAGGCATGGAAAGTGCCTGTCTCTCAAGGTGCGTTCTTGAAGGGTAGACTTGATGGTATCTATCAACCACTCGCTGATGCTATCGCTACTGTTGATGGTATGTCTACTGTGATTGAGTCTCAGGCTGAGCGCATCGCTCTGTCCAGTGCTGCTTCATTACATGACGAGGATAAGATTGAGGAGATGCGTGGTCGTTTGGCTGAGCAGTTCCCCGAAGGTCGTGAACTCTACCCCTTCCAGTATGTCGGTGTTCGTTTCTGTGAACTTGCTGGTGGTCGTGCTTTGATTGGTGATGACATGGGTGTGGGTAAGACTATCCAAGCCCTTGCCTATGCAGCACTGCACCCTGAGAACCACCCAGTCCTTGTCGTTGCCCCTGCGAATGTCAAGTATAACTGGGTCAAGGAGTTCAGCACTTGGCTACCCAACCTCACAGTTGAGGCTGTGAAGAATGGTAAGTCGGACATACCTGACACTGATGTTGTCGTCATCAACTACGACCTCATGAAGAAGCAACAACTTGCGCTTGAAGATGCTGGGTTCAACATCGTTATCTTTGACGAGTCACACTACCTCAAGAACAGTAAGGCTCAGCGCACTCAGGCTTCACTTGAAGTAGCCAACACCAGCAAGGACATCATCTGTTTGTCGGGGACTGCTATCACTAACAGACCCATTGAGTTCTTCACTACACTGAACCTGCTTCGGCCTGTTGAGTTCGGTAACTTCTTTGCATACGGTAAGCAATACTGTGATGCTCACCACACTGGTTGGGGCTGGGACTTCAAGGGTTCATCTAACGAGGCAGAGTTGCACGAGAGGACAAGAGCATTCACTATCCGCCGACTCAAGAAGGAGGTCATGGATGAACTACCCGACAAGATTCGTCAAGTGGTTGATGTCGTGCCTACCCCTGCCGAGAAGAAGGCATACAACAATGCTCAGGCTACATGGTTGAACCAGTATGAGATGCACAAGGCACAAGGCTCACTACCTGCTGGGTTTGTCTTGAACATGCTCACTGAACTACGACACCACTGTGGTATACTGAAGATTACTGCTACTGCTAACTGGGTTCGTGAGTATCGTGAAGTCACTGGTAAGCCTACGATTATCTTTGCACACCACAAGGATGTAGTGGATGGGTTGGTTGATGAACTCAAGGATGAGTTCACACTTGGACTCATCACTGGTTCAGTTGCAGCAGAGAAGAGACAAGAGAGAGTAGATGCATTCCAGCGTGGCGACATTGATGTTATGATTTGCTCCACTGTTGCTGCGAAGGAGGGACTCACCCTCACTGCTGCTGATACTGTAGTGTTCATTGAGCGTGAGTGGTCACCAGCATGGGAGGAGCAAGCCGAGGACAGAGTGAACCGTATTGGACAAGACGCTGAGACAGTTCACGCAGTCTACCTCTCAGTCAAGGGAACGATTGATGAGAAGTTCAACTCTGTAGTAGAGGAGAAGCGAGCAGTCATCAAGTCGGTGCTTGATGGTGGGGATGCAGTGGAGCGTAAGGGTATTGCATCAGCACTACTCAAGTCCATGGTAGACTCAGGTGACATACCAGCAGACTTGCTACGAGACTTGGGGGTGAGTGCTTGAGATTCACTGCACATCTATGTCATCAACGAAGGTGCAACAACCCTACACCCGCTGGGTTCAGGCGCTGCGCTGAATGCATGAGAGGCAACACACCACAGAAGCGAAAGCAAGAAGAAGAATGAAGTTGATATATAAAGCAGCACTAAAGATAGGAGATGAGAAAGATGAGTTGGAGTAAGGAGAAGAAGGCAGCATACGGCAAGGCCAAGACAGAAGCAAGCAAGGCTACTTGGTATGAGAACCTCGCAGCAGGTATCAAGGACAACAATGTTCCTTGGCGTAAGCCATGGAAAGGTGGTGCTACTATGCCTCGCAACTTGAAGAGCAAGAAGACATACCGTGGTGGTAACATTGTCTCACTGTGGTTTTGGGGATTGAGTCGTGGCTACACTGACCTCCGCTTTGCTACTCGTAAGCAACTCATTGAGAAGGGCTACAACATCAAGGGTCTATCCAATGGTGAAGGTTGTCTCATCAAGTTCGCTAAGACATCCAACTACAAGGTAGAGGACAAGGACACTGGTGAAGAGACTATGCGTTCAGGCTTTGTCACTCGTTGGTATGAAGTGTTCTGTGTTGAGCAGTGCGAAGACTACGAAGCACCCGAAGTGAAAGACGAAGACTTGTCTGTTACTCCTGAGTCTGATATGATGGACTCCTTCTATGGGTATGTTGATTCACAAGACACTCTTACTCTTGAGCGTCAAGGCAGTCGTGCCTTCTATAGATTAAGTGGTGACCTCATTAGGCTACCAGCACACGCTGACTTTGAGACTCAACTTGGTGAAGTCATGACGGCCATGCACGAAGCAGTGCATAGCACTGGTCACCCCAAGAGAGCAGAGCGTAACCTTGCCTCTAAGTTTGGCTCACCTGAGTATGCCTATGAAGAACTGGTTGCTGAACTTGGTGCATTGATTGTCACACTCTCCCTTGGTGGTGAGTTCAATCCTTATGTTCTTCAAGAGGAGCACGCTAACTCTCAGGCTTACCTCAAGCACTGGCTTGATGCATGTAAGAATCAGGACAGTGCATTGGACAAGGCGTTCAGTCAAGCACAAGCAGCGGCTGACTTCATCCTTAACAACTGTAGCATAGAAGAAGAGGTGATAGCATGAGTAGAACAGAGGTAGGTAGGTTAGCATCTAAGGCATTGATGTCTCACAAGAAGTTCAAGCGAGGTAACACAAGGGTAGAGGTAGACAGTGATGGTGCTGCTTACTTGAAACTCTTCGGTAACACTATCGCTTGTCACGAGGCTGACGGCACACTCAAGATAACTCACAGTGGGTATGCAACAATGACAACTAAGGACAGACTCAACGCACTACCACATGTAAGTATCTACCAACGAAACCACACATGGTATCTCCATGATGAGGAGTGGGATGGTGACTGGGATATTGTATACAACCCTGACCCAAGAGGTAAGCAGTGGGGTCGTATACCAAAGACTGATGATACAATGGAGGAGTCAGCATGAGTAAGTCACAAGGAATGGTATTCGCTCTACGAAGAGAGCGAGCAAAGGTGAAAGAACTTGAGGCTCGCATCGTAGAACTTGAACAACAGATACAGGAGATGACAGTATGAAAATTGATGACATGATAAAAGAACTACGAGAACTACGAGACGAAGCAACTTGCACAGACGACCGTTGTTTGTGTGAACGCCACGACAGAATTATTGATGCACTTGAAGCACAGCGTGCTTGGGTATGGAACTGGTTGAAGATGAACGCCGACCCTAAGCACAGTGATGGCGAAGGCTTGGCTATGATACCTCAAGTAATTCCTGATGACTACATCAGCGACGGAGAGTTTCTTGACTATGTTCTTGAATGGTTTGAAGAGAGCATGGGGTTGAGCATTGATAGTGCTGCACTTGACATGAGATTGGAACACCATCGTGAAGAGTTCGCTAATCAATTAGAAGGTGATGAACAATGACATACAGGATAAGCATAGGACAGAACCAATGGCTACTAACAGAACGCTTAGGGCAACACGCCAACGACATACTCTATCAAGTGATTAAATCACACAGGTGTCCTCAAGTCAAAGACGGCGACATGGTTAGACAAGACAGACGCAGCGGTATGCTTACTGCTTACTCCGATGTCAATGCAACAAGACCACGCTATCGTTTACCATCACACTGTCATGTAGAATACGAATACCACTCCGAGGAGGAGTGACAAACGAAAACGCTTCTCGGTCTATAGTAATTGACAAGTTGATATATAAAGCAGCACTAAATAAGAAGGTGAAGAAAGATGGAACAAGAACTTACGATAACGATTGAAGCACATGATGGGATGAAGGGCGTAGTTCAACTACGATGTAACGGTAGATGCTTTCAGTTTGCTGACATGATGGTTGAATGTGGGCCTTGGTTCAAGATACCCTCACGCTTTGGGCCGACCTTCATAGACTGTGAGAGTATTGGACAAGCAGTGAAGATTGTTACTGCGATTATGCGAGGTGCTTGAAGATGAGTGATATGATTGTAACACACAGAGCATTTGAGAATGAGAACAGTGGGACACAACCCTACGAAGCAGCATCAATTGAGTTTGATTACTTCGCTCCACTGCTTGAGAACTTGGAGTTCGCTTACCGATGGACACAGAACCTACAGGATAGTTGGTCTAAGAACATGGAGCATGATGGACACGAGCGAGTCACCTGCTTGGTAGACTTGACTGGTAGACTTGGGCTTCGCTCTACATCTATGGGTGACACCATAACTATTGGTGACACTATGTATGTCGTTGCTGGTATGGGATTCACACACACCAATGGGGAGGCGGTTACCAATGACGAGTGAGAGTATCTATCTATTCAGTATCAAGGAGCAGCGACCATACCCCAGTGGTAGTCATGACGATTTCGTTTGGCGTGAAGAGTATACTAACCCCGACGCATTCACTTCTATAGAATCAATACGCCAATACATCTACGAATGGTATGAAGTCAAAGAGAAAGCGCTCGCTGATGTAGTAGCAAGTGGTCGTGCTGAGATGGAGATAGCACATCACTTAGACTTACAAGCACTTGACATCAACGCAGGTAGAACGAACATGCTACCCGAAGTCCTCATCACATTCTATACCCCACAGGGTAACCCACGCAAGCGATACATAGTGAGCACTACGAATGCAAGCACCACAAGACTCAACCCTAAAGCAATCACTGAATGATGTTGATATATAAAGCAGCAATATAGTATGAACCAACCAAGAGAGGAATGAACATGAAGACACTAACACTTGAACAACTCAACAGCACAGACCGTATCAAGGCTATCAAGTCACAGAAGGCTAAGGCTTTGTTTACCCATCGGTCAGCACACACTCAGTATGCTATCCCCAAGGACTGGTCACCACTTGATATGGTAGCAGTCCACCTTACTGACACACCACTCCACTTGACATCAGCAGCAGAGCACACTGGCTACCCTTGTTTCTTGAGGGCTTGCCCTGAGTCTCCTCGGCATGGTGTCATTGAATCCATTCGTTGTAACGACGAGATTGCTTTGCTCAAGAACTTCACATATCTTTCAGGTGTCATGAAGACTGAAGACCCCGATGGTTGTATGCTACTCATGCCTTTCATTGATGCTACCTCCTCCTCAGTCATGGCTCTGTCTCACCCCGAAGTAGATGACACTGGTAACATTGTCATGATGACTGATGAAGAGACTGGGCTTGACAAGCCAGTTATGTTTCAAGGCTACAACATCATGGGAGTAGGACACGATGGTGTCACTGCTGGTCATGGGTTCAACCTTGCATTCCCTCTACGAGTTGGGGACTACAGTAAGGACAACATGATTATGAATGCTCTATCCTACTCCCCTACTCGTCACGAACTTGAGTTCGTATTCACTACTGAGAGTGAGAACCGTGACCGAGGTGTGATGGACTTACCTAAGATGAACCACAGTCTCACACAGATTCGTGGTGCTCCTTCTCACACTCCAGTCATGCCTCCACCTGAAGGTGTAGATACTATCGGTATGATTCCGCAAGGTGAGGTAGTCATTCAAGACTTCATCACTATGAGTGGACTTGAAGAAGTCGCTTGGCTTGAAGAGAACATTACCAAAGAGAAGTGTCCTGATGGTTACATGGTTGTAGAACCAAGCGGCTCTCGTCTCTCTCACATCTATGCTCACTGCCGTGGTGTTGGAGTTCCTTATGCTATCACTCCCTCAGTGACTGTTGGTGACCGCTGGGTTGAGGCGGCTGCTGGTTGGGTTGTGCTTGACAACGATAGCAACTTTGAACCTAAGCCGTATGCTCCTCATGCTTACCTTGCTGACTTCAAGCGTGGTCTTAATTGTGGTAACAGGTATTGGCGCAAGCAACAAGGATGGTTCTCTACCTTCTTCCACCAGTGGGTCAGCCTCCCTATGAGCAAGCCACAGGATGTGGCGTTCCTTGCTGGTATGTTTGCTGCTTGGTTACCGAAGGCTATGCTTGCTCTTGGTCTTGGTGAGATGCGACACGCTCGTGGCCTCAAGTCCAATGCTAATGCTGAACTGTTTGCTACCATGACTGCCTGTATTGGTAGTGGTGTGTGGAAACAGATTAACAACACACCCCATCTTGATTCCTCTCGTGGTCACTACTACGCTGCTATCGGTCACATTGAACTTGACTGGGGTGACGCTGCTAAGATGTTGCGCTTCTTGAACAAGCACTACCGCAAAGGGTGGTCTTCATCCTACGGTGGTGTCAAGTGGGGAGACTCTATGCTGATGGGTGCTGACCTATGTGATGCACTGCAAGCCTTCACTGCTGATGCTAATGAAGCAACATTGGGTGAACTCATTGTTGCAGTGAACACGGCAGAGAATGCAGTTCACAACAACGGTGCGCTGTTCAACAAGTGGCTGAGTAAGTATGCCTTTGATGCTGGGACTACTGGCTTCAACCCACGAAGAGACATGGAGGCGATGGCTTCTACTTACGAGATGGCTCGTGAGTTCCTTGATGACACAGACGAGTATGCTGACAAGAGAATAGATGTGATGTTTGAGAATGCAGCACAACCACCTGAGAATAACTGGGGAGAGATACTTGACTATGTGGCGAAGAAGACTCCAGCCTACTGGCGCAAGACTCCTATCGCTTCAAGCAAGAATGTTCACGAGGCACTGCGTAAGACCATGGAGATTCTACCAGTCGGTTGGCGACACGGTGAGCGAGGCTCACATAACTCTCCACAGAACAAGGACTTCATCATGTGTGGTGTCTCCACTTGTTCTCTCTGTGCTACTCACTTGACATGGGCTGCTAACAATCCTCACTCTGTCCCAGCCTCACAGTTGGTTGAACTCAAGTCTCTGTTTGATGAGCACAGTGCTGCTCTCATGATTGCCCCACCACCTGTTGATGTGTGGTTGGTCGGCTCACAGAGCGAGACAAGAGCCAGCATCAAGGAACAGATTGCACTCATCAAGGCTAAGGAGTTCACTCCTACTGCTAAGGAGTTCAATGTGTTATACGAGGCGCTTGACCCTACAGACCCTGACACTCCTGAGATGGTGCTGATACTCAACAAGTATCTCTCCAAGCAAGGTGATGGACTTGAGCAATTCCTCAAGGACATGACCACAGATGAAGAAACAAAAGAAGGTGAGAACAATGAATGATTGGATGCAAGGATATGGAAGTAAGGCTGGATGTCACACTGGTAACCCAGTTGTGTTTACGATTGATGGTGTAGCAATACACGCTGGTGGTCATAGCCGCAACGGTGGGTGGCATCGTATGTCACCACTGCCTGACCTCGCTCTTGGCCCAGCACAAGTGATGGATAGAAACAGTCAGTCCACTGTAGTGCCTGATGGGTTTACTTGTCAAGAATATATAGGTTGGCACACTGCTCAGATAATTAGCATTGACTGGCCTGACTTCTCTATCCCTCAAGATGTGGGTCGTGAGTTTTGGCTTGCTCTTGTTGATGACATCAAGCGACTTGGTATCAAGACAGTCTCCACTCAGTGTGTAGGTGGTCATGGTAGAACTGGTGTGCAGTTGTGTATTCTTGGTTACCTTATGGGTGATGCTGAGTGTCTCAAGCAACCCGACGCTGCTACTCTAACTGAGTATGTTCGTAGCATCTACTGTCACCATGCAGTAGAAGGTAAGTCACAACAGACTTACATCGCTGAGGTCTTACAGATACCCGAAGGTGAGTCATTGTTCAAGAGCATCGCTAAGGCCAAGAGCAACTTCACATTCACAGACACCTCTGACTATCCAACCAACAAGGGTAAGGGCAAGGGCAAGGGCAAGGGTAAGGGCAAGGGTAAGCAACCCAAGGCTGACTACTGGATGGATGAAGGCTTGATAGAGGATGGAGATGACGGCGATGGTTTCCCCTCCACATGGAGACTCTATGCTTGTGAGGTATGCAATCATTCACAGTGGTCACACATTGATGATGCTAACCTTGAGTGTTGCGACGAGTGCGGAGCACCTGAGATGGCTAATGCTACTGATGGTCTGTATGACATGTCAGGCATTTGTCCTAAGTGTGACAACACTGTATCACACTTCGGTATGCACAAGGATGGACACTGTATTATCTGTGCCGCTGAAGAGGCTGGTATCAAGACTCGTGATGGGTTCGTGCAGTCTAAAGGGGACAGAGGGTTCTACCTACCTGAGTTCATTGACACAGACTCATGGACATCCCATGAGGTTACACGACTTAAGAGACTCAAGCAAGAAGCGGCCAAGAAGAAGAAGGCTGACAAGAAGAAGGGCAAGGGTAAGCAACCCAAGGACAAGGCCGAGCACTACCCCGCCAAGAAGGGCGATGGTAAGTATGGTATGAACTTGGATGACTGGGCGTGAAGATGAACAGTTGATATATAAAGCAGCAATAAGTAAACAAACAACAGGAGATGAAACAGATGACAGAACATGGAGAGACAAGACTACAAGTGAGAACACAGTTTGATACTAACCGAATACACATTCAAGGTGTAGGTGACCCTACAGTGAATCGTAAGTATGGTATCGCTATTGAACTACGAGCACCACCAGCACTGACTGATTGGTTGGCGGAACAAGAACCTACACTGGCAAGCCCAGCAAGTGGCTCTGTTCTTTATGCTCCTATGTCTGTGGTGTCTTATGTAGAACATGAAGGCTCGGTGCAGATTCTCATTGAAGGTGAAGAACTCAACCACCCCAAGGGTGCTATGCTTGATGTCAAGGATGACTCAACTGCCGTGGCTACTCTTATCTCATTCGTCAAGGAGAGCAAGTCAGGACTTGTGCTTGAGGGCGGAGAACTATTCTCAACCGAGGAGGAATGAACTTGACTATCTACTCCTCTATGCAAGCGCACCTACAGGAACTCTACGAGTCCTTTGATAAGGTTGCATTCGGTGAGCATACATCGTCTCGTCTTCATATCCCTCTCGCTGCTAACTCATACATAGCACATCGTAGGAATGCACTATCCGATGCATCAGTGCGAGCACAAGATACAGTGAGCATACATCTTACATGGATGCAGTATCATCAACAGATGGCTGATGAAACTCCACTCATTGATATGGTTGCATGGGAACTCGCATACAAGGAGTTAGCAACTACTTACTCAACAACTGTAGAAGCATTGAACTGCATTGAGATGGCTATGTCAAGCGACCCTGCTAACCCCTACATCAAAGTCAAAGGACTTAAGCCAGCACTGGTTGAAGACAAGACGACCCCTGAGTATGTTGCTTTGGCTAATCGTCTTGCTGAAGAACTGGAGTGGGATTTGACTGAACTCAGACCACCAGCCCTCGCACTCTCGCCTGATGACATGACCTCCTTTGATGATATGGTGAAGCATGTCTTTCAAGGCATGGGTATAGATTCAACGCCACCTTCATTCCTTGAAGTGGTCTTAGAGACACAAGCGGGAGACGATGTGACCCTCGCTTGAAAGCATGATAGTCTCTATACGAAGGTGATACCATGAGCGAAAGCAAGGAACTGAAACTACTCAAAGAGAAACTACAGTATGTGTATGACACATACGGGTTCAAAGAATGCGAGTGTTGCGAGATGCCGTATGATAACGAGAACGAGGGTGCTTGTCAAGAGTGTCCGAAATGTGACGGATGCGAGAAGCACTGCGAACAGACTTACGATGCACCAAACGGAGACGCATGGTGCAAGCAGTGCATGGAATCTATGCATGACATGGATGACCTCATGCGAGATTACAATGAGAACCGATGAACTGAGGATAGTTGATATATAAAGCAGCAATATAGTAAGAAGCAAGAAGGAGAGAAACAGATGACAGATAACGATGTGGAGATAATTGGCCGTAGTAACACTACAGTGCCTAAAGAGATGACTAACGAGCAGATAACGAAGGAGTTCAGTGCCTACGGCACTATGCGTAGTTGGCGTGGTGGCACTTGCTACTACACATTCAACAGTAGTAGAGGTGTGACTGACTTCATTGGTTACAAACACAACCCAACTGGTGTGATATTCATGCTTCAAGAACAACGAAGTGGCCCTGTAGGTAACAGGACATTCCTCCTTGACGGCACTGAGTCACTCAGTATTACATGGGGTGACCCATCACAATACTCAGGCTTTGCCGACATGCTATCAGAGATGGATGCAATTGACAGTAAGCGCAAGAACTGGGATGTTGTCAAGATGAATGTCAAGTCACAGTTTGTGGATTCTTTCACTGTGTTTTACATCATGGATGGTAACAACTACATGGCTAAAGGCGACTTCAGCCCCATCATGGAGGTCACTGAAGTCCTCCAAAAAGGGTGTAAGGACATCAAACAGATTTCACAAGCGAAGAAGAACAAACCAATACAACAGAGCAACAAAATACAGGAGATGATTATATGAGTGGAGAATGGAAAGGATGGCAGACATGGAGCACATTTGAGAAAGCAGGTATCGTGGAGGACTCGGTAGACTTCAGCGAAGAAGCGATTATCGTAGACCACGCTGTTGGTAGAACGAAGAGGGCTATTGGTAAGTGCTGGCCTATGGATGCAGCAGTTGCCTACACTCTCATGAAGGCTGGGCCAAACCAGCCTCTCAAGTGGGCTGACATGGTGAATACCTACACTCGTGCTGCTGCTGTTATGATGACTGGTAAAGTTGGTTGGGGCGAAGTTCCTACTCCATCTACTCCCTCATGTGGTCATGATGAAGTGGCTGCTTACAACCACACCATCGGTATGCCAGTGCTCAATAGTAGCAACCATATCGTCTTCAAGACTGGCTACGGTTCGTCTACACTCTCAAATTGGTTTGCAGGACTACAAGGGGCTGAAACCATCACTGAACAGGAATGCGCTGCGCTGACTGCTAAGTATTGCCCCATTCGTTTGAGCGAGACGGTCGCAATCACTTACCTGACACTCATGCAAGATTCATTCTTCGCTGACCTTGTAGCACTTTTACAGAAAGTATTCGGTGTGAACACGGAACTTGCTGGTAACCATACCTCCAGCATACTCAAGAACACAAAACACACTTACGGTGACTGTAAGTGGGCTGATGACTCTACCAAGACCTGCCGACATCACGACAGACCTACCTCTCATATTTGGTCAATGATTAGACGGTCTACTGATGAGGGGGACACTAACTTCTACACCGCTTGGCGTAGACAACCAACTCACAGTGGCGGTAACCATCATCAGTGGAGTATCAGCGATTTCAAACCTGCTCAAGTGGTAGCATGGGATGAGATGCGTCGTGGTATGTCTCAGAGCATCCCCGAAGTAGATGTCGTCAAGTCTATTCGTGAGTCTTTGGCTCGTATGATGAAGCGTGAAGACAACATCGTGTCTAAGGAGGGTCGTGGTAAGAACTCTCTACACTCTTGGTCTGACTGGGGCTGGCTCGCTGAGATGAGTGCCTATGTCAAGAACACCAGCAGTAAGAACCGTAAAGCAGGTGACACTGAGAACGGTTGGGCATACACCAAAGTTCGCTCTCGTAAGTCCTTTGGTCACGAGATTGCTGACTTCGTATGGCGACCAATTGAAGAAATCAAGGACTATCTATGTGGTCGTAAAGAGCCATCCGACTGGAGTGCGAGTGGTGTTTTGAACACGCTCCGCTTCTCTACCAAGCAACAGTGTATTGAGTTCATGGCTGCGGTCAGTCAAGCCCATCTTGACAACGGTGGACACTACTCTGACCGAACCCACGATGGTCTTGAGAAGACCGAGAACGGTGAGTGGAGCATTCGCTCTTTGACTATCAACATGGTCATGCATGGTCGTATTGACCCTGATGATTACTTGACTCCTCAAGAGGTCGTTGCTATGTGGCGACAAGGAGCACCTGCTGTTCTCGCTGAACACAGGAGCAACTTTGAGATTGCTCCATCATACACTGTTAAACAAGCCCCTCCAAAGACAGAGGGTGACGAGTGATGGTAGAAGAGGACAAGTATAGACACGCATCACTGACTGCATCCTCCATCACTGCTGATGGTATGTGGGAACTACCCGATGGTCACACCTGTGACCTCCGACATGTTCAATTACAACTCCCCGATGGGAGGGGTGAGGAGTGGGTGCTGGGTGTCATACTATCGTCGGAGGGAATCTACGAAGTATGCCCCTCGTGCGATGGAGAACTTGAGCAAGGTATGGTTATCATCATGGAGAAGCATCATTACTTGGTGGTGCGCTGCTGCGACAAACTACTCCTCTATCAAAACCAAAAGATAAACTTGGATATATGGATGTGAAATTATGACTGAAGAATACGAACCTGAATTGAAAGTATGGGCGCTTGAACACTTTAACCAAATGGCTGAGAAGGCCGTGTGGCGACCTGAAGGAACTGGATGCCGATACCGTAAGATAGACGAGCAGACGCTTGAACTTGAACACCGAGTAGACCATCCTGATTCAACGAACCATCACGAGCGTATCGCTGGGTTGTTTGCATCGGTGAACATTGACATGATTGACGACAAGCCTATGGTTACCAGTGCTGCTTTATCAGCAGAAGAAGCGTTCATGCAAGAGATGCAAGAGCGACAAGCAGTTGCTGCTTCTTGGACTAACGAAGAAGGCGAGCCTCTGTCTTCTCTACCACTTGAACTCGCAGAACCTGTGTATCTTGGTGAAAGAGAAGTGCTACTTGAAGATGGTGAAACTCATACTGTTGAAGACTGGGGTGTGAGCGTGCCTTCTTCTAACTCAGAAGCAACCATAGTCATGAACCCTGACGACTTTAATCTTCTCGCTGGTGACTCATTGTTCATGCGTTACAAGTCGGATGAAGATACTTACATGGTTGCCATGACTCGTCAGCAAATGTATGACACTGCTCAAACTGGTGAACTCGGTGTGCTGGTTGGGTCTGAGTGTCCTGATAGTGGAGCAAAAGTTCCTCCATGGATGTGGGGTTCATACTGTAAGCGTGTTCCTGTAGCAGAACTTTTCATCAAATCATTAGGTGAAGAAGAGTGATTGGTAGTTACTGGGAAAACATTCACACATTTCACGCAGCAGAGATAGTTAGCGAACCACTTGTTGGAGTCTTTGAACTACGCTACCTTGGTAAGAGGTGGCGAGAAAACCCTGACACTGGTGAGTTCTACTCTACTCTTATTGAGAATCAAAGGTGGAGTGCTCATGATTTGCATAGGCACTGGCAACACATAGGTAACGAACCGATAGACGAGGAGGAATAGACATGACAGAAAAAACAGTGTGGACTTCAAGCAGCCTTGAGGCTAAATGGAAAGATGGTAGAGGCGATGTTCGCCTTGCATCTGTAGACTTCTATGGTAAGCAGTGGATAGATTTACGCATCCTCCGTGACGGTAAGCAACACACAAGACACGGAGTTCGCTTGTCTATAGAACAGGCCACTGAGATGTTACCACGACTTGTAGAAGTGCTTGAACAAGCACAGGCTGATGCCGAGAAAGCAGAACGGAAAGACGATTCTTGATGTTGATATATAAAGCAGCAATATAGTATAGTCTATGGAAAGAGCAGCATCAGTCAGCCATGTTGAATACGAAGTCATCATTTGGCTTCGTGATAACATAGACCTCGCTTCGTTGAAGCAAGCCATGGTAGATGACAAGGTAACAGAAAAGCGTTGGACTACTGGAGTAGCCAATGTTTGTGAACTACTGGACAACATGTGTAGTAGACGAACACATAAGTTACCTAAGACTCATTCCGAATATCAAGAGAAGGTGAAACAATGAAGTGTGAAATGTGTAGAGAAGACAATGCTGAGAACAGAGGAATGCGCTGCGGTAAATACAAGGTGTGTGACCCATGTGTTACAAAGTCTATAGAAGCAAGAATGTTTTTGGTTGGGAGAGATAAACAATGAATATATTTATTCTACATCATAACCCAGTCATAGCAGCACGAATGTATTGCGACAAGCATTCACCTAAGATGGTAGTAGAATTATTACAACAACTTGGTAGTGCAGTGATTCGTCACGGTGCTACACCTGACATGATGCCGCTGACCAAGAAAGGCACTCCACTCAAAGGAGGTTACCACCACCACCCTTGCACTCGCTGGTGTGGTGATTCAAGAGCCAACTATGTATGGGCTTCTCGTCATGCCGTAGAGTTGTGTGAAGAGTATACTCGTAGGTTTGGTAAGACTCACTTCTGTGAGAAAGGTATTCGTCACTTGGCTGAGATGAGTGAAGTGATTCCCGAAGGTGACCTTACTCCATTTGGTAGAGCCTTTGACAAGACCAACCCCGACCATGATGAGTGGTATGAAGAGGACAAGTATACCGCCGTTGAAGCATACCGTCTATACTACCACACTAAGCGATTCGCTAATGGGCCACCACGATGGGATAGGTCGCCTACTCCTACATGGTGGGTTGAACCTGAACTGGAGGTGACGGCGTGAAGAGATTCCCTAAATCAAAAGCAAAAATACAGGCATTGAACATTTGCATTATGCAATACACCTGTATTGAGGGTAGTGAAAAAGATTGGTTCAAGACATACAATGACGGCATGGACACTTTCGGCAGACCCATTATTTGCACAGTTGAAGACATAGACTGGGCGATGGATTACCTATGGGAGAGATGTCAAAAGGTGGAGGTGACGGCGTGAACGATAGAACATACAAACCAACATCGCTACACACAAGCATAGATGGCATCAGATACCTATGTGGTAACAAGCAGTCAGGGTCATGGCATGAGAAGTGGATGACTGACAAGTTCGCAAGGAGTCTACCTCTATGCGAGGACTGTGAAGAAGTAAAGACTACTATGAAGAAAGAGATGAGTCGGCGTATGGCTGGTGGTGACCGTGTAGGTAAGTCACCTGACATGGAAAGACCAGCCCCTATACCGAACACTCGCACAGTTGTTAGTGACTACAGGAGGGGTGCTTGATGGCTTACTCAATACCTTGTAACAAGTGTGGTAAGACATTCACTAAATCATCTAACGGCTCTACTGAAACCCAATGTCATGATTGTCTTTACAGTGATGTATACAGTAGGAGTAGAAATGCTCACGCAGCCCTTGCTAACAACGAACTTAGTAAGAAACAGATTCTAAACAAACTTGACCGCATGGATAAGAAGTTGAAGGAGTTTGATGCTACGGTTGCTACTGTCATTGAAGAGCGTCTCACCAAAGCACTCAACGCTACCATGAAGGTGGTTGCTGATAAAGCAGCATTGGAGCACAGTCAAGAGTTCATAGACCTGAAGGCTGATATTGAAGCGCAGCAGAGCGAGCATGAAGCGAGAATGAAAACTCTACTCGCCACTGTAAACACTCGTGCTATATCCTCCGAGAAGAAAGTTCAAGATGAACTTGATATTCTTACTGCAAGGGTGAAGGACTTACGACGCTTAGCAAGCAAGAACGGGTGGAGTGTAGCACCCAGTAGGAGTGCAGTAGGCACGAAGATTAAGGATTGAATGTTGATATATAAAGCAGCAATAAATGGTGATACTATGGAATGGACTGATGGAGTAGGAAAGGCACTGGGTAAACTCGCCTCTGTGTTAAACAAAGAGGAGAAGGGTAGACACACTGATACTGAGGAATACTATGCCGACCCTCATGTGTATGTCATGGACATGAATACTGGAGCAGCAGTGCTGATTGAAGTAGACACAGAGAACACCAAAGGTAAGACTCATGGTAGAGGCTACCGAAGATGTGCTCAGGTTCAGCAGCGTATGCCTTCTAAGTTCCCTCAAAAGAAAGTGATGAGCCGCTTACTCAGTATGGCTATTCGCAACTTCGTTCCCGAAGATACAGACCCTGCTTACTACAGTGTAGTTGTCAATAAAGCGATTGAGGATATTGCTCAGATGCTTACTGACGATTCGGAGTGGAGCATTGAAGACGAGAAACATTCTCCAGCGTTGAACAAGGCTATCAGTAAACTGATGGACATGACGCTATCAACTCGTGCTGGTGATACTCTCATCAACATCAAGGTCACTCCAGTAGATACAGCCATGATGGATGTCTCCGCTATCAAGGAGAACAAACAAGAGGTGGTGATTGAATGAACGACCATCAAGACAGTGAGAACTTCTCCTACTCTCGTAGTTGGGAGGACATTGAGACGATGCTTAACGAGGCTGAGCGCAAACAGAACAAGCACTTGATTGCACTGAGGAATACCTCGCTTACTAAAGAGCAGAAGGTTCAGCACATGAGAGATTTCAAAGGACTACAAGGAGTCATCTATGGACTCCGCTGGGTGCTCGGAGACATGAAGATAACAAGAAAGAAGGTGTTAGGAGATGAGTGAGAAGGCAGAGATATTGGCTCGGTCTGTAGCAGCACATGCTGGTGTGGATAGAGGTATGGAGTTAGCGTTGGCTATAGGATTGAAAGGTGGACAGTATGCTGCTGCTAAAGCGTTAGCAGTTAAGGTATCAGGTGATGACCGTTGGATGAATCAGCGTAGCCCTCATGGTCTAATGGTGGACTGTATGTATCTATGCGCTAAGAGTGTAGGTATCAAAACCAGCGCTATCAAAGTGAGAGAACTCACACTCAAGATATTCGGTGTAGGGTGTCAGCCAAGACCGAACACATGGAAAAAACAATTCGGTGATTTGCTGGAGGTGTGGCTATGACCAAGTTTGCATTACTTGCTGACATACATGAGCAGTTGAGACTGGGCGGCGATAGAGTCAAACAATTAGCGAGGCTTGAAACCGCTGATGACGCTATCATGCTCTACCAATTCTTCTACCCGACAGTGAAGGGTGCTGACCCAATCCGAATGCTCGCTAATGAAGCAGCATCGTTTTACGATGTAGTCAAGGACATGCTACCTGAAGAACAACCGTGGATGACCCTCGCATCAGAGAGTGCTAACTACGGTTCAAGGGATTATGACTGTGGTTATGTTCGTGCCTTACTCAATGTAGAAAGTTCGTTCAGTGAAGTAGCAAAGCAGTTCAATGAGATAGAGGCGAGACTGCTATGGCGTTGGGCTATGCATTCAAAGCCAGTCATTTCTAAGAGGACATTCTTCGGAGCACTTGCTCGTATGTTTGCACTACCAGTTCACATTCTACAATCACACATGAACATAACTATGATTGCTAAGGTATTCAACAACCCCGACAGCGTAAACGGTATGGAGAGATGGTGGGAGTATGGTATGTCACCAGCGCCTATGCGATGGAAAGCATACACATCACTCGCCCCACCATTGGAGAATCACTATGCGGTCATTGTCCCTGAAGGTGACATCAAACATGTGTATGATAACAAGGCTCGTAACAGAAACGGGTTGCTGATAAGCAAAGCAGGTGTAAACGACTCTTGGTTAAAAGACAGTGGTGTATACAGAGAGGTAGTGGTAGTGAATAATAATGTCATAGACTCTGTGGTGCTTGATACAGTAGACCCGAACAAGCATAACTTTACTGAGTGGACTTACGATAAAAGAATGGTAACTCAATCTCAAACGATGAAGACAACCAACAGGGATTGGGATGACCTAATCAATGCACTGCAAGAAGATACAATCAGGTGTGTTAGACTCATCCCGATGGATGGCTCGTTCAAACCTGACGCAATTGGTGGGTATGTGATGCACGCTGACCGAACCAAAGTATTCCTTAGAGCCGAGATGGATGCGATGGGTAGTGGCCCGACATATCTACAAGCAATTGATGGTGTAGACGAGTTCATCACCGTCGCCTCCACTGAAGTAATAGGCGACTGGAGATATAACCCTGACATGGATGAAGAGTGTATTGTCATAGAAGTAGCAGCAGTGCGAGTCAGTGAGAAAGGGCAACTCCTTAACTTCACTGCGGTTCGTAGGAGAGACGACTTGGGTATATCCGACATCACTCAATTCACAGAACTTGTAGAGAGGGGAATGGTATGATGCTCACAGATGACAAGACAGGATTCGGTATAGGTATCGGCTACATGCTCGGCCAACTCAAGTTCAACACCTATGTAAGTAAAGACTCACAAGCAAAGGTGGGCTACAGAGTGAGGCGCTCAGTCACATGGAGGACAGAACCATCGCTACATGTTATCCCTTACATTCAACAGGTGTTAGACATAGGTGATTTTCTTGCTCACGAGTTTGACATGCAGGGGTTCACATCTAACAGAGCACAGGAGAGACTACATCTTCTCCTACAGACCCTCAATAAAGAATACCCTATACTCAATGCCTTCGCTGATAGCATAGGCTACCACATGTGGACATTCGTGTATGACAACCCCCCGCCTAATGACTATGAGATGTTTCTCTCATGGGCTGAAGCATACGACGCTGAGCACGAACAAGTGTCTCTTGAAGAGGACTCAATCTGAAGTTGATATATAAAGCAGTAATAGAGGTAATACCATGGAGAACAGCACTGAGCCACTGACATTGGAGGAGATAGCAGGTCAAACTGCATTCGTCTCCGATGCGCTGGGCTGGCGTAATGGTGGTAAGTGGCCTCGTGCTGTTCTCCTCCACGGTATGCAAGGCACTGGTAAGTCTACTGCTGCTAAGGTTATGCTCCGTGAGAAGATGGGCGACTACTTTGACCCCATGAACTACATTATTGTCAATGCCTCTGATGATAGAGGGCTTGACTACATTCGCAATCAACTCAAACAGATGAGCGCTGTCAAGGCTGTAGGCACTGACAGGAGAGGTATCATCGTAGACGAGGCTGACGGCCTCACCCCCGCTGCTCAAGATGCTCTAAGGGGCATCATGGAGGAGTATGCTGACAATGTTATCTACATCTTTACATGTAACGAGATTAGCAAAATCAAACCTGCTATCCAAAGCAGGTGTCTTGTGTATGAGTTCAAGCCTATCAATCCTGAAGACGGGGCTAAGAGACTATTGAGTATCTTCTGTGACAGTAAAACAGAGCCTCGTGACTTTACCAATGCATACATGAAACTCATGAAGTTCACTGGTGGTGACATGCGTAGTGCTATCGCTATCGCTGAAATGCACCATACCACTGAATCCTTAGAGGCTTCACTATCCGATGGGGGCAACCCATCACAGGCCGCACTTGCTGCTATCAGCGGTGAGTATGGTAACATGCGAAAGCAATTCTATTCAATGCTTGACCGAGGGCTATCACTTACCTTCATCATGCGAACATTCCATGAGAACCTAACCGAGTTCTTTGAGATGGATGAAGACAACACATGGACAGTCATGAGTGTGCTGGGTGATATGATACCCCACATGTATGAGTGGCCTATCGGTTCTTATTCCTTTGTTGATTGCTTGATAGCACGACTACGAAAGGAGGTAACTGTATGACAGAAGAATACGAAGATATGAACGATGAGCCAGTGAACGACGAACAGAGCACTACGGGGCTACCCGAAGGAGTCTTAGAACGGCTGGGGCAATATGCCTCACGCACTAAGCAAGACCTCCAACAAGTAGTCGCAGAGTTCCTTGAGCAGATTGCTAAGGAGCACCAGTGTGACAACCCTGCTGATGAGGATGAAGACCTACTCATTGACTGGGCTGAACAGATGTTCATTGAAACAAGAAACCGTGGTAGCGGTGGCATGGTGATGGCTGGGTCTATCCCATTCGTCGGATGCTTTGTCGGTGTTGATGAGAAGCGTCGTGACCGCCGTAGTAACCTTGTTGCTCGTGCTAAGCGTGACTTTACACTTGACCCTAATGCTGCTATCAGCAGTGGTATGGTTGGACACTTCATCAAGAAGGATAACCTGTGGTCGCTTTCTTCAAACAACGGAACTACTGTGACTGAAACATCGTCGCAAGAGATTCCTGAACATTCATTCGTCGCTGATGGTGAGCGCATTTGTTTGCTTGCCAAGAGTGGGCGACCAAAGGGTATGACCATGAATGGTCGCAACTACCACTTCTTGGGCGCTCCTGAAGACGAGTTCACCAACGATGGTGCTATTCAACTATGGCGACTTGACATGCAAGGCGAAGATGCTGATGCTGAAGTTCTCATTGGTGAACCATGTCGTATCATGGCTCGCCCTCCAAACGAGAATGCCAAGGCTGACTGGAAAGATGTTTTGTCTACAAGCATGGGTATGGCTAAGATGATTGAGTATACTGATGCCTTCGTAAATGATGGTATGAAGGGTTTGCTCAGACCGTTCAAGTTTTGGACTGATGGAGACTTGCACTCTCACTTCGCTGCACTTGAAGACTTGGTTGAAGCGTTTGAGGCTGGTAGCCGAACCTTCACAATCAATGGCGAACAAGGGCGCAGTGGCCCGATTGTCCTTACCAAAGGCACAGTCAATCGTATGTCTACTGAGTCTCGTGACAATCAGTATGACGAGGATGGGCGAGGTTACTCAATCACTCTGACATCTACTGCTCTTCAAAGCCAGCATGGTAGCAAAGACTCAGCCGATGTTATGGGCTGGATTGGTAGTGCTTGCCATGACTTGACTACACCGTTCTCAGCACGAACTGACGACGAACTTATTCCCTTTGCAGAACGCTCCACAGTATTAGTCTGTGGTCGTGTTGCGGTGAAGCGTAAGGATGGAGTAGATATACCCAGCATCAAGGTGATGGGTGTCTTTGCAGACTCACGAAGAATCCGACGACGACAAACTGGCGGCGACACTGGCGAGGGACAATTTAACTGAGGTGATTTACAATGGCGGGATTCGGAAAAACAAAAGAAGCACAAGCAGAAGAAAAGGCAGTGAAGGTGCTGGAGGAAACTCCAGCAGTTCAGCGTAACGACGCTGACCCCTTCGCTGCTCTACAGAAGGAACTTGATTTGATGGACAATGCTCCACAGACTCACTTGTTCATGGGTATAGCAGGGCATGACAACACTGGTAAGACGGCTATCGTAACTGATGCCTTTTCCAAGTGGTTGGCTATGCCTGAGCGAACTGAACAGGAGAAAGAAATGCAGTTGTGGATTATGGACTTTGAAGGCGGAGGCGCTGCTAACAAGTCAGCATTCCATCGTGACAATGACAACATTAAATGTTTTGAGCCATGGGTTATGATGAAGGGTGATAGCACTGCTTACAATTATCCCGACACTCATCTTCGTGTTATGGGTATAGCACAGTTCGCTAATGACATCGCTAAGAAACAGCGTGACCCTGACTACAATGGGCCTCGTCTATGGGGATTCCATGTGACTGGTGTTGATTTGTGGGACAGTGTGTGTATCAACTGTATGCGTATTGTAGACTTGAACATCGCTAAAGATGGTATTGAGGCTGCTGACTGGAACAAGAAGGTCGGTCACCAATGGGACTGGGCTATCCGTAAGACTCGTTTTCACCAACTCACTGGGTTGTGTCGTGGACTTGTCAAGGCTGGTGTCCGTGTCTTTTGGGAGACTCACCTACGACTAACCAACTACTCTTGGGGTAAGAACGAAGAAGGGTCATCTACTTGGAGGCCCGACTGGGAGAAGGCGAGCAACAACTTCGTCTATCAAATCCTAATCTGTGAACGCAACGATACACTTGATGATGCCACTGGTGAAGTAGTCAAGTCCGAATACACTGTTCGGTTTGACAAGAGCAAAACCAATGCACGATTACAAGGACAGAAGAGGACTACTCTCGTTACAGAGACAGGTAAAGAGCCACAGTGGTATGGTCTACCTGAACTCTACGACGGAACACTTTGATTCAACATGGGGGTTTAGGGGGATAAAAAACGGAAGACTTTCTCGCTCAGTGCTTGCACTGTTCTTAACGGGGTTTCTATCTTTCACCTCGTTCCGTTTCCCCCACCTTGAGGTGATACTATGACAAAAATTAACATAAACAGAAAACAACTACTTGGCTATCTAAGCGACTTTGGTAAGAACGCTGAGGACTTACACATCAAGTTCACAGTGGAGGATGGTGTAGGATGGATGCAAACAACTGTAGCATTCATTTCACACTATCTCAAGAAGAAGCAACAGGTGCAAGGGGAGGTTGTTGATGCAGGGACACTTGACATCAGTGAACTCGTTAAGGTTCGTCAGTTCTTGAAGGCTGGTAAAGAGGACACTGTGAGGATAGTTCAACTTGGTTCAGCCAAGACTTTGAACATCACATGTGGTTCTTCAAAGGTCAGCATCCCTACGACCTCTACTATCGTCAGTCACTCAAAGGCGGTATTATTTGAGAAGTTGATTGACGCTGCCGTGGCATCTAAGTGGACTAAGTTTCATGACTGCGACCTGAGTGTGTCGGGTAAGATTACACTTGATGAACTCTCTACTGTATCTAAGATGAGGGGTATTCTCAACAGTAGTCCTATCTTCAAAGTCACTGCACATGCCAGTGAAGGTGAGTTTCTCATCTCGGCTGGTAAGCGACATGAGACTAAACTGTTCACTACACTTGAGTTGCGTGACACCACTGGCCCTGCTGGTGGTAGTGTAGCCTCTACATTCGGTTCATGGCTGATGGATAACATCGCCCTGCTTGGTGCTGGTGAAGCAACCATACACATGGGAGAGGCAACTATCCTCGCCATTGAGAAAGAGGATGACTTACTTGTTATTGTAGACCAAAGGGCGTGATGGTATGATTGTAGATTGGTATTACCCAACGGAGTCAGATAACTTCACTGCTCCGTGGTTGTATCTTCGCACTCGTGATAACAACGGGACACTGCAAGAAGAGCACATCGGCCCTCATGATGAGAAGTATGTAAAGCCGCATTGTTGGATTCCTGTAGATACTCCCGAATGGAAAATCAATCGCATGTTTGCTCGTCATGCCAGTGCTAAGTTGTGCAGAGACATTCGTGCTACTGGTATTGACAAGAAGGCTTTGATGAAGGTTGAGGTAGACAGACCTACTGACCTTTGGGACATCAAGGATGAGATGTCTACTTATGAAGCAGACTTGAATTACCTTGACCAAGTGCTACTGCAACTCTACCCAAAGAAACTACCTGAGTTCAAACCTCGTGTGTGGTATTTTGATTTAGAGTGGGACACTAAGGATGACTTCACATCAGTCATGGCCGTAGTGGATAGCGACCTTGACACTCCTGTTGTATTTGCTTGGGCTGATGAGCGAACCAATTGTCCTTATGATGATGCTCACTTGAATGATAATTTAGCAGTTCACAGAGATGTTCGTGACGAGACATACAAGTTGAATCTATACTCAAGTGAAGAAGCCATGCACGACGGTTTCATCAATTTCCTACATGAGCGTGACCCTGATATTCTTGTAGCCCACGCTATCATGTGGGCTGACCTACCACACTTGATGCGTAGGTTGAACGACCCCGACCAACTCTCACCACTCGGTCAAGTGATTAGACCATTCAAGGGTAAGGATAGTTACAAAGAAACGCAGCAACCCATCAAGGGTAGGTTGTGCTTTGACTCAGCCGCTGGGTGGAAAACGGGTAGCGGGTTTGAATCCATTTGGCAAAAATCAGGTCGTGGACAACTACCTAACCGCAAGTTGAATACTATAGCAGAGTCACTTGGACTCGGTAGTAAACTCACTGAGGAGATTGAGGGCATGACTGTTCACAACGGATGGCGTGAACACTGGGATGACTTCGTAGATTACTGTCTCCTTGACACCACACTACTCCGTGACATTGACAAGAAACTTCACGCCATTGACTTCTTCGTTGCTACTCAGCAACTATGTGGTGTTTCCTTTGGGAGCACACACAAGGTCACCCGATACTTCAGAGGACTTATCGGTAGAAGGACTGACAAGAAGGCTAAGAGCGCCATGAATGTTCAGCGTGAAGCATTGACTGCTGCACACATACCCAACCCTATTCCCGGTAGACATGAGGGTGTAGCCATTGTAGACTACGCTTCTCTATACCCCAACATCATTCTCTCCGATAACCTGTCCTACGAGACTAAGCGTAGTGGGCCGGGTGAAGGTATCAAGACATTGGGAGACGGCTCACACTGGTGTCAAAAGGAGAAGGGTTTACTCCCTTCTGTTGTAGAAGAGATGCTTGCCCTTCGTGCTGAATACAAGAAACTTATGCGTGAAGCCACAGACCCTGATGAGAAACTGGGGTATGACATGATGCAAACGGCAGTCAAAGTCCTCGTCAATGCTCTCTATGGGATGACTGGAATGAAGTTCCTTCAGGGTATGTGGGTAGACAACGACATCGCTGCTGCTATTACACACAGAGGCCGTGAGTGTATTCACCATCTACTGGCTGAAAGTGAAGAGGCTGGTTACAAATCACTCTATGGTCACACAGATTCAGCCTTCATCCAAGTTCCCTTTGATAAAGCAGAATTGTTGGCCGAGCACTTGACCAAGACTGCTCAAGAAAAACTTCAACTCAAAACGATGGAGGTTGAACTTGAGGCATACTTTGACTACTGGACTACTGCTCCTGTAAAGAACCGATACTTTGGTATCAAGGTATGGCCTGAGAAAAGCAAGGGTGAGATGAAGATTGCTGGGTATGCGATTAAGTCATCAAGTTCCTCACGCCTAACCAAACAGATTCAAGACATGGCTATGCAACTAATTGCCGTGGGTGCTGATGAGACAACCGTAACAGATGTCCTCAGAGAAGTGAGCATCTCTGTTAAGAATGGAGACATACCAATTGAAGATGTGGCTTGCTCTTCAAGACTCACTATGAACTTCAAGGATTACAAATCACTACCAGCACCAGCGAAAGCCGCCATGTATTACAATGAACATGTGGCTAAAACCAAAGACGAAAGATGGGGGCAAGGTGATAGCGTGCCGTGGACTTATGTGAACGGTTTCGTTGGAGACACCCCTGACTATTATACTCTCAACGGAGAGCGCAAGAAGGTAGACTTCGTTGCTTTCCGTGATAAAGCAGAATTGGAGAACTACTCCATAGACTGGGAGAAAGTTCTCAGTGTGATGGTTAAATCTAAACTACTGCGAATATACGAGAGCCTTGACTGGGGGCTTGATGTCGCTGCTGGTGACACTATACCCAAGTCATATTTTTGAGGTGAACACAAATGAATAATGAAAGACAAACAACACTGGATGAATGGGGAATGACAATGGATAACACAAGACAAACGACGCTGGATGAATGGGGAATGACACTGGAGACACCTGCTAAGAAGCAGAGTGTGCTCGGTAAACTGAAGAACCTACTGAAGAAAAACTCTGTTGATATAAAAAGCAGTAGTGAAACTAAGGTTGGTGAAGAGGAATGAGTGAAGAGGAGCAAGTGCCTTTTAAGATTCAGTGTGCTCGTATAGCAGCAAATGTGTTGAACTTACTTGATGCTAAGAATCAACAGTATGGTGATAGCGCTTTTGACCCTATTCGTATGTTCAGCCAACTTGGGCCTGATGCTGGTTTAAGGGTAAGGATTGATGACAAACTCAGTAGACTCCTTCGTGGTAACGCCGACATGGAAAGCGACACAGATGTTATTGAAGACCTCATAGGTTACTTCATCTTACTTCGTTTGAGTATGGACAAAGAAGCAATAGCAGCCGAAGCCCCTGTAGTAACCATCACAAAGAATAAGTTTGGAGGTGAAGATTCTGAGATTCAATCCGAATGAAGAAGATGCTCCTGAGTATACTCACAAGGATATGATTGCCTCCTACGACAAGTCATGTTACAACTGGATGCCGAGCATGGATGACAAGATACTCCGTATCACCAAGTCCTCAGTAGGCACTTTTGATTTCTGTCCTAAGCAGTATTACTTTCAAAACATACTGGGCTTGCGTGGAGAAGAGAGAGACTATCATGTTCGTGGTTCAAATGTTCACGATGCAGTAGAGTGGTTTTGGAAACAAGCCCCTGACTACATTGTTGATGTCATCGGTTTACTTAACGATGGGTCTACTGAGTCAGCGAAGAAACTCATGCGTAAGGCTATGCCTAAACCTCCTACTCCTTACATCTACGGTGAAGAACCACAGATGAATCTATACAGTGACTGGCAAGTAGAGAGGCTCATTCACATGAAGGATAACTCAAGTGATTGGTTACCTATGGCTAATGAAGTTGAAGTTCACGCTACTCGCACAGTAGTGGCGAGTGATGGGACAGAAGTGCCTATTCACATGAAGGGGTTCATTGACCGTGTATTTGTAGATGAATCCCGCAGCGGTATCATTCTAATGGAGTTGAAGACTGGTAAGTGGGTAGAGAAAGGTGGGCGAAAGCGTGCTGGTATGCGTGCTGAAATGCAGTTCTATCGTATGATGTTAGAACACAGTCCACACATTGAACTCCTACCTGTAGTGGGTTGGGGTTGGCAATTCCCCGGCGGTGGTATCAATGGAGGAGACGGGCCAATGTGGGACTACGAGAGTGTAAAAGGGCCGGGAGGCCGCTATGCTCCTAAGACCGTAGAGAAGAGGCTTGTTCGTGTAGTTGATGCACACTTGAAAGACGACTTTCCCGCTGAACCTTTTGAAGCGAAGTGCGCTTATTGTGACTTCATGGAGATGTGTCCAGCATGGATGGGTGAGTTAGCAATTGACCCCGAAGATATGTGAGGTGAAGATATGGATAAAGAAGGCATAGATACGATTACGATACTGTTTGAGTTATCGCTTAAGCGAAGGTGGACTCAGTATGAGTTCACTGTTGAAACAGCGCTTGTGCCGAGCAGTAAACGCATTCAAGTCAAGGTCGCCTCGCAACGAACACTGCTTGAACACTTCAGTGATTACGAAGGTTCTAAGGATATTGAATCAGGTTACTGTTGCTTTTACATCACCCTCCACCCATCTAAATTGACAAAGGAACAGATAGAAGATACATACACTGTAGTTGAGAGGAAAATACTGGAACAACAAATAATTCTTGAGTCAAGGGAGTGAACTACATGGGCTTCATCTCTTTGGACTTTCCTCGTGAAGTCTTAGAAATAGCCTCCGATGGTAAGCAAGGAGGGCGTTACTGCGTCAATAACTGGGCGGAGTTAGAGCGCTACTGGAAAGGTAAGAACGGTAGCGGGAATGTATACTTCACTGCGTATGGTTATCGTGCGACTAAGCCTCCAAGAAACCACAGAGTAGATTACGATACCCCTATCATCCGTCACTTCGTTATGGATTTTGATTGTAAGGATTTCAAGCAGCGTGGTGCTGATGTTGATTTTCCGTTCATGCACGCTCAGGTTAAAAGGCTGCATCGTTTTTTGTTACATGAAAACATTCGGCACTTTGTTTGGTTCAGTGGTGGAGGCTTTCACTTTTGGATTCCTCTTCGTGATATGCACACTCCATCGGATGGTTACAGTGTAGCACGAGTCAAAGAGGGTGGTAGGAAACTGATTACTCAGTGGCATAAGAAACTCAATCTATCATGTAACGACCCCACTGTAGCCTTTGATACATCGGGTATGATACGCATTCCTAATTCATACAACAGTAAGAGAGGATGCTGGAGTATACCCATGGACAGTGACTCAATACTCAACTTGACGCATGATGATATTATGGAGAGAGCGCAGTCACCAGTTAGTGGTTACATAGAAATTGGTGAAAAAGACACTCACATCATAGTAGCAGACCGTAAAAGCCCATTCAAGAAGACAGTAGAGAAGGTAGAGAACTTACCCGACATCACTTTGGGTTCTACAATTGTTCTACCTTGTCTTTCTCAAGCAGCATTGGGTGAGGGTAACCCTACGCACAAGGCGAGGTTTCATCTCGTTACATACCTCGCTGCGAGATTCCGCTGGTTCTACCCAGTAGCAGCCATAGGTAACGAAGAGAAAGCAGAGCATGTAGAACTTATTTGCCGTATCATAGAAGAACAAGGGTGGGTGGATTACAATGCACGAGTCACTCGTGAACAAGTGGAGAACATCGTTTTTGGTGGTGCTGGTAACAATGGTTACTCAGCAGCCTCGTGCGCTACTCTTGAATACGATGGGCTTTGTGTCGGAAAGTGCCGCTATTTTGACGGCAGTATAGGTGGTAACAATGAGTAAGAAAACAACACACACAATACATAACAAGGGTGGTATATTAACCAGCATCAAAAGTGAAACTACAACAACTACTGTAGAGGTTTTCAAACCCGAACAGGGGTGGTTTGATGCTACTTTCATAGAGTTGTTACTACTCATTGACGAGACACCGAGGACAGTTCAACAAATGGTTAAGCACTCACCCGAACTCAGACTTAAAACTCACAATCAAATTAACGCAGTGTTGAAGATGCTTAAAGAGAGAGAAATGATTGTGAGTGATAGAGTGAATAACAAACACACCACATGGCGTAGAACACACTCCTTCAGCAAACACGCAGGTGGTTTCTATTAAACCCGATTTAATCATTGACTCTAACGAGAGAGGCTCTCTCTGTGAATCAATTGAGCGTAGAGCAAAGAAGGAGGGTTTGAATGTTGTTAGGCAACCACTTGTTGTCGGTGACTATCTCTTAGGTGCTGCTTGTGTAGAAGCGAAGAGTGTTACAGACCTATTCCAATCCAGTCATAGTGGTCACTTGTGGCGACAACTGGATAACATGGATGCAAACTACGAGCGCTTCTTTCTTGTAGTGCATGGCTCAATAGCCAAGTATGTAGCATTCGCTAAGACTCAGAATAGAAGACTCACACACAGTAGGGTTCAAAATGAATTGACTGGAACAATTGCTCGTATCATGTCCGACTTTGATTGCCAAGTGTTCTTCACTCCTAATGTTAGCGAAGCCGCTATGTTCATCACTAAACTCCATAACAAGTTACACAAACCAGCCAGTAAACATGGCGCTCAAGCGATTAGAAGAGTCTCTACAAACGATGTTAGAGTAGACATGTTACTCTCTATCCCCGGTGTAGGTGCTGAGTTAGCCGAGCGCTTACTTGGTAAGTGTGGTAACTTAGAGGAGATGTGTTTTCCTGATTCTTTGAAGCAAGTCAAGGGCTTGGGTGACAAGAGAAGGCAGTTGATTGTAGAGGTGCTGACAAGTGAATCACCAGTTCACATTCAACGAACTGTCAGGCGCAAGAGGGGTTCTTAAAGCAGCATCAAAGCACCCCCTATACGGCTATTTCAGCGCCTGATTTTGTGTAAATTATGACACATATCTCTGTGTTGTGCAACATGTCCGTTGTCCTGTCTATACTTGTATGTTTATAGACTGGGTATGCTACGATGGTAAATATACTGTATGGATAATACGACGGACAACTTAGACAATACAAATTGAAGTTGATATATAAAGCAGTAATAGAAGAATAAGATGTGGTAAGATGAGAGAAGCAAGTGACTACTTAGCAGTGAAGAAATATCCCTTCTTTGAGGGGTATGTAGAGAGGTTCAGCCGAACCAGTATTGACAATGATATACCAGCGATGCTTTCATTCTTCTACATTCAAGGACAGATAGCAGCGCCATTTGTTCGTATACCTTGGGATGCGAGCCATCTTGACCCTCGTGTGCATGTCTTTTGGATTCAACCATCAAGAACTGGTAAGTCGGTTGCTTGGGAGTTTGTAGGTGATGTGCTGAAAGACTGTGGACTTCAACAGGACATGTATACTTCAGGCTCAGATGCTGGACTAATCGGTGGTGTCACCAACGAGACAGTCGTGGATGAGAACGGAAAGAAGGAGCAAGTAGCAGTTCAAACAGAAGGTATGCTTGCTGGACAGAAGGCACTCAACTTTGACGAAGGGAGTATCATCCTCAATCCCGGCAAGCACTCACAAGAGACTGTTCTCTATCTTCAATCAGCATGTAACCCGATTGGTAGTAACTCAAACATTCTCGTTAAGCACTTGAGTGGTCGCCGTATTGAGACTGAATCTCTTGTCTCACTGTGGATTACTACTTACCCACCTGCTGGTGTGAAAGAGTATGTCTTGACAAAGGGTATCTTTCAGCGTGTCTTACTCTACTGGTCTGACTGGGACATGGAGAGGCGTATGGGTGTGAGTATGAAGCGTATGGAAAGAGCGTTCACAAAGACACCAAAGCAAAAGTTATCCTACGACGAAATCATTGACTACTTCACTGGTCTACAGAAGCGTCTCCGTGACCGTGTTCTTAACCTAACAGAAATCTCATTCGCTGAGTGGGATGCTATGTCTCGTGAAGAACAAGAAGATTCAGTCCAGTCTGTCATGCACGAGATGTTTGCAGCAGACGACTCGTTCTATGTCGCTACCTATGACTTGGTAGAGGACTTGTATTCTCTCTTAGACGGACTCAACTTCGCAATAGGGAATGTAGTTGCATCATTCATACCTGCTATGGAGAACTACTCAGTTATCCTTGCTACTCACATCGCTATGATGGATGAGGCTTGGGTTATCACTGGTGACCACCTTGACATGGCTAAGGAGATTATCTACGACCTGTTCAAGAATCTAATTCTGTGGCTTGAAGGCGAAGTTGAAGTTGGTGCTAAGCAGAACGAGAAGGCTAACCATGCTAAGAATTGGATGGCTGCATACAATGTTGTCTCTTCGGTTGAACTGGATAAGAAGGGTGAGGGTTGGCGAAAGAAAGCAGCCGTTATCAAGCAGTATTGTGTCAGTGAGCAAGTCACTCGTGGAACTGCGTTCAGTCGCTTCTCAAAGTGGGGTGCTCATCTCTATGATGCTGCTAAAGACAAATCCACTGTATACATTCGTGTGAAGGAGGCATCACCGTGAAGTGCGCCATGTGTAAAAAGGATGGTAAGTTCACGGATAATACCCCTGTAGGGGTCAAATCCTTTTGTAGTGAGAGGTGTTGGGCCGAATATATGGGGTATGAAGTAAGGGCCGAAGGTCACTACGGAATGATTCAAAAGAAAGTAGGATGGTGGGCTTGATGACAGAAGATGACAACAAGCACAATCTCATAGTCAAAATTGAGACAGACGAATACATCTACTGGGAATACAAGGAGGCTTGAACATGAGCGACATAATGGCATTGGATATTGAAACTGGGAACTACTCTTGGGAGATAGGTGGTTGGGATAAGCATAGCCTGTTTGAACCTACAGTGGTTTGCACATGGGATGGAACTGAGGGTCACGCATTCTCTAAGGAGGACATTGAAATGACTAATGCAACTGTCCACCCTCTACACCCTCGCACTCTTGGTGACCATCTACAGAAGCATGTGGATAACGGCGGTAAGATTCTCGGACATAACATTCGCAAGTTTGACCTACCAGTGCTAAATGCTGCACTGGACTGCTGGACTGCTGGTGATTTGATGTCCAAGAGTGAGAGTATCATTGATACCAAACTCTTGATTGATAAAGCAGCATTAGGTGTGGGTAAAGTCCACACCACACTTGACACTCTCGCTCGCACTACTCTTGACTTGTCAAAGAGTATGCAGAGCAGTGATGCTCCCGTCGCATGGCGGGAGGGTAAATATCTTGAGGTGGCCGACTACTGCCTCAAAGATTGCCAATTGACCTACGACCTCTACATGTATGGCGTAGACAATGGTATAGTGAAGAGCCGTAACATGGAGAATGGTTCTATAGTTGAAATTGAGGTAGATTGGAATGAGTGATAATAATACGACACAGAGGCTAAACATAGAAGCAGTCAAGCGAATCGCTGAGACTGTAAGAACGACACTTGGGCCATTAGGTATGGACAAGATGATGGTAGACGGTGGTGGTAATGTTATCGTAACAAACGACGGCGCTACTATCCTACGAGAAGTAGACACCGCACACCCCGCTGCTAAGATGGTAGTTGAAGTATCAAAGATGCAAGAAGCAAATGCATACGATGGAACGACCAGCACAGTTGTGCTTGCCAGCCAACTGCTATCCAACTCCGAAGGTTTGTTTGCTAAGGGCTTGCACCCTAATGTCATCAACAAAGGTTACACTCACGCACGAAACATGGCCGTTGAATACTTGGAAGAAATGCCTGACGCTGTAGGTAACCACGAAGATTATGATATGAATGTATACCTTAGAGCGATAGCAAGAACCGCTATCACTGGTAAATCACTTGAAGCATCGGAGGACAGAGTTGCTCAGTTGTGTGTTGAAACCATTGAAGCAGTCGGTGACGCTCGTGAAGTTAAGACTCTCGCTGCTCCCGGTGGCTCTCTATCTGACTCCTACTTGTTCCGAGGTGTGGTTCTCAATAAGGACTTCATCGGGGGAGGAGATGAGTTCAACAACTGGTCAAACGACGACGGGGTAGAACTTCTACTCATCAACGGTGGGCTGACTGAAACCAAAGGGACTGAGAATGTTTCCGTTCAAGTTCAAGACGCTAACTCATACAGTCAAGTTCAGGCCATGGGTAGAGACAAACTACTCGCATCGGCTAAGGCCGTGGTTAGTAGTGGTGCTAATGTGGTAGTATGTAGAGACTCTATTCATGATACTGCTATCGCTTATCTACGCAAACAAGGTATCTCTGTTGTGCAGCGTGTTCCTGAGAGCACTATGCGCCGTCTTGCTAATGAGATAAGTGCTCCTATTCACATGTTCCCTGATGCTTCATCAACAACAGGGAGTGTTTTCATCAGTAGAAACACATACAACGATATTTCGTATCTATTCATGCACTCACAGAACAAAGAAGCCACACTGATTCTACTCGGTGCTACTCAATCCACACTTGATGAAATCCAGCGTGGCTTTGATGATGCGCTCGGTGTCGTCTCTCTAATCAAGAACGGTGACTCGGTAAGATTCGGTGGAGGTTCTACTTACCTCGCTATTGCTATGCATCTACGAGAGCAAGCATCTACCGTTGGTGGTAGAGCGCAAATGGCAATTGAAGCCTTCGCTGATGCCCTTGAAATCATTCCAGCAACTATCGCTGAGAATGCAGGGTTTGACGCTCTTGATACAGTCTTAGAGATGAGACACAAGAGAGCCAATCATCAAACTGATGGTAAGTTCTACGGCCCTGATGTAGAAAACGGAGGGGTTAAGTCCATGACCGGAGTATTTGAACCAACATCGCTTATTCGCAGTGCCATCAGTGGTGCTACAGAAGTTGCTAACGCTATCCTACGAATTGATGATGTCATTGGTCGTAGGGGTTCTGAGTGATATGCAAGCAATCATTGAGCATAACGATGATAAAGTGATTGTAAATCTCACAGACTCACATCTTGAATGGTGTAGAGAACATGCGAAAAACACTGTTGCTTATCATAATCAAAACGGTGTTGGTGAATACGCTCATAATAGACTCATGGGCGCTATTGTAGGAGCGAGATGTGAGGTCGCCGTAGAGTGTTTCTTGACCCGCCTATACCAAAAATTAGATACTAATTTCAAAGAGGATATTTCAAATACGGATATTACTTTGAAAGGTAAAGGTGTAGAAGTTAAGGGTCTTAGAGGAGACGATTGGGATAATCTAAAGCGAATGATTCCGCCTAAGCAATTAAAGAAATATATTGAAAACGAGGTCTTGGTAGTATGGGCTACAACTGAACCCAATAACACTGTCATGATTAGGGGTTGGAATTACCCATTAGACCTTGAGGAACATGGTATAATGACCACTACAATATGTGATAACATTTGGTTGAGAGATGATAAACTGATGCGCCCAATAGACACTTTGGGAGATGTATTACATGGGTAGACTGTTAGACAAGATGACAGTCAAGTGTAGGGCTTGCCTACACGAGCACATACCCCGTAGACTACAAGCACGCTACCTTGATGGTAAGCGTGAGCGTTTGAGCCTATGGTGCTGCAAAGAGTGCGGTCACATTTGGCAAGACGGCGTGTTCACTCGTCAAGCAAAATGAACATCGGCTTTTCTTCAGGTATCGTAACCAACCACATGGTAACAAAACCAGCGATAAAAGAGAGAGCAAACCATATCCACAAACTCATTCTATCACATCAGTTGAATACCACTTGAACATAACAAGAACCTACTTTCAAAGTTGAACCTCCTATCGGCGGAGATATTACAGCCGATGAGAAGTTCCCTGTTTTTGAATGACCTGTTATTTTGAACTCTAAGATGATTCTATCACCTGCTGTCACCGGGTCAAATTGAAGTTGCACTTGTCCTAAAGGAACTTGAGCAGGGGGCGCACCATTTATTCTTGATATAACAACGCCGTTTGGGTTGTGAACCATCGCAACATCAACGAACTCACCACCACCAAAAGCACCTGTTGAATTATCATTCCCTATACGGAAAATAAGTTGCACATCACCGTTAGCGGGAGCGTTTTGCGTAAAGATAACACCGGGTTGCATAGGGTTGCCTCCACCACCCACAATAGCCCCGTTGATGGGCGTTTCACCTTGAATCACCGTAGCAACAAAATCAGCAATTTCAACTTCGGGCGCACCTTGAGAGTTTATGTTTACACCTGCGGCGTTTGTTATTTGAAGAAACCCTGCCGCATCAAACGATTCTCTCAACAGCACACTCGCATGTAAATGATTCCCAGCGGGGTTTAGACCTAATGCCATACAACCTATGTCACCTGCGCCGGAAACAGTAGGGTATGTGCCTGTTGATGGCGCACCACCACCACCGCCGCCACCTGCTGCACGCTTCTTCTTGTCTTTCATAGAAGTGCCTTTTGCCATGGCTGTCATTCCCCACATAGTATCACAATCCTATTCCATACCAACCTGTTCCTAAGCCTGTGTAAATTAAAGTGACAGCCTCATGCGCCGGGAGCGAACCATTCGTAGCCGCACCGTTCAAGTTTTGACCACCAAAACCGCTTCTATCAATTGTAATCGCTCCCGTTGAAGGCGCATTGACATTGATGATAACATAGGTATCTCCATCCATAGCCGCACCGGGGTCGGGTAAATTGACTGTTTGACCACCGGGGCATAACACAATCACTCCCGCTTGACCTACTCTATCAAGGTTAAGAGTCGCAACGGGAACGGGTAGAACAACGCTTCTTGATGCTCTAAAGGTCGCCGTAGTTGCTAATGTTATTGTAGAATTGGCTTGGACAGCAGCAACCGCACCTGCTGCATCAACAAGCCCTGCTATTGAAGGAACACCGCTTGTCAAAGCAACAGTGCCTGTAGCGTTTGGTAGAGTGATTGTTCTATCAGCAGTGGGGTTCGTTACAGTTAGTGTAGTCTCAAAGTTTCCTACAGCCGTAGAACCTTCAAAAGTCAAATCAACATCAACGCCGAGATTGACATTCGTATCAATGAGCACTCGCTCAGTTCCGTCTGTGTGCATGGATATAGTATCAGCATCCGATGAAGTCTCAACATCTATTTTTGTATCGGAGTCAGCATCTGATATGCTTGAGCCACCACCACCGCCACCGCCCAATGCTGCTATAGAAGAAGCAGTAACAGTCTTGACTGCGTTACCGTCATCTGTATCTTGAATCAGCACCTTGTCGTTAGCAGCGAGTGTTGCTCCTGTGTAAGCATGTCCAGTGATAGCAGCATTAACATTCGTTGCATCAGTGACATCAGCAGCAGTCTCTATGTTTGTTAGTTTAGTGCGCTCAGCACCGCTGATGATAATACCTGAACCTACTCCTGTTACATCGCTTAAATCAGCAACGCTTGATGCTGAGTTAAGAACTGTGTTTGCTCCATGTTTCAAAGCGTTAGACGCACCACTGTCCATCCAAAGCGTGTTAGCAGCAGTTACACCGGGGTTCGCAGCAACTGGTGTGATTTGAAGCCCACCTGAGCCAATCAATCCTGTGATTGTGAGTTTACCAGTAACAGTGAGTGTAGAAGTCCCAGTAGTCCAAAACAACTTAGCATCACTTGAGTGGTTACCAGCACCGTCAGAAAACTGAACTAAGCCAGCAATACCACTTGCGTTTGTAGTTGAAGTTGCGCTGACCATGACCTTTTTCCAAGCAGTTCCGTTGTATACAAATAAAGCAGCATCGCCAGCAGTCAAAGCAGCACCCAACCCGCCTTGGTCAAAGGTTACAGCACTACCACTTGGCACACTGACAATGACCGTATGACCGGGCGGGAATGTTCCCGCTGGATTGAGGTTAATCGCACCACCTGCGTTGCATTCAAACACTTGAGCCTCATCAAAGTCAAAGGTTTGAGGGGTTGATATTCCTGTAATTGTTTTAATGCGATTCGGCCCAAGCAAATGTGTGTGGCGATTTGAACCATCCTTAGCGCTGAAGTAGAGGTTTGGTAACCCGTCATCTTCGTTATACGACATCCATAACACACCGTTAGCACCAAAGTCTCCATGTTCTCCACTACCGTGTATTTGCTCCAAAGCAGTATGTGTGTTCAAATGGCTTGTTGAACCAACATTCCCATCAGTTACGGGTGATAGATAGAAAGGCGATGGGCGAATGAATACACGCTTGTCGTTAATTTCCGATAGCGTGAGTTTAAGGTCATTCGCAGCAGCAGCACTACCGTTGAATACAGCCCTAATTGTAGCAAGAACAATTGTTTGTTTGTTTTGAGCACTACTAACACCTCCCATTTTCAAGTAAGAGTCAGCGATACTACCAGCAAGAGAAGCATAAACACCGGGCGCAGTAGTCACTACATTAGATTGAACGAACTTAGCACCTTCTGATGTTGCTATAATAGCGAAGAGACATTCTTTACCGCTTGTTAAAACAGTCGTGCTTGTTCCTGTGAGTTTATCACCACCGCTGGTAAGGTTGATAGTGACATCGCCACCTGAGCCGTTGTCAATGTTGTAAGGCACTCCGTCAAGAATGACACTACAAGCCTTGATTATAACTTGGTGAGCAACACTACTACTGATTGCACCGGGTAGATTGGCGGGGGTGATACGGTCACCAGTAGGGCTACCATACGCTGTATCATACGGGTTGAGCACACCGTTACCGTGTAACCCTTCGTAGATGTTAGTCAATGAAGGTGATATGATGTGGTCACCGTCTCTTAGCCCATCGTTTGTTCCCGCTGTATGCCCTGATATTGGATTGTCACCCATTATTTCACCTCAATTAGTATCTGTATTCGTATCTCGTTTGATGTTGTTTTATTAAACGATGCGATTGTGTGACGAGCAATTGGTATTGTGCTAAGTGCTCCTCTAAACTGTATGAAAACCTCCTTTAGATTCTCATTAAAAGACTCTGTGGCTGGTATGAACCCTTCAACTAAGAGTGCTGAATCACTCACTATACGAGTAGTAGGATTGATAATTTGTGCAGGTCTACCAGCAGCGCCGTCACTTTTCGTAGCAGGGCTACCGTCAAAACCGACAACCATCTCATTGATGTTGTTAGCAATAGTATCAATGAGTAACCGTCTTACATGATTTGATACTGGCATTTAATCACCCCTCTGTGTTATCTTTGCTGTTTTGCTACCGCCGACTGTTTCACCAGTAGCAGCACCGACCACACCTCTACCCATGCCTCTCCCTATGATGAAACCATCGCCTGAAGTTCCGTGTCCTTGGACTTCTGTTATGATTACTGATATGATTTCTATGTCACCAAACAAGGCCATATTTTTCTCAACAATTTGTTGTATGGTATCTTCTTGCGCCCCTGTGTTCTTAGTGCCTTGGAGAATGCCCTGTAAGACCCCTTCTACCCCGCTTTCTACGCTAAGGAAAACAAGGTCAGTTGCGTTTTGAGCCATTCTATGTCTCACTTCAATGAGAATCTTACGCTCACCGTTGTATTCAATCACCATACCGGGTCGCAAATCCCACGCATTAGGGTGACCAGCGCTTGTTAAATTACCAAGCATGACTGCGTTTGCCTTGAGAATGTTACGACCTATCTCCCTTGCTTGCTCGTTACTACGAACAGTGAAGTCACCAACTACTTGTGGTTCTTCTAACACATCTCCACTTGTTTGTTTTTCAGAGTTGTTTACTTCGGCAAATGCAGTGTCGTTCACAGCAGTGGGTAACCCTTCTACAATCACTCTGTTAGAAATGTTCTCAATTGGATTTGATACGGCTGGCCCAGTGCGTGCGTTATGGTCTATGAATCTACTACCTTCTTCAAATTGGAACGGAACATAAAGAAGATTACCAAATCTGTCAAAGTGAATCACTCTACCATCGTGTCTACTGATAAAGCGCAAAGCGTCTACCAAAGTGATGCCGTGAAAATCAGCACCGAGGAATGCGTGGCTATGTCTTCTCCTGTCTACCTCTGAGTTACTTGCGCTCATTGGTAAGGCGATATTCACTGATGTCAAAGAGTCAGCAATATCTCTACTCAAACGAATAGCCAAGTCCGTGGTTCTTAAGCCAGCATCAATTGGGTGTCCTATGTGTCCTTGAGTAGCAGAGAATCCAAGTTTTTCAAATGACTTTGATTTGGTATTCTTCACAGCGAAAGTAGTCCCTACTCCACTGTTCATCACTGATGACGGGCGAAGCCTTTCGTGTGTAGCGTTTTTAGCATACAACAGAACTGGTTTATTCTTATTCGCATCGCTTGTGATTGCCGACCCCATATAAACTACAGAGCCTTGATAGTTACTACCATGGGTTTGAGGTTGCTTGAGTATCATACTGTCTTGTAACTCAGTAATGTCGTAAGCACGAGAAGTAGCAACACCGTAAGTTGCAGTCTTGCGCTGTTTTACAGTGACCTTGTTTAGCACATCGCTTTGTGCAGTATACTCACCAAGGTAGAGTGCATTATCTACGAACTTAGGTTTACGAATAGATTTCATAATCACCGGGTTATCAGTGCTGACTCGTCTGTAACTAAGAAGCGGCATCATGCATCACCACTGTGGTCTGATGTATTAAACGACACATCTTCTTTATGCCCCTTACCGTGAAGCGATTGACTAAACCTTGGTTTCACTGTGTAGTCTTTACCTTGACCAGTTCTTCTTGGAGCATCACTTCTGTAATGTTGCAGTGTGTTTTCGCTGATAACCAGTCTCGTTACACTTGACTTGAGTGTTGTTTTATCAAACCCAGTAACCTCAGTTCCCGGTAGTTTTGGCCCTTTAGATGTAGGGACTGTATCGCTACTGGACTCAATAAGGTAAACTGGTTGATATGGTGCTGATGTGTTAGGGTTAGTAGCACGCATGTATGAGCCGCTTGCAGCACGACCACTCGGAGTTTCGTAAGTATATAGTCCGTATTTACCACCAGCGGTTGCTGTGTAAGCAGTGCTACCAAACTGTTTACTCCCGCTGTGTAACGCCAGTTGAGGTCTAAACACAGCGATGTGTTGATTGTCAAGCAAACGAACAGGGCGAACAAGGAACTTAACAGCGTCATCAGTTTTGTTTGTTTGAGCCGAGGTTGGGTTAAGAGTGGTCGTTTGATATGGATTGCTTGTCTTGTTTGACCCAAGAGTTCCACTCCTACCCCATCCTAAGTCGTTAAACGGATTAGCAAAACTACGACATTCTAAGATGTAGTTACCACCCATGGGTTTGAAGTTACTCGTATGGCTAAACCGCATAACACCACCATGAGGTTGAGCAGCAAAGGATAGTGATGTTAGGTCGTAATCACCAAGAGTTTGAGAGCCTGACTGCATACCACCATGTAGAATCACACGCTGACCTACACCTCTGTTAGTGTGCAGACTGTGCGCTTCTGAGTTGATAGCAACCATGTTACTATCGCTACCAGTTAGCGACTCAAGCGTTTCTCCATCTATACCAATTCTTGGTGAAGACCGTGAGATAGCATCCTTATGCACCGATACTCCGCTAACTGTCTCTACTTTATCACTCACAGTGGCTTCGGGCTTTAACAAACCGTCTTCGTCAATTTCTAATCGGCTACTGATACCTCTAACGATTTCAGTAGGTTGGAGTGCGTCGTCTCTTGGGCGTATCAAACCTTCACCAAATGTAGGCTCTGCCGTGTTACCTGAAAGCACTACACCTGCATTTTCGTATACAGCGCTTAGTTCAACAAGAATGTCTTCATTAAATTGAGTAGGGTATCTCACACCACGACCATTACCCATATCACCCACACGCAAAGCATTGGTAGGAGCAAACACATCTACAAGTAAACTGCCTTTGTTGTTGTTACCAGTGTTTTTACGACCACCGAATCTTGGTATCGTAGCGGTAGGAGAAGTCAAAACATCACCCGTTGATGTATCTGAGTCAGCAGCGATACCTTTTAGATTAAAGATAGGTTTGTTATTATTCCATATTCGTGCGTATGGAGTTCTACTGTTGGTTCTGTCATATTCATAGACATCCCCAGCATCCCAAGAAGGGTTGATACCAAAACTGCGAACAGGCATACGCCTAACATCTTCACCACGAGTGTTACCCCACCAGTCCACGAGGTAATACGAAACTGCATCTTTGTAATCACTTAGACCCTTACCAGCAGAGTCTCCCCACCAGTCTCTGATGACAGTAGAAGCGTTACGAATAGTGCGTATAGCACATCCAAATCCTCTTGTCATTCTTCGCCCATCGCTGTAACGAACTTGATTCTCGTATTTGTCTGCGTTTAGCATACCAGCAGCGGTAGTATGACGCTCAAGAATACCAACATAGGTTGTGGGTAATTCCTTTGTGCCTTGTCCCGGCTGCGCCCCAGCGTAAATCCAATTTTGTGATTCGTATTCTACAAGAGGCCCAGCCTTGTAACCAACTGCGAAGTCGCTCGCCCCATTATGAGTAGCATGTTCTTGGTATGCTCGCATACCATAGTGACCCCATTGAGGTCTGTTCCACGGTTGTCTTAGACCGAAACGATAACCGAATGGATATGGTCTTGTAGAACTTAAAGCAGCAGTCCCTATCCCACCTGATGCTGCATAATTAGCAGGGGTGCTATCGTCATCGGAATCAACCCATTGAGTAGCACCAGCGTGAGCGTAACTCTGTGGTAAATGCCACGCTGCCGATGTCATAGCATACCCATCTAAACGGCTTACCAAAGGCCCACCACGACTACCGCAAGGCCAAAAGTTAGTGAGCATGGCGCTTGTCCCGCCTTGTGCTGAAAAGTTACTCATAGCATGGATATTAGCAGCAGTGTCAATGATACCTTTACCTCGGACATACACCTTGTTAGTAGCAGCACCAACAGGTATGTTCGTCTCAAGTATTTTTGTGAATAGTGTTATTGTGTTTGTTGAAACAATGTTTACTTTACCAAGAACTCGGCCTTCGCTGTAGATAATCTCACCTTGAGCAACACCAGTAACTGTCTGAGACATTGTTATCACTGTAGGAGTAGCACCGTTGTGACTCGCTATGTAACCCGGTAATGGTTCAGGGGGGACAGGTGTTTTCATCTTCAAAGCAAACGGCCCATGACTCGCTGCGTAGTTTACTTCGTGGTAGTGAATTGTTTCAAAATGTTGAGGCATACTGTTGTATGCTGCTTTGTTTACTGCTCTGTCAGCGGTGTGATTTACATTATCAGTAATCCATGTTCTACTCGCATCGGAATAGAAAGTATGTGGTCTACCCAAATTAGGACTCCAAGCACATAGGTATGCATCGCCTAAGAACAGGCTGTTAGTGTCTCGTGTTCCGGGTAGAGTCTGTCCAAGATTCTTAGTCAAGATACTCTCGCTGTCTTTGTTGAATAAGTCGCTCATTGGTTTTGTAGAGTATGGTTTGGACAAAGTGAGTTTTGTCCCGTCAGGAATAGTGGCGTTTGCTGGGAGATGGAAAATATCAGGCTCATTCATAGTTGCCGAACTATGAGTCAAACCTTGCCGGGTTGTGTAACTAAACGATACAGTTTCCCCCGATGCATCGTCAATATACTGTAGTTTTTGATTGTAATACGGTATTTCAGGGAACAGTGAAGCATCATCAACTTGTATAGCATTTGTAGAAGAGTGTGTCCCTACAACTTTACAAGTCGGGGTTAGGCTAACATTCTCCATAATCTTAGAGTAGATGTCGGGGTAGATGCTTGGGTAGCCAGCGAGAGTAAGTTGAGCAGCGACTGCTCCATAACTTGCTCGGCAAAACTCGTAGTAATTATCAATACGATACAGAGCGAGATGTCTAAATCCTACAGAACTTGGTTCATTCGGTGTGTCTTTGTGCATAATACTCCACCAAGGAATGCTTGTAGTATGCCCCGGTGTAGCGTCTTTGAATGTAATTTCAGATGTAGTAGGATGGTATGGGTGACCTCTACGAGTAAACGAAGGACTTTCGCTACCCTGAACTCCAAGGGGGTTATAAAGCAGCATCGGTGGGACATTGGTGAACTGGCTACCGTGGTCAGGCTCGTGGTCAAGAATCACTTCGTTGAGGAATATCTCACAACCCCTTACATCAGCAATTGTTGCTTCTGCTAAGACGAGTGTTACTGCTCCTACATTTGCAGCATTTGTTAGTGATGCGTGTCGTTCTTCGTCATATTTTATACCCACGACGAGATTGACTTGCTGAGCAGTAAGAGCAGAGACATTGTTTGCGGGAGTAGAATCCGGTAGAGTAGTTACTGAAGAGTTATTCAAATGGAAACCAGCGACTTGATGAGGGCGAAGGTTTGGTTGAATAACAATTTGATATGCTCCTACTTCGGCAGGGTCGGGGAAATGATTAGTCTGAGTGTAGTTAGCAGCGGCCTCAAGGACAATGGAATGACCACCAGCCTTGTTTATGCCCCCAGCATCACCTTTTGATGCGAGTATACCGTAACCATCATACTTGATTTTAGTCTCAAACATCAGAGTAAATCCTCCACCGTGAATATCACTTGGCCCTGATGGGTTAGCAGTTAGCGAACCAACTCTCAATGATGGGTTAAGAGGGAAAATACGCTTAGTTACAGCGGAACTAACTGTTGTTTGATTGTTCGTTGTCCCGTCTACTTCTTCAAGATGAGTAGCCAGTGTCGTATAATCTTCATCACGCAACTTAGCAAGTTTGTCAGAGTTACTCCTTTCGTAAAGCCCTTGATACGAAGGGTGCGCCCAATGACCCGGCATCATAGGCATAGTAGCATTGACGAAGTGATGACCCATACGAGGTATAGGCATAGGAGTGAGTTGTGGTCTACTGTATCTTGAGTGAATAGTCGTTTGTGAATCACCAGTAAAGTATTCTGTGTGAGCCATATCAGGACTGTTACCACTCACTTCAGCGTGGTCACGCAAACGGCGTGCTGCAAATATGCGAGTGCTACCAGCAGGGACATAGTATGATGGAGTGATGGTGAGAGTAGTGTTAGCATTGTCGGCAAGGAATTGAGCAGTGTCAATATCCCCAACTACTCCAGTAAATGTAGCGCCGACAATATCAAGATATGAAACGACAACGCTTTCACCTGCTGGGTTTGCTATACGGAGGAATCTACGACGCTTACCACTACCCTCATCAAGAACTTCTTGAGTCCCAAACCCAGCATCAAATATACACGCAGTAGGCGTAGGGGATGCAGCATCATCTCTAAGGACAATTGTAGTATTAGCAGTCAAAGTTGTGCCTACTAAACTACTGAATGTGTAAGGTTGATTGACTACACCAGCGGCGTGAGTGTAAGTCGTAGGGAACTTCTCTGTGTGAGTGTGACCCATCTTAGTAATATGAAAATACAACGCCCTGTCTTGTTGCTCGTATGAACTACGAAGTGTGTTGTTAGCAGTTCCTTCTACCCAACCGTCACGAGTAGAATCAGGGAATGATTCTCCTTGAGATATGTGCTCCCATCCAACTTCGTTCATTGTTGGCCCTTTTCTTGGCCCTTTTATCACATTGTCAAAGAGGTGACCGAGGTGTGTTGCACCCAAGTCGGGGTGAATCATACCACCGTCTCCTATGGTTTCGTTTTGATAGGCTTGAATAGAGTCAAATCCACTGCGAATCAATATGTTACCGGGGATGCTATCGGGGTCAGGTAGTTGAATCTCAAGGTTAGGCCCAAATCCGCTGTTTGCTGGTGTTGGTTGTAGACCACTTGCTGAACGCTTTGATGCTGGTCTATATGCTCGTATGACAACACCTAACGGTGAGCCACCTTCTAAAGTATGGATTTGCCCTGTGTCATCTACTACTGTGATGTCTTCAAACTGAATGTCTTCGTTAGGAATCTCTAACACACCATGCAAGGCGATAGGATGCTCTTTTGCTAACTGAGGATGAGCAATCTCTTGAGCCTGTAGAATAGGCATCATAGCGGAGTTTGTTGTTTCAAAAGAGAACCTGACATTCCCATAGAGTTTCTCACCCATTGTGTGGGCGTTATCACCTACTACACGAGTTACCCACGGCACTGCGCCTAAACCACGAGCGTTAGACGCAGGTAAAGTGAGACTACCACCATCCATTCTTTTCCAAACTACATGTTCGGTGCTGAAGTTTTTGTGAGGACTACGCTTCAATACATCGTAAGCATTGACATCACCAGCCCAAAATATCTGCGACTGCGTATCGTTAGTAGTCATAGTTCCACTTGGATTCGGGCTACTTGTAATAAAATCAGTAGAAAGGTTACGCTTACCTATGTCTGATTCGTGATTTACAATTCCTACATTTTTATCAATGTCAAAGAACAAGTCACCTATCTCAGCACGACATGGCTCAGCGTTAGACAAAGCCGTATCTGCTGAAATTGAGCCGTGTAATTGTATTTGAGCATTGAAAGGAGCAGCATCTAATCCTCCATCTGCTGCATAATTAGCCACAGTAGGGAGAGATGTATTATCAACAATCAAAGCCTCAATGTTTGGCCCTGCGTTTGCTGGTGCGATAAAGCGGTCTTGATTGTGAAATCTTTCATCCCACTGTGTTGTTCCTCCAGCGAGAAGATAGTCACCAGTAGTCGTGTATGAGTTTCTATCCTTTCTTGCTATCAGGCTAAGTTCGCCTTCATGTGCTACCACTAATAGAGAACGGGCGTATGTTCCTTGTGGGTTTACAAGTTCTTTCTGTAACTCAGGTGTATTCCTCATTGTTGGTGGATTGTTATACTGAGCACCATCAGCCCATCCTACAACATAAGTTCCGAATCCAACTGAGTCATCAGCACCCCAAGAAGGAATGTCTGACTCCCCATCATCAGCGCTTGGAAAATTAGTAAGACTGCGACCCGGAATATCCGTAGGAGGCATACTCTCAGGAGAGTTTGGTAACGGTGTAATATGTGGTAAGTGAGAAAGAATAGTAGCACAGGATGACGACCCACCGTAAGGAGAGAAACCTAACATTGAGTGCCATGCACCAAGCCCTGCACTGAAACTTGTAGTTCCACCTCCAGTCACTTGTAAAGAATTAAGATGTGAATAACGCTCACCATGCCATCCTACAACACCTACTGGTTTTGTTCTGTCTATAGCGTCAGC